CTTTTTTTTTTTGAGATGGAAGTTATTCTACAGTAAAATCTGTATTCGTAAATACCATGTTCTTGCTCTCTTCCAAGGGGTCTTGACTTACATAGACAATCAATTTCTCAATGTCGAGATATGGCAAGGAACGTCGATCATACAACACTTCGCCATTGTAGACAACACGTTGAATAGTCGGTGTGGTTTGTCCTTCAGCAAGAGGCCAAATAACCTGACCGTTGAATAGAACGCGACGGACGGCCTCGCCGGACAGCAAACGCCGTCCGTTGAGTACCAAATCCGTTATCTTTCTATTGGCCATTATTCTTCGGGTTTTACTTCAATGTATAAGATGTTGTCTTGTTGAGAGGGTGCGTTCTCGGTGATTTCTACACCGCGAACTGAAACAGAACGAACGGTTTTGGCATTGATCGCGCTTTGAAATTGCTGTTCTTCCTCATCGAAGATTTGTTCCGTTCGCGCCAACTTGCCGTCAGCTGCCTTATTATGAAGAAGGCCATATATATCGATCTCTGCCATAACACTTATGCAATTACGCCGTTAAACGTACCTTCAGCGAAGGGACCTGCGCTGCGGTAACACTTGTAGTCTCCTTTGCCGTCAACGGCAACCGTAACCGGAGCGGCCATCGGTACGTCGAAGCCTCCCGACTTCACGCTGTTGATGGTCATCGTTGAAGGTACACACAGCCAGAGGTATTCGTTGGCGCCAACCTCGACTGTTACGTTGCCGGCAGGCGAAGACTTGATGGGCTGCTTGGTCAGCGCCAGTACGTCAGCCGAAACCAGAGCATCCTTGACCGACGCGCCAAAGTACATCGGATAGTAAGCATTCACCGTCACCGAAGCCGTCTTGGTAATACCCTTGATGACCGCAGTCATGGAGTAGGCTTGAGTGTCGGAAACGTTATCGCCGATTGTCTTGAGGGTCTTATCGGTAGTAAGAACCGTAGACCCCTTTTTGACCTCGATGGAATCAGGCGTGACTTCCTGATTGTTGAACTTCGTAGACCAGTTCAGCGTCACGGCAGTTTCAACGCCCTTTTCGAACGACGCCGGAGTACGACTCATCGTAAGGGCCGTATACTGGGTGAACAGGATTTGGTTAATTTCATCGACGTCGGCTTGAGAAGCGGCGCCAATATTCTCTCGCGCTTGGAGTTTTTCAGCGTCTTGAAGCGTTTGAGCCTTGTCGTAGAGAACCGCACCTGTTCCAGCGGCAAACAGGTTGGAGTGGTTCAAGCGCGTAAGCGCCGTGGGTACAGAATCGCCTCCGCTTTCGTCGATCGTGATTTCGTACTCGGCGACATCGCCATTAGCGCGTATCACGGTGAACTTTTTGCCGTTGTCGGTGCTGGCCCATGAAATGACTGCGCTGAATACCCGGCCTGAATCGTCAGGATCGCTGTTATTCGTGTAAAACCAGAACACTTGGTTCGTGAGTTCAGAGACGATGGTGTCTTGGAATTTGATCAACTTCACCAAGAAGTTGTACATGTCGCTGTTGACGGCGATATCGTATTGTGAAAGATCGTCGCCGCCCGTGCCTGCGTTCATCGGCACCAGCGCCTCCATCATCGGCATTACGAAATTGTCCGAAAGCGTCTTGAGCGCTTCCTCGTCGGCGGCACCGATGTTTGCTCGCGCTTGCGTTTTCTGTGCAGTCGAGAGCGTTTGCGCGCTTGTGTGTACAGCCGAGTAATCGATGTAATGCGAAGAAGCAGGGGCCGTCAGAATCTTCGTAACTTCGTTGTAAGTAATTCTGACGAAAGAGTCAGCGATATAAGGCGCATTGAAATAGCGAATTTCGTTCGTCGACGTGGAGAAAGTGAGAATCATCCCTGTGTAAACGGAGGCTCCTGTGTACATTTGAGGGACGATGATAAGTTTAGCAGCCATGATAGCGGCATGAACTTCGTCGCTTACAGGCACACCAAACTGAAAATCGTCAGGGAGCTGATAGGTATTGGCAATGGTTGGCTTGTTGAGGATGTCATCCCATGTCACCGAACCGCCGCCAGATCCTCCAAACGAAGCCCAAGCGCCGTCGATCCACATCGAAGGATCGTAAACCACCGGATCGCTTCCTTCGCGCTTGACGAGATAGATTTTGTTAGCTTCGCCCGTTTCAGGCAGCGACGCTACAACCTCGCTCGACGTAGCGTTCTGAAGCGATTCAGGCAGCAGGTTGATAGGCAGTTTCCCGTCTTCACCAAGTTGAGGGGTTTTGGCGTTGATGTCGGACTGGAACTTTTGCAGCGTCTCGTCCCAGATTTGGCCCGTGAAAGCGAGTTTACCGTCGGCAGTCTTCGCGAACAGCAAGCCATAAATGTTGATGTATTCTCCCATGATACTTTGTAATTATGATATAACACCGATAAATTCACCCGTTGCAAACTGGTTGGCACTTCGATAGCAGTTATAACTGCTTCCACTGACCAAAACCTCCACAGCAGGCTTCATAGGTACAGTGAAACCGCTGGATGAAACGCCGCGAATGGTCATTGGCGCAGGTACGCACACCCAAAGATATGCCACCTCGCTGAACATCACCTCAATATCGCCCGCAGCGCTTCCTTCGATTTCACGCTTCGAAAGAGCCAGTACATCGTCTTCAGCGAGTGTGTCCTTCGGATTGGCTCCGTAGTACATAGCGGAATTCGATTCAACGACGATTTCAGCCGTTTTTGCGACGCCTTTTATCACAGCCGATACCGTGTATCGTGCGGCAGTAGATACGTGGTCTACAACGCTCTTAAGCGATACGTCGGTCGTAAGTACCGTGTCGCCGCGTTTTACCGTGAGCGAATCGGGTGTTACTTCCTGACCATCGTACTGCGTAGACCAGCTGACAGTCACGTCGGTCGGTACGCCGTCAGCGATATGAGTCGGAACCACAGCCGCCGTCAGCGTAGCCTTTTGACCGAACAACACCTCTTCGATTGCGTTGAGGCGACCGTCGGTAGTGTTCTTGTAGTTGTTGAATATTTCCGTTGAAACCAACCCCAGCATTTCAGCCGTAAGATCACCTTTGATCGTAACACCGTTAATAGTAGGGAGGTTGTTAAGTTGGTTATAATCCGTCGTACCGCCGCCACCGCCAATAACGGGGATCATAACGGCTTGTAACTGCCAGTAGTTGGTATTCCAGAACAGCGTGACGAACGCCACATGGGCGGTGTCAGTCGTCACCGTTATAGGGTTCAGCTGGGCATCGACGAACTTCTTGTACGCGATGGTGGAATTGACTCCCACCTGAGACAAGTATGCCACGCGGGCCGAAGGCGGTTCGATAGGGTCCGTATCAGCGTCAGCGATACCGACGATAGACGTACTCATCGACGTCTCCAGTTCCTGAACGTAGTCCAGCAGCGCCAACTCGTAGTTTTGCTGGTTGGGAACCTGTACTTTGGTCCCCTCAGGCCGTTCTTCGAGGGTCGAAAGGATGAGTTTCCGGACGTCGTTATAAGAAAGTGGCATAGGACTATGAATATTCTTGTTCGTTATACTCGTCGCTGTATTCGCGAGTGTCAACAAGGTTATAATTGACGACAAGAGAAATACGTTCCAGAGTTTCTTCTTTGACCTTTGCGTCGTACTCTTCGAAGAGTTGGTCACAGGTCTTGTGAGCCGTTTCTTTGATAGTACGCTTGATCCACAGTCCGACGCACTGGTCAGTGTTCATAGTTTCAGCCAGCAACAGCGTGTTGTTGATGGCGTTGCGGAAGTCGCCGTCGAATTCTAAGCGGATGCGGCCGTCTTCTTCAGCCATAACGCTTACGGGGAACGGGTCGATGGCTTCGTAGTCCTTACGCTCGATGCGGAAGACCTTTTCGCTCACGTAAACCACCTGCCATACCGAACTGCCTTCGAACGCCGCCTTAACGGCATTGAACGTTCCCTCGTAGTCGGCAGTTTTAGGCGATTTGACGACGATATTGAACGGCTCTAATACAAACTCCTCACCCACGGCTGCAGGCGAAACTATGGTCACCTGAACGCCTGCGCGGCGAAAGTCGGCGTTGTAGAATTTGGCGTTGATGGGCAGCGAGTACCGATTGCGGAGCGATTCCATCTGGAGGTCTTTCACCGCCACGGCGGCTACCTCAAACTGACAAAGGTCATCGTCAGCACCAACGATCTTGATTTCGACGTCCGAAACCTGCTGTCCGGCCTTGTTGATGAGGGCGAACGCCATGCATTCAGTCGGGCGGTTCTGAAGCGTGAGCAGCGACACCTGATCGAACAGCACGTTCAATGCGGCGTTCGGTACGGGGGTTGAACTCACGTAGCCGCCCAAACTCATGCGGGGGTCATTTTGAGGCGCATCCGGAGATACCATCAACGAGTTAGGTGCGCCAGTAAGATACAACATCATAGGTTCACAGTCAATACCGAGTTGGTTAAGAATTTCGTCATTCCGTCGGTGAGGTCCTTATACCCCGACTGCGGGAACGCCTTAAAGGCACTTGCGGCGCGTCCGTCGATGTCACGGTAGCGCAGCGTGAGAGTTGTTTGACCGCTTTTCAGCGGTACGAAGATGTTGGTCTGAACGTCCGTAACCGGGAACCGGGCCGTACTGCGGACTCCTTCCCACGTAGTAGCCCCGGCGGCGGTCAGCTGATACTCGATATCGGCCACCGCGGGTACGATCACAAAATCGTCACCCTCACCCAGCGACAGGTCTCCACTCCACGACGCCAGCGTCAACAGCGTATTGGCGTTATCGACGATGCGGACGCCCTTACCCGTAGCGCGGTTGAACAGCGTCCAACCGGCAAACGCCGACGAGGGAATACTTCCGGAGTTACCCGATACCGGCCCCAGTACGTTGTTCTTGCCCTCCAAGATACGGAATTGCAAAGCCGACGCCCGTATTTCGAAGCCCGTGACGGTGTAGCCGTTTTCAACCGCAATGCGCAGCATATCGCCGTAACGGTCGATATTGAGGACGCTGACGATGTTGGTCGAAGCGGCGATAATTTCTTCCGTAGGGTCGGTGTTGAACGTGCACGAATTGCGCATATCGACGATCGACATATCGCCACTTTCCCAGTTCAACTGCGCAAGGATAAACTCGTACCCCTCCTGAATGCCAGGCGCGTTGTCCGACTGGACCATGCGAATCTGGAAAGAATCGTACTCGTAGATGAGTTCGTTGGCGTTCGACGGGACAAAGCCCGGCGTGAAAGCCCCGATAACGCCGTAGCGCATGTTGCTTTCAGCCACGGCTGGAACGGCGATGACGGCTGACGTGTCGGAAACCACGTTGATGACCTCGTAGTTGAGGATGTTCTTGGTAGAGTCGATGAACTTGACGGCGTTCGGGAAGTTGTCGCCGCCACGCAGTACTTTCGCAAACTCAGTACCAACGCCCGTGAGCGTGCCGTCGGTAGTTACCGAAACCGTTCCGGCTTCGTAGTTGGTTACGGCGCGCGAAAGAATGACCCACGTCTTGGTGTCCGATTGGATAGCCTGAGCCGTAACGGCCTCGCGGCTGATGATACGATCAAAGTCCTTGTTCCATGCCGTGCCGGGAGCGATAGAAATTGTGTTTTCCTCGCCCGTGGCGGTGACTTCAAAAGCATTAGAGCCGGAATTGCGAGCAATTCCGAAGTTTTTCACCAGCGACTGCAACGCGGCCTTATAGCCTTCGTCTACCATCAGGCGACGAAAGTTCTCCAGTTCGGCCACCTCCAAGAAGAGGTTCGGTGAGAGTTTCAATTTCGACATATCTATTCGACTTTAATGGCGTTGGTGTTGGTCTTCAGGTCCACAAGGCCCTTTTCACCGTTCAAGTTTATGATAATTGAATTTGGCGTCAATACCAGATACGGCACAAACTCCGACGGCGTCGATGAGGTGTTAACAGGCGTAGTACCGTACACGAATACAGGCTGGAATCCGTACGGAATTAGGTACTTATTCACGATTCGTTCCAACTGGGACTGTGACATCGTGTTGTTGTTATTCTTCAGGAAGATGTAGAACAACCGCTGTGACTGGATGAAGCCGTTGGACCGGGCATCGACGCGGCCCGTTTCCTTCAGCGGGAGGATGTTGCGGCCGTAGACGAGGGGGCGTATCTTGTAATCCCAGATGTAAAGCGTAGCTGTTGAGTCGCCGCCACCGAGTTGAATCTTCGGGAGAATGTACTCGACAGAGTAGTTGTTGTAGCACAACTGCGTTCCCAAGTGGGGTGCGATATTAAGACCCGGCGCGTTTACGGTCACAGGCTGCGTGCTGTAAGCGTGGATGATACCGCGGACGTGATACCACGTGTTGGCTTGTACGGCGGAAAGCGGCAGTTCGTTGGCGAAGTAGTCCGTTACCTGCGTAGAATCCAAGCGGATGAAACCTGTAGACAGGGCGGTCTTTAAGATGTTGAAACCTTCAACGCCAAAATTCAGCGTTCCCTTACCGTCGCTCTTCATCCAAAACGAGACTTCGTACGAAAGGTTGCAGTCGGCCGTGTACACGCGGTCATCGACAGGCGTAGCGGTATCGCCGCGGCCCAAGCCGCCTTCACCTGTGATCTTCAGGCAGACCTTGTTCTTGTAGACCGGAGTCTTCTTTTCGCGGTCGTAACCGACGATATACTGGTCCGGTATCTCTTCGATGGAAACGTTACCCGTGGTTACGAAGTCACCCAACGACTCAAAGTCGGGTGACGTTTCGCGTGTTTTGTTCAGCTGGTTAGAACCTCCAACGCCGCGGTACAGCGGCGACGCCTGTCCCAAGCACCAGCCCATCTTCGACGCTGGGAGATTATCGGTCAGCAACTCGTCGCTATCTTCAATACCGAACAACCGTACGAACTCGCCGTTGTAGGGCCGACCGTCACCGCGTCGCGCAAATACCATAGCCGTACCACGCTTGCGTATTTCGTCATAGTAGTGCGACGCAAGATACTGGAGTTCTTCCAGCGTGACGCTCTTTTCGTCAAAATACAACCCGATCTGGCGAACGTACTCGCGCAGCATGTCGAAGTCGTTGTAGATGTTTTCGAACCGTTTGGCGAACGATACCATCATGGCGAAGAAACGCCCCACGGTCGAGAACAGCGAAACGTAGTCGCGGTCTTCGTCGTAGTTACGATCAGCACCGCGTGTCACATACTGGGCCATCACGCCGTGGTAGTACAACTTCTTGAACAGGTTGCGTTCGATACGCTTGGTCTGCTCCGAACCAACGACGCCGGAAAAGATCGATTCGTCGATGGTAGGGGCAACGAACTGAATCGGTTCAACCGTACCTTTGAAGGTGATCGAATTGAAGGTGATAGGCGCGGAACCTCCTTGGCGGATGTACTGTACCTCGATCGACATCATACCGTCAGCCGTCACGGGTTCAGCAGCCTGAAGAGCGGCGTTGGTCAGTTCGGTCCATTCGCTCCAAAACAACCCGTCGGCCGACACGCGGAACAGCCGCGCTATATCCGCCGGAGCGCTCACGCCCGTGAGGTCCTCGGTGAAAGAAGCCAGTGAAACGTGCCCTGATATGTCGCACGTGATAGCCACCAGCAGCATGTCGCCCACCGCGGCCATGACGTTATTCAGTTGAGGGTCCTCAGCGCGGTCGTACATCAAATCGGAGCCGTCGCGGTGGTACTTACTCTCTTCACCGTCGCTGACCGTTAAAACGAGCCTGCCATCACTGGTAAGGGCAGCGTCGGCGGGCGGCTTATCCAAACTGATCATCAGGTCGCCTTGGACACCCGGCGTATTGTTGACGGTCTTAGGCTCTTGGAGAATCTCTGCCTCGTAGATTTCAGGCAAGTTGCCACTGGCCGCGGCGGTGATCGTCACTTCGTTCGACGGCGAAACAACGACCTTGCTGCGTATGGAGGTAGTGAGATTCATATCAGATAGACATTAACACGGTTGCTTGGTAGTTTGCGTCTTCGACGTTCGGGTAGAACACTTCGGAAAGCACTCCGCCGTTGTCGATTATCACGTTGCCGTCCAAGTCACGCATCACGAAACTGCGTACCCGCGGCAGCGTATATTCGGGGACGTTGATGTCGTAGCCGGGGTTGAAGTGCGTATCGGGGACGTATCGCACGCCTTCGACGTTCTTGACGACGTACAGCATGTCTTCCCACTCCACCTTGTCACCCGGTTCCCAGAAACGGTAGTCGAACAGTTTGTTCATCTGGAGTTGAATCTGGGTACGGACGTCGTCGGTATTGTACGCCGGGTCGATATCAACGCGGAAGTCCACATTAACGAACAGCCAGTTGACGTTACGCAGGTTGATAGCGGGGTAACGCGCTCCGGCGATAGAAACACGCAGCAGGTCGGTGAGGCACAAATACTCCTCAGCGCGCGAATACATCTCGTCGAATTCTTCTTGTGTGAAGTCTTGACCGTTCACTGATACCACCGTCAGGTTGATGCGGCTTTCAGCGGCTGAACCCGTAGTTTGCGATTCGCCGTATCCGCCTTTGAGTACTCGCAAGACGCGAGGGTTGATCTTCATCAGCACCTGCTCCAACTGCGACAGCGTATTCATCGCCAACTGGTTCACGCTTTCCTTGATACGGATGCGGAACGTTTCGTCATCTTCCTGATCGCGGCCTCCGGTAGCTTGGTACTCGTTGGTGCAACTCTGGTGTCCGGGAGGCGTAGGGTTCACGCGGTTCAGCGACAGCGGCGGGATGTTGGTAACAGCCCCCGATTTCGTACACCGAACGGGGATATACGCCATCCGGGCGTTTACGACCACGCGGCCTGTACTTTCATCGACGCCGCCAATAGTCGCATCTTCCGTGGAAACGAACGTCAACCCGGTCGTTGAGGTGAACATCGTGCCTGCCTGATAGAACGTACCCGGATCACCAATCACGCGAACGTAGGTCGTAGCGGGAGCGGCTTCGAATCGTGGTGCAACGCCTCGTAGCGCAGCCAGCGCGTCGAGGTATTCGCCTGCTGCTGTATCGGGGAATATGTGACCTTCGATCACCGCCTGATTGACCATGATCTTCTGGCCGATCTTGGAATCGGCGTAGGCCATGGCGTTCAAAACCGACTCGGCTGACACGTCAGAAACCTTGTCGGTCTTGTTCAGAAATATTTCGAGCCACATCTGCTTGAGTTCCTCGATTGGCGTTATCTGCGTTATCATAGCTTCACTTTTTTGGTCACTTTGTCATTGTACTTGGTCTTAATCTCCAGCGTACAAACCAGCGAATCCTGATCCTGTTCGATGGAAACCATATCAACAGCCTCGAATAAATCGTCTTGGAGGAACGTGTCCACCATCTGGCGGCGAACCGTGGGTAGCGACAACTGCGCGGCGGTGACTCCAGCCGTGAGGTTAGGATCGACGCCCAGCAACGGGTTGTCGGGTACGGTCCCGCGGTTGAGTCCCATGAGGATCATCACCTTTTGGTCGATGTTGTCCTTGTATTTAACGATTTTAAGGTCACCTATACGCCGGGCCGAAGTGACGGTCGTTGAGTCGCCAGATCGCCGAAAAACGGCCTTTGTTGCCACTTCCTCTTCAACCTCGATGGTGATCTTACGGGCGATGTCCTTGCCGTAGACCTGTTTACCGATTGGCGGTTCTAAGATAGTAGTCACGGCAGCGGGTGTGATGTTATTCACCATAGCCGTCACGGGCTTCAACTCGTCAATCTCCCACTGGTCCTCTTCGAGGTCGTTGTCCAGCATGAGTTGCTCCCACGAAACGCGGTCCATGCCGTTCGATTGGATGGCTATGGACAGGTCCTCCATAGTACGCTGAGCGCCAATCGACGACTCGACCTGAATAACGGGCTTGTAATTCCGGGCAGTCAGCGTGGTGCGCCGGAATTTGGGTAGCTTCGTAACCTTTTCAACCTGCATAACGAGGTTGTCGATCCACTCCATCAGCAGCCAATAGCCGCAGTTATCAAAGCGGTTGTCGTAGTTCTTGAACTGGGCTTGTAACTCACGGCAGTCAGCGAGCAATTTCTGGAGACGGCGCAGGCGGTCATGATCGACGCTTTCACTGAGGCCTGAAAAATACTGGTCGATGGACGTATAATCGTTGTCGAAGAAGTCTTGGTATCGCTCCAAGAAGTCCGTCAAACGATATTTCGTCACGTTGGAAAAGCGGATTATGTATTCAGGAATCAGCATGGCTAAAACATATTCATGATACCGCACGTGAGCAGATCACTGACCTGTCCCAGTACCCGCGTTACACTTCTGCTCAACGATTGGTTCATGACCTGCCCCAAGAAGTCGTTGAGGGACTTGATGGTGGTATAAGCGGCCACGGCGCGTAACTCGATCGAGTAATTCCAGATCATGTTGCTGTTCTCGTCCATCGAGTAGTTATCCTGAACGACCTCAACGTAGTACGCCGTGTTGAAGGCGTGGTTGGTGAACACCAGCCGATAGGGCTTTCCGTTAGGGTCCAACTTCGTAGCCGCGGTCAGGATTTTCTGCATCATCTTAGTAAGGCCATACCCCGTTTTGGCGATCATCGTACGGTTATCGCCTACTCCGGCGGCTCCTGTAAACATGCCGATGTTGAAGAACGGGATGGAGGCTCCTTCTTCAGCCTGATCCTTGAACTGCTGCTGGCCGAACGAGACGCGCAACTTGCGGCCGAACGTACCGCGCAGTGAAATATCGACGGGGTTGAACGACGGGTTAATCATCGACACCACCACGTTGTTGGTCTTGGTGATAGTAGTAAGCGATGTCCGGCTTTCAGTGATGTTACTGGGCATGACAGGCAGGTTCATGAAAGCCGCGGTTTCACCGCTCGACCTTATCAACTCCAACGTACACATGTAGTACTCGTAGTCGTCCGGCGCAACAGCGTGTACCAACCCGCGGCCCATCGTAACAAGCGCGTCGCTCGCTGCGCTGGCAAAGTCGCCTTTGGCTTTATTGAGAACTGTTCCTGCTATGGTCGGCATCGTCTTAAATTTACATCAATTATACTTGTTACACGGGTATGGCCGACAACGCAGCGTCGGCTGCGGCCAGAGTTTGAGCCGCGGCGGTTACAGGGGTCGGGAGCGGTAGCATGAAACCACCAACGATACGTATAACTTGCTGGATGGCAGCATTACCGGTAGCCACCTGCGCTTTGGCGGTAGCTGCGCCGGACTTGGCTGACGCTATGACGCCCGCGGACGCTACACCCGCCATCGGGTCAGCGCATACGGCTTGAACGCCTAACGAAGTGGACGCCTCAATGGCGTTGGTGCCGGATGTTTCAGCAGCTTCCAACCACGTTTCGGCTTCATCGATCTTTTGCTGGATAGAATCGCCAACCGACTGCTCCATGTCGTCAACGTAGCTGTCAGCCTCTTCTTTGGGCAGCGTGGCGAGGTAGTCCTTACACGTAGCGCGGATAACCATTTTGGGGTCTATTCCTAACTTTCCCATGGCGTTAATGTGATAATTTCTTGTCCTCCATCTTTGGCATTTCGCTGGCCATCCAACTCGAAAGGTTCGAACCGGACGAGGCTATCAGGAGGTCTTTTTGGAGAGCCTGAACCAGCGATTCGATTTGCGCGATATTCACCACGCCGCGGTTTGCGCCGCCGTTGAACGAAGCCTTTTCACCCTTCACGATAAACGTCGACTTGCCGCCCTTGGTGGTATACTGCAATTCGTCGTCTTGAAGAACTACTTCAATGCCGGCCTCCGTATCAACGCCATTCACTATGTGTGCCGTTACGCGGGTTGCGGAAGTGATCTCGACGTGCTTATCACCCGATACGCTTATATCGGCGTCGGAAATGATGTTCACTTTGGAATCGACGTTAGCCGACTGAACTCGGATATTAATTTCAGCAGGGGTGTCCTCCGTACCGCCGACGTAGATGTCGATGATACCCTGAGAGGCGTCGGTCTTCACCTCGGCAACCACTCCGTTTGATTCCTTGCGCATAGTACGCTGACCCGGTTGTTGCTGGTTGAACTTGCGTAAGTCCAAAGAGTTTACAACGACAGGCCACTGATTGTATTCATCCAGTACCCAGACCACGGGGGTCCCGAACTCGTCGATCGACACCGGAAACTCCACCGTTTCGAGAACCGACGGGGGAATAGGCACGTTGTTGTAAATAGACCTACCTGCGCCGCCCTGAATAGACACGGTGTTGGTCCTCATGCAGTTCTGGATGTAGAGTTCGCGGTTCTCACCGCCCTCAGGGATAACGATATAACCTATACCGCCGCACCCCATATGAAGGTGATTCATCTGTACGCCAAATGGCGCCGGGGTGCGTTTGTAATCTTTTGTTTCCATAGGCTATTTTCCGGGCAAAAAGCCGACTTTTTTACATAGGATGTTCAAAACGTGTTGATTGATATGGATGTCGGCAATACACTCATTGAAGGTAGTTTTCCCGTCAATGAGGCCGTCCCACTTTTCAGGGTACGCAGCCCCGCTTTTTGTTTTTCCGAAGTCAACCAAGCCGAAATATCCGCTCAACGCGCTGTAGCCATCAGCCTTATTGACATGAGTCAAATCTTGACCTGTACCGTCTATCAGGCTTGTCTTCATGCCGCGCGATACCTGTAACGTGGTCGAGCGGAAAACGCGGTTTCCGACGCTTTGGAAAGTATTCGTTACAGCGTCAACGTAGTACATTTCTTGCGTAGGAACGAAATACATCCACGTACCGCGCTTGATTTGCCGGTTGCCGTACAGGGTGATGGTCCCCTGACGGGTGAATGGCAAATAGATCGTCGTTTCGATCAGGTACTTCAAATCGAGCATCATCTGAAGATACGACTTCGCGAAGTTATCACGCGCCTGTTTGCTGATTTCTTCGCTGGCGTTATCAACATCAGCCTTGCCATCGTTGACGGTGTTGTAGTAGTTGCTTTGAACGTGACAAGCGCGAGCGCCGAATAACGCCGCCATCTCCGGGAAGAATACCGCCGGAATGTAGTACACCGTACCGTCGTTACCGCCAAACGAAACACGCGGCCGGAGGTAGTACCACGAGTAAGCGTTGGAAACGCTTTGAGTGAAGTTCGTTTCAACGACCTGCTCCTTCTGAACCACGTGATACAAGCCACTACCGCTCATTGCGTAGTTGTAAGCCCTCAACACGCTGGCGTGATCAAAAGGCGGGCGGCGGGCGATGAAGTAATATTGGTCGCCCCAAGTTTCTCCCATAAACTCAACGAACGGCTCTTGACACACCTTGTTGAACCAGTTGAGAAGCGAGCCTGTTTGGTTGGTAATAGTGCCATCAAATACCTGCCGATGAGCCACGTTTTCGTCAATGATAAGTTTGACGATCTGCCATATACCGGGCGCCAAACGCTGCTTCACTTGAAGGTTTTCGAGTTTAACCTCGGGAATGATAGGCTCGGTGTCTTTGGAATCGAACGGCACTTCTACTTGATTGTAGCGCGTGAAGTCCATCATCCACTGGTAGTCGGGCACGGGCTTTGACCCCACGTCGGTAGTGAATCGGCGACGGTCGTAGGGGTTGATGTAAGGGGCAAATTCCTTCTTTGAAATGGAGAAATAGCACTTACTCATCATTTGAGCCGGGTTGAGCCAATCGCCGTTGGCTGCACAATCCAGATGGAGGTGAGGCCCGGTGGATCGTCCGGTATTGCCTGATCTACCTAACAGCGTACCGGGATCGAACCATTCACCTTCGCTGATATTGGCGATTTCGCTCAAATGCATAAAGCGTACTGTGGCGTATGCATAGCACGCCACCGCGTACTCGGCCCACTTCTTACGTGATATGGCGTTATTCGCCAAGTTGGCGGTTTCAAACTGACCGAACGGCCCGACGTTTCCAAACCACCATGCTGGAATGATTATCGAAACGTAGTTTCCCGAGGGTTTATTCGGCGTTCGGCTTACACGAACACACTTACAATACCCCGGAGCGTAGATAGCCGTACCAACGGGCATTGAAATATCCAACCCTTGGTGGAATTCCTTCTTGTTCTTGCCGTCCATGGACAGCGTTCGGTTGCCGACTATGGAGGTTATGAGAAGAGGCGCTGCGGCTGATTGACCGTACACACACCACTCAGGGTCCCACGTTTTGAAGGCCCAGTATTCGTTTTCCTTTTGGTCCAGTTTACGTACAAGTCCGGTTCCGATACTCATTTCACGTTCTTTTTAGGGTCTTCAGGCGTTGCCGGTTCAATATCGGCCATCGTAGTACGGTCATCACCCCATGGAGTGAACAAGTAGTCTGGGGCGATGGCGATATTCGAAAGCCAGTTTATAACCTCTTTGAGCACAAATTCCAAGGTGTACATATTGCCCATGAAAGGCAATATAACGCCGTTGACGTTTCGTCCTAAAAGGCGGTTGACGGCATTCTTACAGTTCAACTGTACGCCTAATCCGTCGCCAGCGTTGGTAGTCGAAATACCTGAAGCGTTGGCGAAGAGTTCGCGTGCGCCTAAGTCCATAGCCACCGGGAAGAAGAACGATCCGTCGTCGATCAGTAGCTTCATCAGGTCCCGCCCGCGGACGCTGACGTTGGAAACTGCACCTTGTGAATCGGTGGAAATAGACACCGAATCCACCAAACCGATCATGTCCCAGACGTCGCCCCGTAACTGAGGTTCGCCTGTACGGTTGGTAAGGTCGGAGTTGATTTCCTCCACCGTCTTTTCAAACCGGAGGAATATCAAATCGTTTGGCGATATGAGCCAGTTGAAATAGTCGTTTTCGTTCCGCGATACGTCATCAGCGAAAGTCGTTTTATAGTACGGCTTTTCCTCGATCGAGGCTGAGATGATAGTATTTTCATACGTGCCTGATTCACCGCGAATAGTTTCCTCAATAGCAATATGCGGCAGACTCAACGTGAAGTTACCGCCATTTTTGGCGACGTTTACTGTCATGGAGCCAACGTAACGGGATATGTCACGCAACGATGAAGCCTTCGTATCATCCGACCGTTCACTGTTCAGGAACTCTAAGGCTCGAAACCACCCACACACGCGAATGTTAGGGGCCATTTTGCGATATTCCTTCGTTACGACGTTACCTTCGCTCCGGAAACCGTTTGAGTCCGTTATTTCTAACAATTGCTCGTCAGCCCATTTTACGTAGTCGGTGATCTTGGCTTTGACGTTACTGACGTATAGAACGTCTTCTTGGCGAATGTTGGTGTAGTACACCCGTATCTTAGCGAACCGCGGCAATGCCATTTCGGGGTCCAACTTATCGGCCGTTAAAGTGTCCAAGACTCCGGTCAGGCCGTGCTCGAACATGTAGGTGTACTTATCGACTAACGACATCGCTGCCAAGATATTGTCGCGGTTGTCGTCAAACAACTTCTCTGGCGTTATCTCGTCAATGTGGTAGAAGGCTATGAAATCCTTCATGGTCACCACGCTCTTCTGGTCGTGGATTATATCGACATATCCCTTAACTTCTATCATCACGAACCGGGGTGAACCTCGTTTTCTTCTATATTGTAATTTGCCAGCGTGCTACCTAACTGCGTAGCGAACTCCTCCGTAGCGGTCAGCAGTTTACCAACTGCCGTACGAAATCCGGAGTAGTCGCTCATGTTTTGAAGCATGCTATAATGCGACTCAGTGGCCCCTTGCTTCATAGCCTGACTGGACCGCGAATATTGACGCGCCGTTTCGCCTGTAGCCAAACCGGGCAACGTTTGAGCCAGTTCGTCGTAGGTTAAATTCGGTAAAACGCCGCGGATGATATTCATAAACGCAGGTGAAGCGAACAGAGCGCTCATGTCGCCACGCTGGTCTTTGGGGATATTGGCCATATCAGCGATACGCTGAATCACCATCGAGTTTATTTGGGTCTCGTTGAGGCCAAAACTCTGCGGATTGCTCAGTACGTACTGCAGTTGGAAATTGTTCATTTTATCCAGTCCGAACCCTGCGCCGTATTCACGTAAGGCGTCGAACGAGATAGCCTGCATATTCTCGCTTTGTGGGTTCCCCAGCGCGGAGTCTAATTTGGCGATGACGTCACCCAAACGGCTATCCTGAATGAACCGCGGGTCCATGGCTGCGGAGTAAGCGGCCTGAGTGGCGTTGGCTACTTCATAGTTCGGTCGATTGTATGCCGAGTAGTACCGCCCCATCAGCTGTTGCTGGATGTCGTACCGTTCCTGCATCCGGATGTATCCTAACTCGCCGCCGATGCCGGTATTCACGCCTTCATCGTTGAGGCGTTCGAGTTCGTACGCCAAACGCGAAATTGCCGTGTTAGCCTCCAAGCCATAGCGGTCATAGCGCGATGCCTGCGCAACGCTGCCTTCACGCAGATTGAACTGGCTTTCGTTGGCGTAGCTGTAGAACGTCCGGTTCTCCCAGTTAGCCAACACACCAGACGTAGTCATGAGGGCAAGCGCGCGTTGCATAAACTCGGCGTCCTCCAGCCCCAGTTGTTTACGGGTGATTTCTTCGCCGTAGGCTCCTTGGGTACGGGCGTTGATGACGGTAGCGGTAGCGTTACGGAGTGCGGCGTTACCGGTATTACCACCCCAAATTCCCCGTATCGCGGCCATGTCGCCCATGGACTCAATACGGTTGGTGGTGGCTATGACGGTTTGACCCACAGCGGCGATGATCGCTCCGGCGATGATACCTGCGATAGGAATGCCAAGCGCGGCGGCTCCTAAACCAGCGGCCCCCATACCCATGCCAGTGATGTTACCGCTGGCGGCTGAGGTTATCATGCCTGTGCCGGAAGTAGCCAAGCGGGCGTTGGTGATGTTCTCGAAGATATCGCCGTTGCCGGCTGCGCTTTGACGTTGATCGAATTCCTGCAACCTTCGACGAGCGGCAACGTAGTCGTCTTGCGACACGGCCCGCTCCATTTCGTCGGTGAGTTCCTTGCGCTGCAAACGCAAGCGGCCCATGTAGGAATCGTCGCTGCCTGATGACTTCTCACGCGATTCGGTCCGTAACGCCTCCGCAACGGCCTTCAGGGCGTCCGTCATTTCGCGTTCTACCGCGGCACGCTCACTTTCCTCTTCAGAGGCTAAACGCTCGTCAATCGGCGCAAATTGCTCTTCAATGGCCCGGAACCGGGGGTTGTACCACGAATCGAGGTCCTGAGCGATGGTCTTGCCTGACGGAAGCGGCTTACCTTCGGGGTTGAACAGTGTACCGTTAGGGGCGAATGAATATTGGTTAACACGCGCTTCACGCTCAGCGTCCAAGCGGTTAACCTCTTCCATGTAACGGCTCGAATTCTCCTCACGAGCCAAGTCAAAGCGGTTGCGTATTTCTGCCTGACGCTGGGTGACGATACTCCGACCGACATCGTCCAAATAACCTTTGAATCCACTCTGGCCGAACGCCGGGCCGCCGCCTTGGGACAACGCGCTGCGAAGTTCGCTTACCAAGTCCGACACCGACGCGCTCAACCGCGTATCGCCGCCACTCGCGGGCGGTTCGGGAGGCGTCGGGGGAGTGCTGGTGCCGCCGGAGCCGTTTCCGTTGATGTTAACTGTTATGTCCCTTTCGGCCATTGTTATTTGCGTTAAAAGTCATCCAAGTTGATATTCTCGTAGTCTTCGTCGATCTCCTCTTGACTCAGTTTAACAACCCGTGAATCGTAGTCGTCGCCCATCATTTCACGCTCCGACTGCTCTTGCGCGATACGCTTCAGCAACACCTCTTCACGGTACTCGCGTAACTGGTCAAAGAAACTCATCGCCCGGTGACGCGGCGACCCGTAGGCTACACGGTATTTCCTCCGCCACCAAAGGTCGATCGGGAACTGACTCAGCCAGCGTTCGACGCCACGGTCAGTGACGTCATTCAGCGTCGGCTCCGCCCTTTGCGTTGAGAGACGGCTGGGCATTTCCTGCCTCATACAGTTTCGACATCATCGAGTTATACCACGGGGCGATTTGCTGCTTGTACCAAGCCGTGAGTTCCGACGCCAGCCCCGAATCGACGCTCATCAGGGACTGCCCTTCAGGGAGGTTCAGCATGTTGCGTACGGCTTTGAGTTTGATCTCGATGAAGGCCATGGCGTCGATCACGTCAACGGCGTAGATCATACTCTTCACGCCGCTGGCCAGCATAACGCCGTAGCGTCCGCCAGAGTATGCGGTTTTGAGGTTCTCGATGTCGATCATCTCACCGACGTTAGGGAACTTGACGTTGAGTTTCGCACCACGGAACTCGACTGCTTTCACCTCGGAAAGTTGTTGTTTGTAATCTTCCATTTTAGACTATTTTGTTTAACAATAAAGAGAGCACCACGGGCTTTCCGTAGCACTCTCTTTATACTTGGTGTTGGTAGATAACGCGGCGTTACTCGCTGATACCGTCAAAGAGGATCGGGCTGGTGTACTCAAACTCGGTATCGCGTCCCGAGATCTGCCCCTCTTGAATGTCAAAGCCCTCACGGGTAACGAACGCCCCTTTCACCAGCGCGAACGTTTCGTAGGCGGCCTTAACCATTCCGGTTTCAGGGTCGATTTCGCCGTCTTTGACCTTACGCTGAACAGCGAACTCCAAGCCCTCTTCCTGAAGCAGGATGGCGTTGGCCCAGTCTTCGACGCTGGTAGTCTGGCGGAAGGTTCCCTTCTTGGACACGTTGGCCAGACGGTTGAAATTGATGGAGTACGAACTGCAACTCAGCGATCCGCTCCATTCCACCGCCGGAACCTCACTGGGTGTGAGGCTACCGAGGCCGACGACCCGCCCGCGGCGGATGTTCTCCGTGATGCGGACGTTCTTCATCTTACCGACGGCAACGCTGTTGATGCGGATAATCGCCAGCGGTGCAGTCATTACTTTCTTATTCGACATATAGCGCTCCTTTCTTTAATTACGAGTTGAAAACATAGTCGAGCATGTTCCCGACGAAGAACGTCTTGTTGACCGGAACGTTCGGGACGAAGTCGTACGTTACCTTGTAGTCGCCGTTGCGGGCCGAAACCTTCACGTTCTTCCACGAGATAATCAGGTTGTCATCACCTACCTTGGCCACGAGCGACGTGAGTTTGGTTTCGGTGAAGTCCTTCACGGTGTTGGGCGAAGCCTGAGCCGCCGTGTTACCCGTGAAGCGCGTTTGGCCTTCGAGGATCAGTTCCTTGTTCAGCTGAGCCTTGATCAGAGCGATCGACAATTCGAAGGTCTGGCCGTCCTCGGAGATGGTCTGCTTGTTGTTCTGAAGCGACGTGATACCCTGATTGACGCGGTAGTAACCCGAAACCTCGCGGACGTGCATAATACCAGCCTGAAGGGCCTTCACGCGCTCGCTGAACGTAAGGTCGTAGGCGTAGGCGTCGTATCCCACGCGCTTGAACGTAACGGGAGTCTGGGCAGCCAAACCAGCGTTCAGGCCCATGATAGCCGCAGCGAGGTAGATCGACGGCAGGTTCTTGGTGCCGTTGCCGTCCTTACGCGGTACGGTAGGCGAACCGTGGGTGACGATGACCTTCTCGTCGTTGTAGTGTACAGCCAGCGCCTGCGAAGTCTGGGTAATGGTGTTGGTCGTCAGCAGATCAGCCTTTCCTTCGCCGCCGGGTACAAACATAAACTCGTCAAACTTGGCGTCGTTCTTCAGGAAGGTGAACAGTTTGCCGTTGGACGAAGCCTTGGCGCCGTTGACTACACCGTAGTCCGTACACAGGAAGAACGTAACCTCCAACTCGCGGATAGCCTCCAGCACGTCGGGGTAGTATTCGTTCTCGCCCTTCGAACCCTGATACGACGTGGTGCCACCAGCGAACAGTGCCGGAGCGGTTACTTTCAGCGCGGTCGTGCCTACATAGCCTGCACCCTTCGACGGGCGGAAGTTGGCCATGGCCATCGACGACGTCAGCAACCAGTTGTAAAGTTCGTCGTACGTTCCAATCTCACCCGACTGGGCAACCATCTCACCGTAAGCGTCAGCCAGCGAATAGGTGCCGTAGGGTTCACCCGCAGCGTCCGTACCGCGGTAGTTACCTCGGTAGATGGTGACGATGAATTTCGACGTGTCGTCAACGCCTGCCTTAATCGCGAGGGCGTAGCCCACCTTGAGGTTCTCCAGCGTGCCGTTCGACAGTTCGCTCATATCGCCTTCAGCTACACCGTTACCAACCGCGCCTTCGTTCAAACACGTCAGGACGATAGAATTGGTGTCAGCACCGATACTCAGCGTTGCAGGCGTGGTCTTGGCTGCACGGGTATAGTACAGACGCGGCGTACCCAGCGCACCGTCGATCGGCGTGAATAGCTTTTGAGCGATGTCGGTGATCATACCGCCACCCATAAAGTCCGAGAAGTCCTCGAAATTCTCGAAACTGTAAATGGCCTTGCGCCCGGAAGCGTCAACGCCGGCAATACCTGCGCCGCCAGCGAATTCGTACGTTGCATCGTCCACCGTCTCCTGAGAGAGACCCGTGTCGATAATCATAACGCGGCCAAACGAAGCCACGTTGACTACCGAAGTGGGCTGGTAGACAGTGATCGCGTACAAACCCGGCTCAACGTAGGTTTTGCCATTCATCGTTACCACAGTACTCATAATGTTGTATGTTTAGAAAAGTTTGGTATTTATTCGGTTTCATCGCCGCCGGGGATTATCACTTCACCGCCAAACGGGTCGCAAATGTTATAATTGTAGCTGATGGCCTTTACGACTTGGGCACGCAATCTTGTTGGAACCGTAACCTCGTATTTGAACGCCAGCGTGAGGGCTTTGTGGAATATGGTTGGCGGAATTATATCCTGTTGAAGTATTATATCGCCGCCTGATACGCGCGGAATGCGTAACCCCACCAAATCGAGGTTTGGCGCGTACATCAGCAGCATGGCTTTTAACACGTTGTAGGCTATCATAGCCTCAGACGAGTTATCCGACGTGATGAGAATTTGATACTGTGCGTCCATCCACTGTGTGTACATGAACTGTTCAGCGTCAGCGTTCCATTCCTGACCCTCGCCTAATGGGGCATTTGAGGCTTGTTCGCCGGGCAAAATGATGTGAACGGCGAGGGCGGTCGTCACCTGGGGATTGTATCCCAAATGGACCTCCAAATTCGCCGGGTTAGAAAATATCTTTACCGCCTGTCGGAAATAGTTGTAGGCGTTCATGTGAATGGGTTGTCCGTCCTCGTTTTCACCCAACAGCTGGTAAAGTATGGTGTTCTTGACGTCTTGTGGTACGGTGAGCGCAATGTCGTCGCGTATCATTTTCACAATAGCGTTCAACACACGGGCGATTATCACCTCGGGCAGTATAAGGGCGTCTACTTTCATAAGTTCTCCAAGAAATTAACCGATTCGTTGTGTACTATTGTTTCAACATCCGTCTGGTCGATGGCCTTGTCAGCAAAGCGTCGCGCCGTAAGACCCGGGAATATCCAACTCAACGGGTCGGAGTTCTTTGACGCTCGACGGAATGAGACGTATATGTTTTGAGTCGTTCGGGCGTAAACCCCTGTCTGCTTGGTGATGCCCTCGTAGATGGAGTGTCGGCGAATATAAGCGCCATACGCTGGCGAACGGTCAGTAGCGGCAATGGCCCGACGCTCGCTCGGTACGTTGTACGGTGAAGGAATCTGCGAAGCGCGTAGTCGTTGGCCAGTAACAAACGTGCGGACCACGTCGTAAACCTCTTGTGGCATTTCGTCAGAGAATCCTGCCTGACCAACCGTTCCCGGCGTGCCGTGACGGAACGGAACAGTCAAATACCAATCGCCGCCGGGTTTAAGTACTGTGCCATCCTTGCGTAGTACAGGCACCGTGTGTCGGACCTTCGATGACCGCTGAAAATATTCCTTTTGGTCGAAAGGGGTTGCCCCGGCCTCCAGCATCACTGGTAACTCCCCCGTGAGGACAATCGACTTGGCGAAACGGCCGCGATCGATTATGTTTAGATTTTGGAGGTATTCGGGGCGTGTTGAATTTAATCCTTGTTTGGCCAACGCCTGCCAGTTGGCGTATACAGCAGCAGTAACGGCTTGAACACAGAGTTCAGTTAGGTCGTCAATCTGGGCTTGCGTGAGTCCAAACTGGGCGCCTAAACCTGTAACGTCTATGTTGATTGGTTTAGCCATTGATGAATACAATGAATATCACCCAAACCGTATATCCACCGCCTATTGTCCAGAGAATGTCGTTCACGTCAACCTTCGAATCTACTGCGTATTCCTTAACCATAGCCAATGACACCAAAGCGACTACCGATATCACCAAAGGTAGCCAACGCCAACAGCCAATCAAAGGTGCAGTGATTATTAACGCCACAGAAGCGATAATTGCTCCAAGCGTAAAGTGCTGATACTTATCCTTGGGGACGACATTAAGCCATCCAATGAACTTTTCAATCACCTTTTTCATTTCACCGTGTTGTCATAAGGAACATCACCATACCGCATAGGCGGGAATACATATTCAGCCTTGCGGCCAACAACCTTTACAGGCATCGCCGTCAACGCTTCACGTCGTGCAGCGCAGGGCTTTCCCTCGCGTACTTGCATCAGTTCGCGGTCAACGTCGATTATGTGATACACGGGATAGTGCTTGTAACGAACGGAGACGGTCAAATTTCCGGCTTTTGCGTTGGGGTCGTTACTTTCTACCATACCGATCAAATCCTTGCTGAAAACGACCCTGTTCTTGTCTACGCGGAACTCGGCCGTAGTAAGCGGCCGCAACGGTTCGCCGTCGGCTACATGAAGGAAGATGTCGGTCACTTCCAAGGGTTCGTACACTGGGTAAGCGAACAGTTCGTTACGGTAGATAGTCGGCCGGAGTATCTCGGAGAAATACCCCTCCAAGTCCAGCAGCACGACGCGGTCCATGAACCCCATACGGTCAACGGCGCGGGCCGTGATGGCGGCGGTGCCGATGTTGAGTTCGCTCCACTCTTCGTACTTGCGGCGGTTGCCCATGGTCTGGGCTATGAGGCGCGTTTCACGGCGATTGACGAAGAACCATCCTCGGCCGTAGCAGTTTTGACACGTCGACGAGGCTTGACCGCTGGTCTTGTCCACGCACGGGCAACGCATAGCGCGGTCGATGTAGGCATCATATCCTTGGTCATATATCAAGCGTTCGAAACGCCCCACGTCCCAGCCCACGGCCGGACGCCCCGGTTGCGCGGGGGTCAGGCTCACGGGTGGGGTGTCAACGATAGACGCGCTCAATATGGATTGCTTCTTGGCCATTACAGTACATCAAACGCGATACCGCGGTATTGGTTCTTGAGATTCGGCAGTTGTTGATTCAGTTCGTCCAGATACAGTTTAATGCGGCCGCCGAATAGACCGCCTTGGGCCGAACGTGTCAACGGCGTGTTTTGCGACACACCGTCCAGTGAAATACTCACCGACGACATGCCCACGCCGTACAGTACATCGCCTATCAATGCCAGAACGTTCAACGCTGCGGCCTTGGCTATGAAGTTCAGCAGGTCGGCAGGTATTTCGTCCCATCCGGTGACGTATTTCAGCCGCCAGTAGTTGGGGATGTACTTTTGACCAAACCACCCTAAATTGGGAGCAATGCCGTTATATACATACGAATTCTGCGTCATGATAGCCCCTTTTCCAGAACCGGAATTGGGGATCAGCGAAATGTTACGATACACGGCCACTGAAGCGATCTTCTTGATTGAAAGCCACTCCGATGGGTAGCGGGTCTGCATAACAGAGTTGATGAAACCGCACAACGAGCGAATACAGACCACAGGGTACATCGCACGAACGAAGCCCCAGTTGTTCCACTCTTCACGAATGTAGTCACGGCTTTCCTCGATAACCTGCTTCTTGAGTTTCACCGACAGTAGGTTTTCGACCTGCGTCTGCGCCACCTTAATCTGGGTCTTGATGGAGGACTCGGCGACACGCTGACCGTCAGGAGCGCACATCGGAATACCAAAAAGGTAGTTTTCGGCCAATTCCGAAGGGCTTATGACGAGGCCTTCGTTCTTGTTATAGAGGATGTCTAATTGAAGAGTCATTTTGGTCTGTTTTGCGAGTCGTAACGGTTAGACGAGGAAACTACTCCTCAGCGGCGACAGCGGCCTTGTATTTCTTCACCAGATAGGCTGCCATCAATTTGGCGTTCTTTACGAACTTCTTGTACTCGTCTTCGGGGTAACCAGCCTCGGCGGCAGTCTCGATCATTTCTTCGAGCGACATGGCGCGAATCTGGTCGATGACGGCCTTGTTCTGATCGGCCTCTTCGGGTTCAGCCTCCGGCTCGGGGTCGGCGTCCTTCGCCTTGTCTTTTCCAGCTGCTACCCACTCGGGGAGCGTCAGCAGATGGCGGGCGCAGGCTTCAGATACGTTGATCTCGCCGTTGCGGTCGATTTGGATTGTGCCGTCAACGGGAACGGTAAGGCGCGAACCGTAAAGGGACGCATTGTTGGTTTTCAGTTTCATTGCTTACGATTTAATGAAAAGCAGGAGCGGGGCTACCCCCACCCCTGCTTCTCGGTTGAACGATTGTTTCGTTAGTTGGCGGCACGTCCGATGTTGATCAGACGAACCAGTTTCTTCGGCGCGTACAGGAACGGCGTACCGTACAGCAGCACCATGAAGCGGTACGCAGGCGACAGAATCGCCAGGTCCATCTTCATCAGCGGGGCCAGCTGGGCGAACTCAATCACCTCGTTGTCGAACTGTACCAGGAAGGCCTGATCGCAGTCGGGCAGGAAGTAGTTGTTGTCGCGGCACAGGTCGCCGGCAGCGCCTGCGTAGCCCAGTTTCAGCTGAGCCACCGAGATGTCGAAGATCGGGTACAGTTTGCTGGTCTTGTCGCCACCCTTCTTCGAACGGTAGATACGATAACCCGTAGCCGGGTGAGCGTTGTCCACGATCGAGAACTTGAGGTCAACGACCGACCCCGCAGTCACGGCCACCGGAGTCTCGTTCACCACCAGCGACGACTCGCCGTGGCGGTTGATGGCTGCGATAGCGTAGATGTAGTTGCCAGCGTCCTCCGAGTTGAACTTCGAGGTCGTCACGTCAGCAACAACCGTAGCCGGAGCGGCGGTGTCCCATACGGGAGCGGCGGGCGACTTGGGATGCGTCGACTGAGCACCAGCAACCTTGAACGGAGCCTTCTTGAAGAAGACGTCGTAGTTGAGGCCGATGCGGCCGAACTGCGAGTCGAACGCCTGAACGCGCTGACCCATGATACCGGCGCTGGTCTGGGCGGTGTTGGGCTGGATGAACTTGTTGCCGTAGAACGTCTTGACGAAGTCCGAAAGAACGGCGGGGGGAGCATACAGCTCGGTTCCGAGGCCGTAGTTCTCGACGATCGAGTTGGCAGCCGTCTCGATGGGGTCCTCGGTCAGGCCACGACCGCGAAGGTCGATCACGTTATCAGAGTTGAGGTAAGCGTCCAGACCGCTCCATGCGTCCGACTGCAGCTGCTGAGCCAGCAGACCGTTGAACTCCTGCGGGATGATGTCCGAGTTGCCGTAGTACAGCGACTTGTTCAGTTTGCGGAGAATCCACAGCGTGCCGTCCTTGATGGTGCGCTCCATGATGTTGCCCACCATCGTGTTGACGAGGGTCATCTGGTGCGTAACGGACTTCGTAACGCCGAGATACTTCACGAGCTGAGCCCGACGGATGTAGATCGAGTCTTCCTCGTCGGGGAGTTCGCCTTCGTTGGTGAAGCCACCGCGGTCAGCACCGTACGATGCCAGCTGGTTGTACTCCTCAACGGTGTTGTAGGCGGCCTTTTTCGGCAGGTTCTTCCAGAGAACGATGTCGCTCTCGCGGAACGTCAGATGTTTCAGAGTACGCTCCAGCGACTCCACCTTCAGCGGAGCACCCGAGGCATCGGTCAGGTTCGTCGTCTGGCGACCCGTGATGTCGGTTGCTTCGAGGGCTTTGTTCAGCGCAGCGACCTCTTCCTGACTGGACGAGCCGTACTGGGCACCACGCGCTTGGATGCCATAGTCGGCGAGATTGATAGAAAGTCTGTCCATGATTTGGAATTGATTATGTTAGGAAATTGTTTGGGTGTTTACTCTACTACCTCGTACCCGGTTTCAGCCTTGAGGCGAGCGATAATGTTCTTGGGGAGACCGTCAGCGGGGCGTGCCTCAAACGCCAAAAGCGCATCACCGTACTCCTTGTCGTAGCCCTTGGCGAACGATGCCTGGTCGAGCAACGACGCAACGGCTTTCGGGTTTTCACGCAACGAAATGCGAGTGGCGTTGCCGCCCTTCTCGATACCGTTGTCGGCGTTACCTTTCGCGAAGGCGCGATCAACCACCGTAGCCGAACGCAGCGACTTCGGCTGCGGCACCTCGCTGCCATAGCGCTCCAGTTTGGTGGAGAAGCCCTCGATGATCTCGGTCTGGCCCTTGATGATGTTTTCGAGTTCGCCGATACGTTTAGCGTCTTCGGCGCGTTTCTGGCGAAGATCGTTCACCAGTACGGCAGTAGCGCGAATGTACGACTTGAATTCGTCTCCAACACCATGAATAGCCTTCAGGATGTCGTTATCGGCACCCTTCTTCATCTTGGCGCCGTTCTTGTCGCACTCCTCGAAACCCTCGTCGTCATCCTCGGTCTCTTCCTCAGATTCTTCCTTCTTGCCTGCAACGGCGTTCTTTGCGTTAGCGGCGTTGTGACGCGGCTCGTCGTCGTGGGTTTCGTCTTCCTTCCCCATCTGGCCATCAGCGTCATCGCCCTTCTGCACGTCCTCGGCATTGTCGGCTTTCTTCTCAGGAGCAAGCCCCAGAGCGTCATATGCCTTCTCGATGTCCTCGGAAGTGATGGATTTGCGTTTGTTCATAACCGATATATTTTTGATTAAAGTATACAATTCTTGGGCGTTCGGTATTGTAATATTTGGAATGTCGCGGAAGATACATTCCATGACGGAAGATTTTGAAAACGTTTTCTTCGGTTGGCCGTCTACGGATTCAGGCATAAGCGCTGCGCCGGATTCAGTAGTTAAAGCCTTCTTTTCGGTCTTGCCGCCATGCTCTTCAGCGTTATCGTCCTCTTCTTCTAAATCTACCTCAATACCATCGGCGTCAACCTGACCTTTGATGATGTTGACGAACGTGTGAGGGTTCTTCGGCATGTGTGTTACAGCAACGCCTGTAATCACCGCCTTCACGATCTTGTTGTATAAGGGTGATTTCTTGTCGTTGGAAGCACGTTTTATAACCTTGCCTTCGATGGAATATCCCAAGCGGCGTGTCTTGCTGTTTTCTTCGAGAGTTTTGGCTAACTCATATACCTCATTAGCCATAGGTGACGAAGCGTACAAATCACTCTCGATCCAAAGACCCTCGGGGCGCAGTTCTACTTTCGATGGTTCGCCGATGATTGCTGCAGGCGAGTTCTTGGCCTGATGGTGCCAGTTGACCATTCCCGACTCCTTCAAGGGCTGGATGTCGAAGCCTGACGGATCGAGTGTTTCGCCGTCAGCATCCTGATCGACGGTTGAAGCAATACCGCCGATGCGCATAACAGGTTCGCCTGTTTCCTCGTCGGTAGCCTTCTTTATGGGCTCGATAGGGCACCAAAAATTGAATTTATCGTCCTTAAACATGTTTACGGCACTATTGTTACCACCGTTATACTTGTAATGGCGAATCGCGTTGGTACTTTCTCCGGCTCGACGAACGGAACTACTGCTCAATGGACAGAATTAGGCGGTGGCGGAGCAATTATATGGGAGGGTGAGGAGTCTTTGGTGGACGAAGGTCCGAAAACATTCAACTTCAATAAGACCTTGAAAGATGGTGATATTATATCAGTACTATTCGATATTAATACTGATAATAATTTTAAGGTTACCGGATTTACTCAAAACCTAACCTTTCAAGCAATCGTTGGAGAGACCCTATCAAACGTTAATTATGTAGCTTTTTATGATGCCGGAGGTTCCTCAGGAGGCACTATAAGAGACATAGCCACCTTGCAAGTAGACTGCGGTACTTCCAGATTAATGATTACTACAAGGGGCGGCGAAATGACTCCTACGGCAAACAGATTTAGCATCAGAAGAATATATAAAGTTGCCAGCGGTAATTAATGAAAGCCCCTCATTTAGAGGGGCTTTTGATTACTTACCGGAAATATTATAAACTCCGGTTATCGCGTATACTATCTCTGGTATATCTCCGTCTTGATTAAGATATAAACCAAAATCAATCTGACCCACGAGAACGTTTTGATCGTTCTCAAGGCACAACCCATAGAATGTCCCGGCCGAAAAATCGGTGTAAATCTCCTCCAGCGCTACTTGAAATGTAGCATGGTTATCTATAAGAGACGGATTTATAATAGCCTGCCCCGCTACATGAAAGCTATTAGGGGTGCCCGTCTTTAACCAAGTTACAAGCAACACATCAGTACTCTTTATTTCGCGGGAAAGCGTAATAGTGGTCGTTCCACCCGACGTATTAACTAACGGGCACATGCTTAATGCTTGTTCGTCCCAAGTGGATATTTTCTCGAACGATGTTCCACCCGAGCCACCGCCTAATTCTGTCCATTGAATAGTAGTTCCGTTCGTCGAGCCAGAGAAAGTACGGCTACCATCAGCCGTTTGGAGTAGATAGGTGTACGATTTTGTCAAAGAGTTCTTGATACAATGCCCGTAAAAGGCCGTACGAGTAACGCCCGAAGGTAGTCCAATGGCGTTGGCTAAAGCATATACGATCAAGCCTTGACCTGCGCTCAAGTTTTGTATGACTACATTCGTTGGGGCTACGAAGTTAGTCACCGTCACTTTTTGCGCCGCTTGACCTACCATGGCGACTCTTACTCCCGTCAGATTCACAGCTCCGGTTGTTGCGTTAACAGCGATGCGGTGCATTTCAGCACCAAACGTTGAGCCAGTATCTACCGAAGGACAGGCGAAGACATAGTGATCGGTTTTACCGCTGTCTTGAGACCGAATAAAGTCTAATTGAATGTAGTCTGCCTGATCGGGGGTACTGAATACTAAGCGGAAGATATCGGCAACCTTAACGAATTTCAAATCGCCAGTAGGCACATCCTTGTTTTCGGCGTATGTGAATTCGTACACCGAGGCTTCGATTCCCGTGGGGGTGCCAACAATAGACCAGTTCGTATTGTAAATACTCGTAGACTGGTAAGTATACAGATACGAGCGTCTATAAGTATTGATTGAGGTAGAAGTGCCGACATATTTAACCGACAAAGCAGAAACTTTTACAGCATAACCTACCAACTCCGAACCGGGACCATTAGCAGCGTCAACGGCGCTTGTAAACGTGAACATCTCACCAACGGCAATATCACCAATCGCACCATTACTGAAAGTGTTGCGGGTAAAATCAGTAACCGTCAGATATTTCATGGCGCTGCTGCTTCCGGCCCACTCCATCGTTACACCCAGACCGCCCCAATCGCCAGAAGCGGTCGAGTGAAGTTTCGTGATGATCGCTTCGTCAGTCAGTGTCTGCAGCGTAGGCCATGCCATAGCGACACTGGACGAAGGAATGACTCGGATATAATCGTTCGTCAGGTGGAAAATCTGGAGGCCGTTCGTCCCCTGCGTCTCGGCATTCGTGCCCTGAATGATATTTACGATGAATGCCATTTCAGGTTTCCCGGACGCTCCGGTGGCGGGGTTGCCGGATACGATACGAAGACGGCCAATATTAGCCGCCGCCGTCAGCATCTCGAGCATACTGAGAAGTGTAGTCTTGTTATCGACGTACTTCAAACGGCTGTTGATAGGCAAATCACCCATATTCGGATTCTGCGAAAACGTCAACGCCGCAATCTGGCTTGTGTTAATCTTGTTGGACTCAGAAACCTGAATTTCTTCTTGTCCGCTGGCCGAAGACTTCAGCGTCAACGCAGACATGTCAATAAAAGTAGGCATATTCTATGATTTTATGAATTTACAAATTTATAGTTGTCACGCCATTATTTCAACGTGTATTGCAGGCTCGTTGGCGTCAATGGAAACTTTCGGGCTGTCGTACTTCGTATCACCTAACGGCGTGATAATTTTACGGCACTTTTCTTCTTTGGCCAACGCTTTGGTGAAGTCGCGTGGGTTTTTCATGCGGGTGATCGACAGGTCGATGATGTTGCACTGACGGTACAACTCCTCCGTGGTACAATGGAGCGAAACACGTTGCCCCATTGAGGCTTGACGCTCGATTTCAGCTACCATCAGTTTCTCAACCTCAGACCGGGCCTGCTTTTTGCAGTTATCGTCAAAAACCTTCACAACAGCTGCACCGGGGGCGCGATAACGAATGCGCTTGCCGGCGTACAGGTTGTCGGCCATAGCCTTGGCCTGTGTTTCGGGGGTGCGCAGCGTGGAGGTAATGACGATATCGGGGTTGTTGGTATTATCGGCGACGCGGCTGATAAGGTCTTTCACCGTGTCGTTAATCGCAAACGCCGACTTGTTAGCGTATGTAATATTTGCCATACGGAATTGTGATTTTGAGTGCTTCTACACTGATTGAGTTCGTATTCATCCAATCCAGCAAGTAGTCCGACTTATCGGCATTGCTTAATTTTACAAAGTCCGCAGGCGTCACGGCGCGTTTCGCCAGGTACTCCTTGAATCCTTGTTCCATGAGGGCAATACGCTGCCCCTCCACGGCTACCTTCTGGAACAACGGCGACAACTCATCGAGAGTGAGAGTTTCCTGAATAGCCTTACGAAATTCCCGTGCGTCAATGTCATTCAACATCGGGAATTCGCCGCGGAACGGTATAAGTTCCGACGGGCGTTTACGATCGATGTATCGCGACGCTGCGCCTCCTACAACGGAGGTCGTCAGATTGCGCGGTACACCATATTTGCCTTTGCTTTTCATGGCTTATTTCCTTGTAATTATTTTCGAACGGTTGAACACGATCATGAACGAGTTTCCGCAGTGATTACCGTTAGGCTGGATCATGGCGTCATAACCCTTCAACGCAGCGTATACACCCAATACATCGTCACACGATCGTGCGGCTTGATATATTCCGGCATAAATGTCCTTGTCGGGATTTCCGACGCTGTTGGTAGCCAATTTACGGGCTGCGTTACGCTTTTCTTGATAGACGCGGAAGGCGTCAGCGCGTTCCTTTTGAAGACGGTTTACCTCGTCGTCGAGATTATTGACAGCCTCCTTGACAGCTTCTTCGATACGGCCGTAGTGCTCGCGCATGATCCATTCCTTAAACTGGCGGACGGGATAGTTGTACGGACGTGAAAAGCCGCTTTTGCGCTTAATAGCGTTATTCTCGTACCGGTAACGCGAGAACAGAAAACGCTCCGTGGTATTCGGCATTTTGATGACCAAATCACCACTGCCGTTATTCTTCTCGGTAATGGTACCGCCATTGGCCGTTACCCAGCCGCGGAGGTGGTTGTTCACGAAATCGTCAAATTTCATATAGTCCGGGTTGCCGTCATCGTCGATAGCACCCCAGTCGATGATCTGATCAATCTGCAACGGGATGTCCTTGTAGGCAAAGTCGTCCCAATGCATGTTGGCCTTAACCTGCTTTTCGGTAGTGTCGGTTAGGGTGTTCAGTTCTTGAGACAACTTGTTGTAGTTATCCTCCGCGTCTTGCTGCTCCTTGAGAGCCTTCTTGGCTGCAGGAGAAGTGGTGAGCGACAGTTTCTGAATTTCATCACGAGCGTCTTGAACGGTAATCACCTTGGCGGAATCATCCAGTACAGCTTCGATGACAGCCCCGTTGTAACCAGCGTAACAACGGGCGTTTTTGTAAGACGATGTGTGCTTGTACCCCGACGGCGTTTTATTGGCGTTATCAGAATCGTTGACGTGGAAATAGATTCCTTCGCCGTAAACGCTTTGCGTACCGTAGAAACACGCGTCGTTGTACTTGAAGTCGTCAGCGTAATATTCCGTATCGCTGCCGCGCGCATTAACGCCACGGAACAGATGGTATTTTGACTGCGCCACCTTGGCCCAGAAGGTATTATCACCTACAACGTCAGGACGCACATCGAAACCGCGGGCCTTGCAAATATTGGACAGCATCTCCCATCCTACCTGATTATTGGTATTGGTTAACTTGTCCGCAGCACTGATTCCGCTGACGCTACTGTAGATTTCCGCCAACTCATCATCGGTGAACTCGCGGTACATTTCCGCATCCGGTTTCAGAGTTCGCGGCGCAACCTTTCTTTGCTGGCGTTGCAACTCTACCTCGTACTGTCCTCTGATGCGATCAAGGTCTTTGAAACGAGCCTCGATGATAGCACGCATCTTCGGTTTAGAGGCCAATTTACCAGCGTCGAAAAACGCCAACACCTCGTCTTTGCGTGCCTTTAAGGCGTCAATTTGGTTGATAAAATCCCGCGGCGTAAGGTTAGCTACAATCTGTGGGTTGTAGTGAACCATGCCGTCCCAGTCGATTTGACTGTTAAAAGGCTTATTGGCGCCTTGTGCTCGGTAGTCGAACGTACCGCCGTTATCCACGCGATAGACTTTGCCGGCGGCGTCAACCAAGCAGTTGTCATTCTGGTAGATATCCCAGTTGGCCAAAAAGGCATCAACGGCGAAGCCTTTGGCCATAGCGTCATAGTCCTTGGCCTGCGGCTCACTCATACCGCGCATGTACGGCGAAATAAGCGTCAAATCGGTTCCGTCGTCGTACATTTCATATTCTGGCGTGTCGAGCCCCAAGAGGTCATAAACCTGCGCGGCGTAGTATTCTGCAGCAACGTGACCGCGATTAGTGTTTTTAGAACTCTTGACGACAAACTCACGCCCTTTAGAGTCCTTCATGAGTTTGGCTCCAGTACTACCGCCGAGGTCCTGCACATAGGTGAGGTCTGAAGGATCGGCAGGGAACATCTCGTTCAACTGCTTCTCTTCCTGAGCCAGCATGGCTTTAGAACGAAAGGCTCCTTTTCCAATAGGTTGGCCGTTGGCGGTCTTGTAAACTCGCCAGTCGTACGTCGTCTTGGCGTTAGGAGTCAGCGTCCAAATGTACACCACGCCATTCACGACCTTGGTCTGGCCAGGCATGATGGCTTTGGCTATCTCGGGGTCTTGATCGATACCGTGGATGTGGTCATACACCGATTTGGCGACGTACAGGTTGTACGAATAGTCGTCAGCAAAGTCTTCAGACCGCGCCTTATACGCTTCACACGCCTTCTCCAGTACGGCATCAGATATCTCGCCCTCAGCGTTACGGAGGGCGAAGACATCGAGTGCTTTTCTGAGTTCATCCATGGCTGGCTATTCGAACAACAGGGTTTCTGCCTTTTCGATCGACATTTCATCAACGTGGAGTGCGCCAAGATCAATCTCTTTGGCCTTCCACGTATCAGGGATCATGTCTTCAGCACCGAGTGTTTTGGCGCGACGCTTGATCCAGCGGCGAGCGCGTTCGGGGTTCTTAGCGTTGCCGGCGAGGCGGATGGCGTTCTTCAGATCAGACTTGTTGCGGATCGGGAACGAGCCGTCGGGGAGGGCCTCCTTTTTCTTGGCGAGTTTATCGCGCTGCTCTTCGGTGAAATCGGCCTTTTCGAGCGATTCTGCGCCGTTAAGTAACTGCTCGGCCTTACTGATCGCGTCGGAGGTTTCGATCGGTTGAATGGCCTCATACGCGAGACTCTTCGTCAGCGCACGCACGGCACTCTTCTCCCACTCCTTTTGCTTCGCACCGATGAGGTTCGTCCACTCACCGCCCTGTTGGGCCATACGGTTAGAACGTTCCGTAGAGCGTTTTTCTGACAGAATGGTACCGAAAGTACGGGTGGTAAACTTGGCGGGATCGATCTTATCCTTATTCTTGACGATCAAATCGAACAGCTCTTGGCGTTCGGCCTTGTCCTCTTCAGGATCGTCAAGGTGAGGTGCCTGAGGTACGTCCATACTGGCGAATCGGTCTTTTAGTACCTCGATAGTTTCATCAACCGTCAGGTACACCTCCGACGAAAGCGTAGCGCGGCTGATGATAGCTTTAGTATCTTCGTTCTTGGCGAGGTTCACCAAGTCCTTGTTGGTCATGATGATGATACGTCCCGTGAATACGAAATTCGACTTGACGTCTTCAGGGTCGCCGACGACGCGTTTACCACTGGCGGCAGTAGCTTTCTTCATGATAGAAGCCAGGTCGGCGCGGGCGATAACGGAATCGGTATCGTCGAACAGCAGAATCTTGCCGTTGTGGGCCTTGAGTACGCCCAACAGCTGCTTCTTGGAGTTGATATCACCAAGTTCAACGTAGTCATAATCGCCGTCGCCAGGGGCGTCGGTCTCAGCGTCAAACGGACGCTTGTTGAGCAGTTCGGCGATCTTCTTGAAACCGTACGACTTACCAACGCCTGCGCCTCCGGCCGAGATCATGAAGCGTTGCTCCTTGTTGTCCAAGAACTCCAGATACTGGCGGTTCAGGTCGTACATTACCTCAACGGGCGGCTGGTAGTCGGGGTCCTTACGCTTCATCTTGTAGACGAAACGGTCGTAGGCGATACGGTCTTGGCGGTTCTGGAGTTTGTTGAATTTCTTCTGAACACGCGGGTCCTCGGGGTTGAGGAACCAGTCTTCCATAATCTCGCCATCGACGTTTTCACCTTCGCCGTCGTTAATATCAACCTTGTCTTGGGCGTTAGTAGGCGCAACGTCGTCCTGCTTGGAGGTCATCTTCAGCAGCGCGTCGAGTGTACCGGAGGTATCAACAGCCGAAGCGTCGAATTCGTCACGCGTCTTCAACTCCTCATAGGCGATCTTACGCAACTGCGCGTTGCCCTTGGGGTTGTTTACTACTTTGAGCAGATTGTCTGCGGAGGTACGCTTGGCCCACTCTTCAAGGCTGGCGGAACCGCCAGCAGAACCCGATTTACCTTCGTCGGCGGCAGGAGCCTTCTTGTTCTTGGCGTTTTTGTCGAGACGCCAGTTAAACTTTCCCGGCTTGTATTCGGTCCAAACCCACGGCTGTGTAGGGTGGTGGTCGCCGACGTTGTGTTTTGCTTTTTGGATAATGTCTGACATACGTTGTGCAGTTTTCCAATAAATACTTGGAATCCTACACTTCTACAGCGTCAAAGTCAATATCAAACTTCTTGTACACAATACGCAACTCCGGAACGCCGTTTATGGGTTTCTTCTTTTCGTCAACACGAGCGTTAAGCGGCCAACGCTTCAAGATAATATCGTGAGCACGCTGTACACGCTCTTGACGCTTGTATACGTCTTGAAGACCGCCGCCTTGAGTGGCTTCCTTGTTCATTTTGCTCTGGAGAAGGAAACGCACGAACCGCGCATACACGATACCGAGGTACATGCACTTCAACGAATAGTCGATATCACACTTCAACTCCAACTTTTCGTCAAAATCCAGTTCCAGCGTGCGTAAGCCTTTGAACACGATGAGGTGAGGGATGCCGCCGTATTTGAAGCGAGGGCTGACGTCGGTGCAGTTCCAGTCAAACGCGCTCTTCCCCATGGTCCCGTACTCGAAGTCGGTTTCCATGACTTCGCGGTTGAACTCTTCGAAGAATTCAGCCAACTCTTCAGGGGTTTTCAACGAAAGCCCGCATTTGGCTTCGCCGTCAATCGAATAGAAGAAGTTGGCGATATCGTCATCCATGACCACTACCGGGCGCCCCTCGTGCAGATAGGTGTTCTTACAGAAATTGACTACATAGCTGTAGCCACGATTCGATGCCGGTAGCACGATAAGGCGTTCACGCTCGTGACCCGCTTCGACGTATTTCTCGACGTCTTCTTTCTCGACTACGATGTGATAGTCGACGCCGCCCTTTTTCAGCAGTTTGGTCGTGACGCATTTAGGGCGGTTCTTGGACACGACGAAGAATTGACAATTCATACTCAAAACGGTAAGTCACCCTCGTACCAAATTTCCTCGGGTGGGTTTTGTTCTATAAAACGTTGATATTTGTTCATCGTAGGCTCTAACGACGGATAAAAGCGCAGCGCCAGTTCCCACTTAACGTCGAACATATCGCCAACATCAACCCGGCGTTTCATCAACAAACTTTCGCTGCCGTAGCACTGGACTTGAATCTGGCTACAACCGCGGCGCGTGTACGAATACGGAAAGTCGCGATAGTATTCCGCCCCGGACGCCGTATCATACACCGTATCGTGCACAAACTGGTTGAAGGGGTTGCCTGCACCCAACGGCGCTAACAGGGTGTATCCGGGGTTGCGGCGCATAAACTTACGCAAATAATCGCGAAGCGTTTGTTCGGCGAAATTAAGCCCATCAGTCCCGAATTTAGCGCGAAGGTACATATAGACGCTTTCGTAGCTATAATCCCTGTAATGGGTCTTGAAATCGCTGCAACGGACATCTTCTAACTCCAAGTCCAGACAGTCCGCGCCGATTCCCAGAAAATCGTACAATTTACGCTGTTCAGCGAGCGACGATGGCGCGTTATCAACAGTAAGCACCCGAACGTCGTATTCGGGTGCTACTAAAACGTGACAAGCGCTCATCAGGAGATCACCCGCGTGCGGCTCGACACAGAGGTACTTTATTTTTCCCATGGCCGTTTGTAAATCTTCTCAGCGCACGGGCCGTCCTTCGATACGTCTTCAGCCATACGGCGAATTTCAGGCGTAATAGGCGGCAGCGTTTTCTTGCCCATTTTGTCAGGCAGGAATCCGACGCGGACGCTGACGTGTGTACACCCTTGACACGGCCGGAAACGGCGGTCATTGTTGTACAGCATAACGCGAGCGGCGTGAAAACGCGGATGGTTCCAAAGGTCCTCGATAGGCATATCGTGGATATTGGCGATAGGGTATTCGCCGCGGAAGTCGTCACAGCACAGACACACCTGGCCATTCCAACGCACATCCAGTTCACGGAACGGGAAGGTACAGCGCTTGTTGTTGAACGAATCGTCGAGCGGGAACGCTGCACCGCAGTGATTGGCCAGGCGACGCGTCATCTTGTTGGTATCGTCTTCGGCGATAGGCGGCAGCAGGCAGATACGACGCCCCTGCTTGGGATAGTAGTACGGAACGCCCGGTTCCAGCGTGACGACGTTGTACTTTTCAACGTCGATCTTCTTGACGAAGTTCCAGTCGCCGTTGGCTGTGTAGCAGTCAACCAGTATGTCGTTCATGCCGGCCTCGAACAGGCGGTCGAGGTACTCGGACGTGTCAGCGGCGTGGTTCATGGCGTAGCCGTTGCTGTACATATGAAATACGGCCTTCGGTAAGTGCTTGCGGAACGTAGCCACGATGTCGATGAACGCGGGGTTAAGCGTCGGCTCGCCGTGCATAGCGAACACGAACTTACAGTTCCACCCCACGCGTGCCACCTCCGAAGCAATACGCTCGGCGGTTTCAACGGTCATGAAATTCCACGGTTTAGTCCCTTTTTCGCGCATACCGTGAAGACCACAGAACGAACACCCCAGATTGCACCCCTCGGTCGGCTCGATCTGCATGGTAAACGGGGGGTCTTGTACGATTTTGTTTTTCATTATTTGGTAACTTTAATGTTAAGTTTCACGTTCTTTAACTTTGGGTTCTTGAATTGACGCTTAACTGGCTTGGTGAAGGCGCGTGTTGCGGGGTCCCATTCGAAGCCGTCAGGAACGAAGTTGATCGTACACCGACAGTAGGGGTGCGTTGGGTCAATCGTCGGGAGCCATTCAGCTACTTTGCGTCCAATATTGTTACCGTTGGCAATAAGGTCTGCCAAGCGGAACAGTTTCGGCTTTGAGTTGAGGTCTTCAGGGTCTTCCAAGTACAATTCACGACATTTGGCACACGCGCCGGGGTAAACGTCGAAATACACCTTGGCGTCAGGGCCGTGTTGCTTGAAAATACTTTCAGCGCGGCCTACATTGTAGGCTTCATGGAGAAGGTAATACGCAATACGCAGCCAATCACGCCCCCAGTCTTGGGTAAGGTTCCCCAGTTCGCTGGCTATATACCGCGCTCCCTTACGGAGTTGAACGGCTTGAATGGCCTTGTCTTTGATTTGCTGGCGTATTGCCGATTGCTGACGAAAGTTCGACTTGAGTACAGCGTTGCGCGTTCCGGTGACGATCCGGTTGCCGAGCGACGTGATGTCGGTATAGGCGCGGTTCTTGAGGTAGTTCAGCGCGTTTTCTTCCTGTTCAGTGAGTGGAACGAAGTTTCCCGATTTCAAGAACTGGAGAAACTGCTTGTAGTTCATCTTCTTGGCGCGTGTGTCACCGATTGCTTCAGCTAAGATTCCAAACAAAAAGGCGTGTTCGATGATACCCTTTGAGTTCTTGTACTTATCGACGTTGACGCCCGACGCTACCAAGATATCAATTTCAGACTGCGTAAGGTAGTCCAATCCGACGTGTTTGGCAATAAAGAGATACTGCCAACGTCGGAGAATACCGACCATGTCGTCTATTTGGCGGTTGTTGAAAATCATTGTCGTTAATTTTTAATCATCATCCCCATCGTGCTCAGTACCCCACGTTCCGTTATTCCTCAACGTGCGGGGAGATGGTAAATCAGCGACACTCACCTTCGCGCCGTAACTGCCACTTTGGGAGTTTTCTTTACTACGCACGCGATTCGCTCTTTTAGCTTCTTCCGCGGGTGAAGGGGTCGACACCTTCCTCAGTAGGCGAATATCTCCAACCTTGACTGGATCGACGAACTTCCCACCTCCTACCTTAGACCTTGAACCGTCAATCTTGACCTCAAACTCATCGCCTTTCAAGTGCTTTATAATAGCACCAACAGAATAGGAATGGCAACCATACCTATTCTTCACATGAACGATTATCTTATCGCCATGCCCCAAGTCTGAAACGCTAACCCGGTGTCCCGAATTGAAGTCATCAACCGTATATCCCCACGTTGGTTTCGACGGCAAAACTATCCGTTCGAAATTGGGTTTTTCATAGGGCATTCCAACACGCCCCTTCTTTCGATTTTCAGGCGTGTTGGCGTAACGACCGCTCTTAGAACGCGCCTTCTCAAGCGCATCATCGGTCAAAGTGTTTCCTTGAAAACAGCCAATGGCCTTTCGTAAGTGATCGTTGCGGTATTTACTGGCCTCGTGAAAGGTCCTTGTGATTTCGTCTACTTCCATAATCGTACCTTTGATTCATGGCCGCGCTTAAAGATAACCACGCAGTCGTTGAGGTTGATTTCAGCAGCGGTGTCGGTGAGTTTAACGACTTTTCCTACTCTGTAACTGAATCCGGCTTCAGTGCGTACCTTGACGATAACGGTACTGCCCTTGAGGAGTTCGGCGAAGTCTTTAATTTTGACAGCGTCTTCATCAAACATTTTCTTCAAAAACCAATCGGCGTCAGGCTAAAGGCGGATTTCTTCGTCGGGTTGTAACGACACCGTGATCGATACACCAGAGGGGTACACCTGCACTTCACACTTACCGTCGGCAATACGCGATAATGTACCGACGTTGTACTTCGGCCGACCTCTTTCGTCCCTAACGCGGGTAACAACCCGCACCGGATATGGCGGTTCTTTCTCCAATGCGCTGTTACCAGCGATTATCGTACCGACGTTCCAAATCTTTTCAATCTTCGTTGACGGTATGGCCCAAATTGCCTTTCTTTGTTTCATCCTCGTTTAGTTCTTTAACCGCCGCAGCCGTAGCGTCGGCGATGTATTTCAAGACATCACCGAGCGCCGCGGCGTTATTGGCGTTCCATTCCTTAATGAATCGGTTCTCGTATTGAGTAACGGTGGGGAATGGCGACGGAAGGAAGTGTGTATGTTTGGCGTTGTAGGGCATTACTCTTCGGTGTTACCGCCGTAGATTTCGAGGAACTTGTCGACGAATTCCTTGTTGGTGCGTTTCATTACCTCGATTTGCGCGTCAACCTTCTTGCGGTATTCTTCCGGATCATACTCCCCGCGAAGCGAATCGCGTGCAGCCTGACGCTCGTCAGCGATTTTCTTCAACTCAGGATGGTTGAGGAGTTCTTGGCCAACGCCCTTGTCGCGCGACTGCGGATCGGTAAGCGAATTGAGGCTCAAAGCAGCACGCTGGGCCTCCTTGTCGCCGGATGCGATCCTTGCTTTCAGAGCGCGGGCAATGCCTTCAGGATTCTTGGCGATCATCTTGGCGTACTCAGCCGGATCAGCCCCTCTGCCGGTTTTCTTGATGAATTTATCGGCTGCAGCGTTATCCTTCTCAGGCGAAGACTTTGTAGCTTTGTCGGCCTTGGTGCCCTTTTCAGCACTCTTCACTTCAGCCTTGGCGGCAGCATCAGCCTTCTTACCTTGCTTGGTAGCGCTTTCCTCCTCACCGCCGATCAGCGCGTCGAGTTCCTTCTGGCCGTCCTTCGATACCTTCACGCCAGCCATCTCGAACATATTGGCGATGGTGTCGGCAATTTCGTCGTCCGTAGCGTCGGACTGAGCACCACCAGTGTCAACCGGATTTGCTTTCATGGCTGCAGCCAGCTCCTTGATGGCCTTGGCGTCGCCTTTCTGCTTTACGAAGGACTTGAAGCCTTCAGTGTCGAAGTCGGTGTCGTTTTCAGCCATGTCGTCGAAACTTTGAACGAGGCCCTCGGCGCTGCTGACCTTACCGTCGTCGTTGGCGTCAGCGCGCATCTTGTCGAGCGTGGCTTGGCCTTTCTTCGAAAGTTCGATACCGGCTTCTTCGAAGATGTTGGCGATCTCGTCAGCGATTTCATCGTCGTTCAAATCGCTCTGAGCCGATTCAGCCTCGTCGGATGCCTTGATGGCGGCGACGAGTTCCTTGATGGCCTTGGCCTCGCCCTTGTTGTCGATGAGGCTTTCGAGCGCTGCGCCGAAGTCATCGTCTTCACCCGACTCCGAAGTGTAGGCGTCCCACTTGGCCAGAACGCTTTCACCCGACCCGCGAAGGTTGTCGAGTTCCTTCTTGGCCTCACGCGGTACGCGCGTTCCGGCCTCTTCGAACATATTCTCGATCATGTCGGCGATCTCGTCGTCAGCCAGATCACTTTGCCCGGCCTCGCTGGGCATCTTACGGATGGCGTCGGCGATTTCCTTCACGGCCTTACCGCCTTTTTCCTTCACGAACGATTTGAACGACTTGGCGTCGAAGTCTGCATCGCCCTCAGCCATAGCGTTGAAACTGTCAACGAGCGATGCGGCGTCAGCCTTTCCGCCCTTACCCTTGGCGTCGGGATCGCCAAACTTAGACGCGGCTCCCTCAACGTCGCCGATCTCCTTCACCGTCACCGACTCGAAATTGTCCACGTCGGCGTAGGGGTATTTGTCCACGCGGTAGCCCTCGCTGGTCTTGGTGACTACAAGGTCGAAGCCGTCTTCGTCACCGCCGATCTGCTTGATGAAGGCGTGCGAAGCGTCCTCAACTCCGGCGTACTGCTGGAGGTCCTGATCGTCCATCTGACGGAAGCCCATGCCCTCGAACGTCGATGCCGATTTGGCGTCACCGTCAGCCAGCCCGTTACGCAGCGACGTGTCGCCGTTCTTGTTCTTGGCGCGAACGCTTACACCGCGGCGTTCCAATTCAGCGGTAGCCACCTTGCGCATTTCGGGGTCAGCCTGCGGATCGTTGGCAACCTTCGTCAGCGCCTCCTCCGAAGCCTGACGAGCGTGGTTCTGGAGGCTGACATTTCCCTCAGGCATACCACCCTCCTGGCCTTCGCCTTCAGGGTCTTCCTTGGCGGCTTGGCCGTACTCCTGTCCCACGCGCTGCAGACGACGGTTTTGAGCGTTGTCGGTGTAGACACCGTGACGCGCTTTTTCGATCGGCTCTTCCGCGGCCTCCTCGGGGTTGGTGAACCCTTTAAGAATTTGCTGGCGACGCGCTTCGCCGTAGTTGATAACTTCTTTCATGGTGTTATAGGTTTATAAGTTTCATTTCCACTACAAAAGTACTGAATTTTCTCCAAACTACCAAGAGAACCGTCAAAATTTTATGCCAAAATCCAACGTATATCCCCACTGGTCTTCAACCCTTATAGCTGAAGCGCCAACCATGAAGCGTTGACGAAAGTCGGCTCCGGCGGAGAACTTTTGCGTACCAAAGTCCACGGACGTTCCTATCTGGGCGTAGCCTTGGATGAAGGGTATTCGCTTGTCGATGATGGTGTGTTCTATCTCGTGGATGCGGATCAGCGGCTTGACGTGCGACACGGCCTCCGTAATGGCGTTACGCTGGACAGTGGCGTTGACGCGGAATTCACCGATACTGTCGTTAGAGAAGTCGAGGTGATACTCCTTGCGCGCCAGATAGTCGGCCAGTAGCGCGGCGGTGTCGATTTCACCCGGTAGGTAGATGGTGGTGTCGCGGATGATGATTTTCGGGACCGGAACCTTTACCGTATCGCGGTATTCGACCGTGTCGTGCTTTGTACGCCACCTTTCAACGACTTTAGGGGGTTCAGGGGTATAAGTACTTCGCCCGAATAAGAACGCGAGAATTAGGGCCACCAAAACGAGGATTATTTGCACTACTGTTTTCATGGCCGTTTTCCGCTTTTGATCATCTCCTCGTAGGCCGTTATGGAGGCTTCGAGTTCGTTGATGCGTCGCTTGTAGTCTTCCGCCGCCTTGTTGGCTTCACGCTCCTGAGTACGGAACTCTTCCATCAGGCGGTTGTACTTATCACGGTCGGCCTGACGCTGGGCCTCATACTCGTCGCGTATTTTGATGAGTTCGTTACGAAAGTTCGTCATCATTTCGTTGGATAACTTACGTTCGTTCTGAACCTCTTGGTAGAGGTTGTTGTAGCGTTCCTTCCACCACGACTCCTTTTTGTCCAACTCGGCCATCAGCGTATCATAACGGCCTTTCCAGAACTCTTCGCCTTTGAGGTCAGCGTCGGCTTGGCTACAACGTACTTCCTGATCGTATTTCTTACGATCCAGCATACGCGCCACAATGGCGTAGCCAATACTGCCCACCCCGAACAGAAGCGAAATTACAGGGAAGATGGTGGTCGTGAAAAGTCCGTCAGCCATTGTGTTTCATTCTTTCGTTAATACGTATGCGAGCGGCCTTGGCGGCACGAGCATATGCGTTATAATCGTAATTAGAGCGAAGACACCTCACAATTTCGTCAGCGAATACCCGTATAATCCCGTCGCGTGCGCTGAGGTAGGCGTCCATGTCCCCCTCGTTGGTAAGCGTAGCGGGATAGATTATGAGTTTCACCTCCGCGCTAACGCGATTGAAGAAACGATACCACTGACGGTCATACGAATCAACGAACAGAAACGACCGCCAACGAATTTGAGGCGTCAAAATATCGTAGTGGTTCGAAAGGTTGTAGGCAAAGTCCCGCGTTAAAGCCGGGCAAACCCGGTTCAACGTCAAACTGCACCCGTCCTTCTGGTCGGCGAAGAAGTCCACCGCCATGGCTATACCGTAGGTGCGATGTGGCCGGAAATAATTCCAAACATCGTAAGCGTTGCCGACGACCACTTCGATACGCCGCCGACGCAACTCAGCAGCCAGCGCTTGGATGAAGCGTCGAGCCTCGGCGTTGAAACGCTTGGATGTTAAATAGACCACCTTGCACATAACTTACGATTGTCGATTGAGAATGTATTTCGTCATCAGCCAATATCCACGTTCACCTCCATAAAGCGGCATAAAGCGGCAGTTAATGAGGGTCTGATAGCTGGACGCCGACGGCGAACCAATGGTGTTCTGATATACGATAACGGGCAGCCAAGTGACATAAAGATCTCTGCGAATAATCAACTTGGCAGTATTATTAGGCATACGAACCCAAAAATCCCACATACAATCAGTACGGATATTTTCGTAGTTTTCAGAAATAGACGGCTCCACGTTTGGTAACGTAACCGTGGCCGCATCATAAAACATACCCGGCTCAATGAACCAATTGGTCGGGTCAGTACCTTCCCAAACGTTAACGGGATATTGCTTTTCGACTCCGTTGTTTATGAGCGACATAACGTCAACACCTAATTTAGGCTGCGTAACGCTTTGCGGACGAATACTCTGCGTACGAACCAAGCTATCAGCCACGTAGGGGACGTCATCTACTCCGCCGCCAAACAGCGAGGCCAAGTTGTTGACGATCTTAGCAACAGCCTGATACAGATTATCCGTTGGTTTGATCTGGTACGAAGGATTAGGACTGGCCGGGAAGTCGCCTGCGTTACCACCAACAGTAACAGCAGTAGCCTGTCCGTTGAAGTCTTGGAGGAATTTCTGAAGAATACCGATGGCCTGTTCCACGGTATCACCTGCCTGAGGATAACGCGACTTGTTCGCTGCTGGAGCATACGCAGGCGAAAGACTCATGCCGGTACTCAATTTCAGACGGTTGTACCAGCCTTGTATCTTGTTGAGGGCCGTCTTCAAATCATCCTGCGTGGTCAGGTCCTGAGGCGCGGCCACCGTAGCTGTTACGGGATTGACCTCGATCAACTTGGCGCCAAAGATCATTGCCGACGAACCGTTCTGCCAGTCGTTGATGATTTTGCTGACGTCAGCAAAAGCCTTTTCGATGGCCACATAGTCGGCCTTGTATTGCTTGTAGCCGGGGACTTGGGTATCGCCCGTCTGCTCAGAGACGATAACGCCGTTCATCGCTGCGCTGAAGTCGAAGTACAAGCCGTTGACGAACCCTAACGAGTTCTTACTCGAATTAGACAGCAACGACTTCACCGTTCGCTTCACCAACGTAGGAATGTTGTTGATGACCCGCATGCCGTACAACACGTCTGCGAGAGCCGGGTTGTCGGTCAGCTGTTGGAACGTGTAGTTGAGTTTCGAGGTCTTTTTGTCAAACGTAGCGACGATGTTGTCGAAGAAGTAGTTGGTCGATGCCACATACTGAGTCGTCGTACCTTGGCCAGCCAAGTCTTCAACGATGATGTTGTTGAGTTTATCGACGTACTGGATGCGCGTTTGCCCCACCACCCAGACCATGGTGTTCCACTGGGCGTCAGCGTCGCGTTTCAGGACATTGTAGAACGCAGCGATAGGTAAGCCGCCCGGAAGGTTCGCTTTATTGATAAGGTCGTTGAAATCGCCTATTTCGGACACAATCGCCTGCGACATCGGAATCCACTGCCCGAGTGAGGCGTCGTAGTTCTTGTGGAGTTTGTCGGTGGTGTCGTACCAGATAATCGCCGGATTCGACGGTGGTGTCGTTCCGATGGATATACCTGCTACAGTTCCGACGTCAATAGTTGCCATTGTGCGTTGCGGTTTAGCGTGAATATACGTAGGTAGCGCGGTCGGCCCACACGAAATTGTAACTCATGTCGCCAATGGGGTATTCGGTGATGGTGATTCCGTCGGCGGTAGTCTCACGCTCGATGCGCCACCCGGCTTCGCCTTGGCCCGTACCGATGGGGGCATAGCCGCGGTAGATCACGCTGCCGCCGGAAGCGTCGATGATAGGCTTGGGCATAGCGTCAGCCAACAGCTGTACGATGGGCGCGGTGTTCTTCTCGTTACTCGTCATGGTTTATTGCTTTTTGTAAGTATTCATCGAATGCGGCCACGAGCGGATTTGCCTCACGGGCCTTCATAGTTTCTTCTTCATCGCCTTGGGCGTAGAGATCGAACGGGTTGCCGGCCTGCGCTTCATCGTCTTCCTCACCTTCGCCGCCAGCCACAGGTTCATCGGCCGGGCCGCCAGCAACCTCCATACCCATACCCGCGGCCTCTTCGAACGGGTTGCCGCCGCCCATACCACCCATCGCCTGTTGCTGTTGTTGCTTGGCGCTGAGTGCTTGCTGGATGACGGCGTTCTCGATGGTGTCGCCACCCTTTTCTTCGCCGATAGCCGGGAGGTCCCACTTCTCGCGAATCTCGTCCACGGTCTGGAAGGCTTGAAGGCGTTTGATGTCCATATCCAGCTCTTCGGAAATGGTCATTCCGTTGAGGCCCATGAATACGAATTCGAAGTCAGGGTTGATTTGCTCGACTATGAATTTGTTGAGTTTACGCTGGATGAACTTCAGCATCGGGTAGAGGCCCTTGTCCTTGGACTGCTCCATGCGCTGCTTTTGGCCATCGCCGAACGTCAGGCCGCTGCCGTTGGAACGAGAAATGTCCCACCCGATTTCCGTCGGGTCGATACAGAATACAGCACACGCGATCTTGATCAGGTATTCCATCCACGAGTTGTACTCCATATCGCGGTTGTTCTTCTGGAGATCAACCCAGTCGATATCGCCCTCAACGACGGGCGTCTTCCACGACTGCATAACGCCTGATATCATGGCCTGCCACTGCTGCTTGAACTGCTGAAGTGAAGCCTCATTGACGTTACCCTTGATCCGAAGAAGACCCTTCGGCGCTGATCCTTGAGAGAAGAAGCGGCGGTTGTATTCGTCACCCCAAAGCATCGATGTAACGACGTTAATCAGTTCTTCCAATTCAGAGTTTCCGTACCCGTTGGCGTAGATCGACGTGGTCGGGTTGCGTATACCGAAGCACAACTCCCACGGATAGAACTGCGCCACCTTGGCTGTTTGGTACACCTGAACGTAGGCCGGATAATAGCCATCAACCTTTGGACCCCAGTTTTGGCGGTCATCCATCATAGCGCCGTCAAAATACGGGTTGTTGTATTCACCGTCGAAGTACGATTCAGCCAACCGGAACGTCGCAGCATCGACGGCTTGAAACCGTACCAGTTTGCCGCGGCGGTTACGAATGCACTCAAACGTCATCTGGTCGAACGTCAACGAGTCGTCAACGATTTTACGAATAAACTCGTCAAACTCGTCGCCGTCCCAAGTGGCGGTATCACCGCAATTGAGAATGAAGTCGGTGATGGAGGCCGCAATCTTGCGGTCTTGAGAATCCATCTTCTGCTCTTGGCCGAATTTCGGTTTACGACGAATGACGAATCCCGTAGAATAGCGGTCGGCCTGTGGTTCGGCAAAGTCGGCTATTTGGTTCTTGCGGGTCTTGAGGATTGAGTTGATGATGGGGGTGCGGCTCATCCGGCGCAGTGTCTCATACGAGAGCGAAAACGGCTTATCCTTATACCCCAAAAACGAATTGAACTCCAAAGGATCGATCAAGTACGCCTTCGGGGCAACGTTAGCAGGCTTGGATTGCTGATTGAATATTTCAGCGGCTTTGAGTATATCGGACGGGTTGTCGCTGCTCAACGCACGCTCTACCAACAGCGACTTGCGTATTGTTAGAGCCTGCATGGCACGTTCCACCGATTCCAATCTTTCTTTTACACCGGACATAATGTTTTTACGCGATTTGTTAACCTATAATTGGCTGTCAACACAACAGTTTCAAAATGTCGTTCCGTGCCGTTTGCCTGATAATCAGAGCCCGATGGACGATATCGCCCCACACAGCCACCTGATAACCATTCCACGTGAAATAGTCCGTCTGGTCGTCATACGAACCATTCCATTCACCGTCGTGACGTATATCAACGATCAAACGATCAAACCGCGCTTTTTCTTCCGTGGTGAAGGGTGTTATGAAAGTGCCGACGACTACTAATCGTGCGGCACTCGTAGACAGGTCATCGGCCATAATCTGAAAGTCGATACCCATAAAATCGCCCGTTTCAAGAGGCGTGTGAAAGGTTATCATTGCCCCACTAATTTACGAGTTTGAGGTTCAAATGTAGAACGCTGCTTACCTTCGCCAATACGCATTTTCCAATACTTTTGGTACTCACACAGCCACATTTCCACCTGATGAAGCGTTATTTCTCCCACACGCGATACGCGGTAACGCCACCCGGCGCGGTCCCAGTGTAGGTATGGGAAATTACCTAACTTCGCCAACTCGTCGCGTGATTCATCGCGCAGGCGATATATTCCATCCACCTGACGTTTCAACGACGGAAATATCAACCGCAACCCAATCGAGGCGCCAGGCCCTACGTTGGTATAGTCGTCTTGAGTAAAACGCATGAAACGACGCGTGGTGTAGCGTGATATGTAGGTGAAGTCTTGGTAAAATTCGTGAGCGATGAATGTAGCCGATGAAGGTAAACTGCGTAAAAACCTGATGATCTGTTCGGGGGTTTCAGCCGCCAATACCGTCCGTATCAACTCACCCAAGCGCTGGTGTAACGTGGGAACCACCAAGTGCGTGTAGCAGTAGTCGCGCGGTTTACCGGGCGTGGCCATCGAATTGATCAAATACGCCGTGGTGTAAGGGTTGTTTCCCGACGCACGGTACGCAGCTATCATCTCTGCGAAGCGATCTTCGTCGTATTGGTCGTAATCCGGAATTCCCGCCTTCCAACCATATCGTTCTTGAGCGAATTCGAACGTTGCAGGATTATTGAAGTACCGAAACACCATCGTCTTCCAAACCAAATTCGTCAACGAAAGTAGCGGATCGAGGATGATGTTTCGTATTTGCCACTGCGAATTGCGGTCCAACTCGCGGTATACGTTGGTGAACTTATAGTCCCTTAAGATCGGATCTTCGGTCCACGGACGCGGCGCTCCATCCAAGAAGCGGCGTTTCCATATCATCTGGCGCTCGAACATCGTTCTGAAGAACTCCGAGCGGTGCTCTTCGCTCACGTCCAGCGTTTCATCAGGTAGCTTATCTGCCCACGCATAATTATCAAAGGTCGCCATGCTGTTTACGATAGCTTCTAATTAACAATTCTCGTCGCGCTTCAACGCTCTTCCCAGTCAACCGCACCAACGTACCATCCGGAACCTTCATCAACGGACGTTTAGGAGCGTTTACAAGTCGTACCTCCCCGACGCCGAGGTTTACCCTTATGCGGCGACCGCGAATCGGTTTGAGGGACTCGCCAGTGATTAACGGACAGTAGTCGTTACCGTGAAACGCGCGTATTACAAACGTCGTCCGACCCCAAACTTCAGGGTCTGCAACGACATCACCTATTCTGAAATATTTCCATTGGTCCATACGTTCAAAAACGTTGGCCCCGAAACGTTACCGAATCGAGGCCGCTGTCCTGACAAAATGGAAACGGAAAAGAAACTAAAACCCGAACACCGTCAACTGACGAGGTGACAGCTGATAGCGCTCGTTGTCGGAAAGATTGGTTTCAAGGATTTCGCACGCCTTGATGTCGGTAGCCACGTTGGCGTATTCACGCACCTTGTCGTTGTACTCTTGGCGGCACTTACGCATCTCCGGCGTAACGGGGTTCTCCTGCTCTTCGCCAACGAGCGTACCGGCAATTCGCGGCGCTTCACAGCAGTCCATGCTTTCCCACGAGAAGATGCGGAACGGGATGTCGACCTTGATGTCGGCCGTCCACCACGGCGGAGTGGTTTCAGTAGGCGCACCGCCGCACTCTTCCAACTTGCTTTCAAGTTCTGCGGCCAGAACCTGCAATTTAGCGTTCAGCGGCGGAAGAACGTCGGCCTTCAGTTTGGCCTTGATTTCCTTACCGAGTTTGCTGAACCTGATGTTGGAATCGTAGCTGATGGCGTTCATGATATCAGCCTTCTGGAGTTCACCTTGGAGAGCCTCCTCGCTGTTGTCGGACTCAGCCTTTTCGATAGCCTCGGCCATTTTCTCGAAGACGTTGTCGGCCTTTTCAACTTCGTCGCCTTCAGGGATCGGGCCAAAGCCCTTGAGCATGTGCTCCTGACGCTCGGCGCGAGCGCCTAAAATGATGTCACGAATGTTTTCCATCGCTGTTCGATTGTTTAGCGGCCTTGGCAGCCAAATACTTCACCCACGCCCAGTGTGCTACCACGCCCGCCACAAACGAGAAGATAGCCACCAGCGTGTGGATCACCTTCGCCTCATGGGCGTATACCACCGCAGCGATCACCAAGACCACCGCGATAATAAGAATCCACATCCACTTTTTCATAGTATATTATTTTGGTCAAACTACTTTATTAACATTCCGTAGAAGTCTTCAAGCGTGTATGCCTTCTTATAGTTGTAGCTGTCCTTCGTGTTGGCCACCTCTTCAGCCATCGCTATGAGTAGTTCTTCCTGCTTGGGGCCGTACACCGACGGTGAAAGCCACGTTAACTGAATATTGGAGATGATACGACCTATTTCTTCCGTTGAAAGCGCCGTGCCCAAAAATCGCTCAAACTTGGACTGAATCCAAAGCGCCAGTTTCGTACAGCTGTAGCCTTGGAATACGGTCGGCGACGGCAATCGGCCGTTGAGTTCCGGTTTCAGTGATTCGATAAAACGGTTGAACGCCTTATCGCCAAATCCAGCGCGGACCTTGGGTATATTATCCGACTTATCACCCATGAGCACCTTATACAACAACACCTCAAACGCTTCGGTGGTGAGAACCTGAATTTCGGCGTCCAAGCGCTCATTCCACAACGCCTCCTTGCCTGGAAAGACGTAGAACTTCATGAACTTCGAGTTGTAGTTAAACACCGAAATGGTTGGCGTTATCAGCTGGCGAATATCGCTGTCGGCGGTGAGAATCACCGTCTCTTCGTCAGGGAGTTCGTCCAACGCAAAGGCCCACATCATAATCAGGTCGTCGCCTTCAGCTCCCGGTACGCGCGTAACAATCAGCCCGCGTTTACGCAACAGCGCTTCGAATTCACCCAACACTTCAACGAACGCATCACTCCATGGTTCCTTCACGCGCGTGAGAGCGTACTTGTAGTCGTCGTAAATAGTTCGCCGCCACGAGTGGGAGTCGATGACCACCACAACGCGGTTCACGTCATCGCCAAAGCGCCGCACCGCAGCGCAAAGGTTCATCACGCACTTACGAATCAGAACTTGACGCTTTTCGCGGTCTTCCAGGACCTCTGTTAGGTCCTGGCCGCGATAGTATGTCGAGAATACAGAGAACGACAGGTGGTACAGGAAATTGCCGTCAAATACGAGATTCACTTTCATTGCGCTATACGGTTAGGGTTGGTATTCGAAGCAGCGATACCGCCTCGCGTTATATTAACCTTGCGGCCGTCTTCGCGCCCCTGCTGCATGGCCTGATAGCTACCAATGTGACCCGGTTTGGAAGCGCGGAGGTCCTTGTAATTTTCAGCCACATAGTCGTTCAGCTGCTGGTCGTGGCGGAGCACCAGCGCGTTTACCTGCACTTGGGCTTGGAGTTCGCGTTCACGTTCTTCACGCAATTTGTCCTGAACACCCTTGGCTGCTCCGGCTAAATACGAGCGGAGGAACGTACCGCGGTGCATTTTCTTTTCACCCATAAAGAGACGCATAACCGCCTGACGGTCATCCTCACGATATTCTTCGTAACGCTTCAGCGCCAAGCGGTACAACTGCCCTGCCAAGACGTTGAACAGCCATTTCACGACCTCGATATTCTGCGGTTCGCCAATAACGATGTATTTATGGCGCTTTTCGAAGACCATTTTGCCGTTACGATTAATGCGGTGTGTGTGCTGGCCGCTGACTATCGCGTAGCAGAAGTTGTACTTACAAATTCCGTACAGCAGGAGTTGGTCCCAAAAACCGCCACACTTACGCTGCCAGCTGTCGTCGAGTTTCTCTTCCGTTACGTTGGTCTTCGGCTCGTCGTCAACGGCTGCTTCCAAATCAACCATCGAAAGGTTGTATTGCGTGAGGAGGTTCTGAATTTTGGCAGCGGCGTTCTGGGCTTCTGCTTCAGAGTTGATAGCCTTGGCGCCCTCGTAGAGCCGCTGCAGTTTCTTCAGTTTCGAGAGGATCGAGTTGATGTCTTGAGTCTTTTCCATAACCAATTTTGTTTTACGATTTCTTTTCCAAGAGCGAAGGTACGGCGAAAATGCGAATTCTCCAAGAGAATCACGAAAATTTTTCAACAATCCATCACCAAATTACCTTCACACTCCAAGGCATACAACCGTTCAGCGTCTGGTTTGGCGTAACAGAATATCAATTTACCGCCGCCAGCGGCTTGTAGTGCCTTACGGTATGCAACCTTGATACGCTGAAAGGTTTCACTCCTGTAAAAGTCGTAGTCGCTGACGCATATCTCCCACCACCGTTCTTGGCGTGACGCCCAGGAAATTACTCCTGGGCGTTCGGCTTCGATTCGCTTTACAGCGGCCAACATCAACGAACCGTGTCGGCGATCTGGTTTCATAACGTTTCGTCGAGGTTTTGAGCCAGTTCAGCCAACAGTTTCACGTGTACACGCTCGTCAGCAATAATCTTGTTAATCAACTGAACGGCCAACGTAGAAGTCACGGTCGGCGTAGGGTTGCTGGATTGAATGCGCTGGATGAGTTTCTCGTACGAAGTGATGGTGTCTTGCTCGGCGCGGAGGTTGATCATCACCGCTTCGATGGGACTTTCGGTCGTAATGTTCACTTTGGCTGCCGAAAACACGGGCTTCGATACGGCGTGACCCAGATGAGCGATGAAGTCGCCTAAACGATCGTAGTGCTTCATTTCGGTCAGCGCGATTCCCAAGAACGTTTCGCCAATCTGGTCGAAAAGCATTCGCTGCTGCGTGTACTGGAGAATGGCCGTGAGTTCCGACGTCTCGTTGATGCCGGCGTATGCCTTGTAGAACCACTCGGCCGGAACGCCATCGTCGGCTTTGGCCTTGGAAATATCCGGATAATCGACTACATGGTCGGCGAAGCGCATCGACTCTACCATGGCGTCAGCCATCGCTTCGACGTTATCCTGTTTGGCAGGATTGTGTAAGAGTATCGTTTTCATGAGTTACGAGTATTAATATCCACCGTCCGTGGTGTGACCGTCGTTATCGATACGTTTCCAGTAGCCGCAGTCCTCGCACTGGTAAAGAACCGTGTCGTCTAAGTCCTTCGTTACCGACATCGGCGAGCCGCAGCGCGGGCACGGTTTCACGTCTTCGTCCCACACGGCACGCGGTGTTTCCTTTTTGACCGTTGACCCGAAACCACCCGTGTCGCGCTTCGACGGAGTGAGTTCTTCAACCCAACCGGACTCAATTTGGGGCGCAGGCACGATGACCAGCTGGGCTACGACATCACCGACGGCGAACGCCTTGGAATGTATCGGGCGGGGATTGACACAGAGTTTTCCGACTCCGTGACTATACGTCTGTAGTTTACCGGCAATCTTCTGCCACAGCGTCGGTGCGTGGAAGACGTTTTTGTAGCGAGCGCGCATCGTACCACGATACCCCGGATCGATCACCCCCGGCGCGTTACACATCACCAGGTCCTTTTTCGAACAGCGCGAATTGGGGACCAAAAAGCCGCAGTACCCCTTGGGTATTTCAACGGCCACGCCAGTGTCGTATTCGATGTAGTCTTCGGTTTCCTCGATCGACACAGCCACGAGGTCCAGTCCGTTGTCTTCGCCGTCGGGGTGAGCGTATGTCGGGAGAACAGCGTTGGGGTGTACTTTCTTGAATTTTACGTTCATTTCTTGTATCCTTTTAAGTGTATTTTGACTTCGATCATTTCACGATCCTTCATTTCGCCACCCCAGTTGGTGCACCGCTTGGTACGAAGGGTGATATACTCGGGGAACGCTTCTCTTAAACGTTGTGACTCGGCATTGGAGTTCTCGATAGTTCGATACACGGAGCAACCGCCAGCGGCGTTGGCTCCTGTCATTTTATCGAACGAATACTGGTACGAAACCACGTTATCCAATCCCGCACGGCGTAAGCCACACGCCACCGCAAAATCTTCCTTGATGGGCCACTCGCTGAATCTCACAGGCTGGCTCAGATACTGCTCGATGTTCAGCCCCCAAATGGAGAAGAACCGCCCGTTGATCTGTACGTCGTGTTCCTTATCGCGGTTGAAAGGACGGTACGAAAGCGCCGCCACGGCATAGGTGTCCAGCTGTTCAGCCACCCAGTCGAACATCATCGAGTAGATATATTCTTGAGCCTCGACGGTGAAATTGTCGTTGTTTATGACTACAGGGGTCTTGGCATCGTCTAAACGTAGCGAGAAAGACACGTTATCGTCTAAAAAGAAGACTCCGCCAAATCCCCGATTTTGGGCCTCTACAACAATGTAGTCGCGTATATCCCCCACGCCGCGACACGCCGTGCTGTATTCCTCGATGCCGCCAACCTTACCGCCCCAGTTACGGCGATGAACCGCCAATTCGCCGGGGTGACAGAATACGGTCACGCGCCGACGCGCTTCAGGAGTGAGACGTTGAAGGGTTTTCTGACGGTCAACACGACCACGAGTGAATAGTGCTATCAGAGTTTTCATATCACTTAAAACGATGGCGCTAACCTAACATATCAAACTTAAAGCCCGTAGTCATACGCGAAGCAGCCAAGTCGGCCAACCAGAACGACGACGAAATATCGTCGTGACTGCCCACGCTCTCCAATCCTTTTTCGGTGAAAGCCACTGAACCGAGGTCTTGGAAAATGAGGTCCTTGACCTGTTGTGAGTATACGTTACCCACGGGGATATGTATCTTACCGCGTTCAAAGAGCGTCGAAAGGTGCGGCCAACCAGTTTTCAGGTCGTATTTATCAATACCCGTAGTGTGGCCGATAACAGGCATACCTTCAGTGTCGGCGGCTTCAACGAATATCTGTTGGAAGGTGTTATTCTCCATCACGATCAGATCTGGACGGAAACGGGAATTGATACGGCGCAGAACGTTCATCTGCTCGAAGAACTTCACGCCCTTTTCACGGTACAGGTGTAACAGCCAACGCTCGTCAGTCAATTCGTCAATTCCCCACACGCTGAATACGGCGTAGTCGGCGCCGACGTTGGCTGAAATGGCGAAGTCGCACCCAACGACCACCTTGGAGAATTTAACAGGGAACTCTTCACGTGAATCCACCAACGTGTAGTTCTCCATTCGTAGCAACGCGCGTGTAAGAATTTCCATCGGGAATATAGACGACTCGTTAGTGATCGGGCGGCAAAGGTTCTCGCGCGAGAAGATGATCGATCCTTGGGTCTCCTTTTTGTCCATCAGGTCCTTAAACGACCACCGTTGAGGCCAAAGAATTCGTCCGTCAGGGAAGATAGCTGGGTATTCAATCACAAACCAGCCGTTCTTCGTCTTCAAGTCGCCGTAAAGGTCTTCGGCGTGGAACGGCGTACCAACAACGATAATCTGGCCGCCGGGGACGAGCATATTCATAATCACCGAGTGGAAATAGTCGGTGGACTTATTTCGTTGGAGACTGGAGTAGATGACGTTGTCCTTCAGGCCGTCGTCAACGATAATCCAGTACGGGTGAGCACCGCGCACCGACGATCCAAAGCCCTTACCCGTCAAACGCGCTCCGTTGCGGCACACGATATTGGTAGCTGACCAGTTGTTGGCCGTTGACTGGGGGAACAGCCGCTCTTTCAGAATCTCGTTTTCTTCGATGGTTCCTTTCAGAATCTCCAAAAGGTCAACGCTCTGCTGTAGCGAGAACGAAAATAAGAATCCGCGGTTTGACGACGCCACGGTTGGACGCTTTGAATAACGAGTTGTTGAGGGACGTTTGTAACGGTATAGCTGCCACGCGGCGTAGGCGTTGGAGAAATAGAACGAGTTGTGAGTCACCGTACCATCACCCAACACGAAGCGGTGGTCGCCGTCGGTGGTGATAGACACATACTCGCCTTCGCCAACGGGCGTAATTTTCAACGACGATACCACGCTGGGGTGTATACCGTTGATCGTGCCCCATTTTTTGTGTGACGTCTTTGAGGCCCAGTCGGTGACGACTTTCTTACGAGCGATCTTTACCGGAATACGGTCCAGTTCGCCAGAAATAGTCACGACCCACGACGCATAGTCACGACCCAACGCTTTACAATACCGCGTTCCGCCACCTAATCGTGTACAGAAACCGAGGCTATCAGCCAAATTCTTCACATCACGCGCCAGCTGGTGGTTCGTGTTGCTGAAATGATAGCCGCCCTGCCAATAGTTACCGTCGGAGTCTATCAACCCTGCCAACACCTGGAGACGAACGTCTTCGCTGTTGACGAGGTATTGGTCGGGAATGTGTTTGTTGAAAAGTAGGTTGTAACCCTTTAGCATCCTTTCCAGCGGGTTACGCTTACCGCGTCCACGGGTGTCAATTCCAATCGTCACCGTCATACCCTGCTCGCCATAGTGAAGTCCTAAACGCTCGGCGTAACCGCGTAAATACTCCGCAACTTCAGGGTCGGCGGTGGTGATCTTTTGGTTGTTGGAATTTCCGTCACCTAACCAGTACCCCAAGAAATACGGTTCCAGCCCTACAGGTCGCGCTGGATATTTCACCGCCACCTTGAAGCCGCGATAACGCTCTCTTACCCAGTTTGGGGCTTTACTCAACAGCGTTGGTATATCAACGTCAACGATTCGTTTACAGCAGCGCTCAACGCTTCCGTCGCGTCCTTTTTCGATTAGCGTACAAATGTGACGCGAATTGACGGTGTAGCTATCACCGCGCGACTGGTCGATACGGTACATAATCGAATCATGACCGCGGTGCGTAGCAACCACGCGACGCGGTTTAGAATCAACACCCATCAACAGGTCTCCAACGACAACGTCTTCGACCTTTTTGATAGTTCCATCGTACATTCTTACGGGAGTGCCAACGGCTTCGCATTTTCCGTGGTCACGCGCAGCGTTGATACACAGTTTCTTGTACTGGTGTACCAACTCACCCCACTCCAAGTGGTGCCACGACAGTTGGAAGTCTGGTATTACAGAGGTGATGAAATACGTCAAATTGGCGCACCTCAAGGTGTCTTCCACCACGGCAGCGACGTTCTCTTCATAGCGGGGCTTAAAATCGATCGACACGTCGCCAGTATACATAATCCGGTACGTGTCTTCCATCAAGGCGTCGAATATCGTATCAACGTCGTGTATATCGCCGCTCATCATTTCATTCAGACCCCGCTCGTCCATACCCTCGATAATTTCATCAACGAGGTCCAAACAAGCCAAGCGGTGTGTCACCGAGGGAGCTGTAATTTCAGGCATCATACGTCAAGGCATTTTAATAGCAACACCCAAAGGGACTGAAAATCCCTCCGGGTGTTACCGCGTCACACAACAAAACTCATCTCTTCAACTTCAGCGCCGTACTCAAATATCGTTCCATTTCCAGTGTCTCACGCTCGTATACGTCCTTGGGGTAATCCTTCAGGAGCAGGCTGTTGTAGCTTTCGATGGTGCTGCCCAGCAGGGTGGTCAGCTGCATGATTTTGGCCTTATGGACCGCTGCGCGGTCATCGGCGTTGAAGGTGAAGCGAAATTTAGTCTTGTTGGTATCGAGAAATGCGACGTAACCGAACGTCGCCAGCGTTTCGAGTAGGTCCAACGCTTTACGGTGCGACAGCGTTGTCTTTTTAACAACCCCTGTACGAGTGAACTGCCGCTGGGCTATCATCTCGCGCTCCAAGTTGTCGAGGCCCAAAATACGGAGCAATTCCAACGCTTTAGAAAACGCCAAGCGGCGATTTTCGTCCTGTTCGGTGAACTTCTTTGTCGCTTCTACCTCCTCGGGCGTTTGAGCGACACGTGTGTTATCTGCCATTTTGTTTTACGGTTTCTCGTTTTATAGTTGGAAACAACTCGCCGTGAAAGCGAATCATCGTCCGCTGAAGGTGAGCAAATATGTCTTCCGGTTGGGTGAATAAATCACGCAGCGGAACGTCGTTAGTGTACACCAAGTCGTCTTCATCAGACAGGCGATATGCCAAGTTGAACGTATAGCGGCCGTTGGTAATATCACGCATAATGCCGATAATCTTGACCTCCACCACCTGAACCGGCCCGCAGTCGGCGTGAAGTATATATCGTGAATCACCAATATTAGGCAGCAGTTTGCCCTCAAAACGTTTGACATTTCCGTTCTGGTTGACGTCACGCGGGGGGGTTACACGTTTAGGACGACCGTCGGTACGGCGAGCAGCGTTATACGAGCAAAGGGCTTCATACACCTTTTCAGCCAACTTATCAAGATCAGGAGTCACACAAGCCCGCGACTGATAACGGTAACGCACCCCTGTTCCAACGCTTTCACGCTCGATGAGTCCGTTTTTCGTCAACACGTCGAAAAGCGGCGGTGTGTATTTCTTGTTGACGCCGTTGGCGGCTAATATGGCGCTGAATGACGCGCCGGGTTCCCTCACACTTACCCACTTATCGCGGGAACGCTCAAAGATTTCAGCGATTGACGCCTTAATGCCTTTAATGAATTGTTGCTTGTCCATTTTCGTTATACGGTTTTGTTGTTTGACGTACTGTATAACGTTGGCGGTTGTTACTTGGCGCACTTAAATTCGAAGAACTCGTTACCGCGTCGCCGTGTCTTTTTCTCCGCAGTAGGCAACGCACCGCCCACAGCCCTCAAACGCTGTACGCAGTAGCGGAAGTACCCAGCCGTGGCTTCAACGTCGTTCATCGCTCCGTGAGCGTCCGTAAGGGTGATTCCTGCGCGTTCACACGCGGCACCCAACGTCATTTTTTCATCACCCGTCAAGCCGTACATCATTTTCGAGAGATACATCGTGTCCAGCGTCTGGTCTTGGATGTAGGTGAACAGGCTCTGCTTTTTGGCGTAAGACGAGTAATAGAACGCCGCTTCCAACATCCCGACGTCGAACAACACGTTGTGACCAACGCCAACCAAACGCCGCTGGTCCTTATCCTTTACGTCACCGAAGTTCTGGGTACAAAACCGTCCAAATGCCTCAATAAACGCATTCAGTTCCATACCGCGATTCACCTCGGCCATATTCACCATCGTTTTCTCGATGGCTGTCTTCGTTATTTGGAGACCATTGTACGGCTTTATGTAGGTCTCCCAGCGGTCTACCTCTTTCAGGGTATTGAAGTCCAGCACAACGGCTGCAAATTGCGTTATGGGGTTTTCTGAGGGGTCAAGGCCTCCGGTTTCGCAGTCGAATACCAAATAGTTACTTTTCTTCATCTTCGTTTTTACTTTACAAAGAAGAGACCGCCGCGGGAGCGCTTACGCAATCGGTTTAATGCCTTCTCCGACGTGGCGGCGGACATCTTTGATCTCCCGCGGCGGTTATCCGCGTTTCTCTCTTCTAAAAGAAACACCCAAGTTAACAAGAGCAGCGACCTATTGCGGTTCCCCTTTTGCCGGCCGGGCGTCCACTGGTAGTTAACCTTGGGTGTTAATTTCGTCAGGGAGTTAACGTGTCCCTGATTCTCACACGGTCTTCGGGACGATCCTCGGAGTTTACTTCAGGTTCATCACCCTGTATCACTCCTCTTTCTGGACGACGATCCAGCGAGTGTTCATTTTGCCGTGCTGCCACTCGTCAGCGCTGGTTGAGATGGAAGGATTCGAACCTCCAACGCGAGAACCAAAATCTCGTGTGTTACCATTACACCACACCTCAAAATGAGGGATCGGACTGCGGCGTCCGTTATACTCTATCCCTCGGTTCGAGTCTGTCTCCTCCGCTCCGGCGCTCGCTATGGAGGAAGTCTGCGTTGCTGCCTTGGAGACAATTTGGTTGACCTTTTGGCCCGTTAGAAACTACAGAACGCCAACTGGAAAAGAACTACACTAACTGCTAAACCTCATTTCGTCACTTGGCATAAGTCGGCGTATCGCTCGTTTCAGGTAGTATAACGTTGGCGTGTAAGTAACGAAAAATCCGTCAGGGCAAACCACCTCCCCGACGGACTGCGAAAGCAAACGTTGTTAGTTTGGGTTATTTCTTACCCTTTTTGGCAGTTTCGCCGTACACCCTGAAGGCGTGAGCCGCGCGGAACTGAACCGTGCGATACGGTTGAGCCTCGGCGATCTGTCCGGTGATGGGATTGCGTCTTACGTGAGCCGGAACGTCCTTCAGAGCAAACTTACCTACGCCGTTGAGCGTGATGGATTCACCCTTGTCGCGGACCTCCTCGGCAAGCACGACTTCGAAGGCGCGGACCAGTGCGATGGCCTGAGCCTTGGTGATGCCGGCTTTGTTGGCCAGCACGTTGTAAAAATCTTGCGTTTTCATTTTACGATAATTTTGATTGTTGATGATTATGGGGTTGTTTAGACCTTCGCTAAAACGATAGTGATGCCCAGTTCTACGAGTTGTTGACGTAATGAGTTCCACGCTTCGTCACGCGCTGCGGCGTTTACCCACCACTCGCTGATGTTATCACCTTCGGAGGCCATCGTGTCGTGGTTGATAACGATACCGAACTCGTACTGCATTGACGAGGAATTATAGCGCTCTGCACGCTCTAACGAACGCACGGCGTACCACGGGACCACTGCGTCGCCTAACTCGATGAAAATGCCGTTCAAGCGCTTTTTCTGGGTAAAGGATTCAGCCTGAGCCAAAAAGTCACTCAACGACAGATCGTAATCCACGCCATCGTCGGCGTTACGCTGGGCGTCGTAGGGGCGGGATTTTTCAGCCGCTGGTTTATCGCCAAACAGCGGTAGACCGTTGGCACCGCGGGGTATCTTATGAGCCTTGGAAGGCTGCTGTTGTTCGTCAATCTTTGACGTGTGGACCTTTACCATCGTGTTTCACCATTTTGATGTACCCAGCCTTGGTCAGTTTGCGTATAGCGTTACGGTGATTCAAGGCTTGTAAATAAACGCAATCGGGGTTGTACTGAACCTTCACTGCTCGACGCTGACGTGGGGCGCCAGTGGTGACGTCTAATTCCAACGTGGTTTCAGTACCAATCTCGCGACATTCTCCGGTCTTATAGTTGAACTCATATAACCACATACCCGGTAGCCGAATGGCTGATCCAAGATAACGCTGCTCTTGCTTTTGGCGTTCTAACTGCTCGGTGCGAGTACGTTCGGTGTCACGGCCTAAAACGGGGACAACGTGGAAGAATTCGCTCATAACACATCAAGATTTTGGAGTCCTTGTGCCACGCCTTTCAACACTTCAGCCGTGAAGCGATGAATCAACGGCGTGTAAGTACCGTGTTGGCGCCAATAGGGAATTTCGCCTTCAACACCAACGTTGGCGATACGGCGTTTCTTCAACTGGAACCACAGCCAACACTCTTCGTCGCCAGTCACCTTCACGTCCAGCAGGTATACCCAACCACCAAAGCATATTCTGGCGTCGTGGTTTGAAAGCACTTTGGCGCGTGAGGCCGTGATTTCGAGTTGAAGTTTCAAGCCCTCAACGGTGACGGTAAGGGTTCGCAGGTGTAGTTCATTGGCGTCACCCCAGTTGGCGTGAATTACTTCTGCTGGCGAAGGAAGGTTAATCACCGCTGTGGCGTAAACGTCTTGGTGAATTAAAGGCGCCAAGTCTTCGTCGTCGCGTAATTCAGGCATCCGTCGATGTAGTTCATGTGTCACCGCTGTGCCAATAGCATCAGCCACACGGTCGGCGTAAAGCCATTCAACGAAGCGTTGGAAATATCGTTTCATTCTGGAGTGTTGTTTGTTTACGGAGTGAATAACGTTGGCTGTGAATAACGATTGCTGTTGGCGTGTTGGTCACGCGCGTATAGGCGCACGCGGGGTGGTACACACGTGTTCTCGCTGGGATGTGTGTCGCGTATGCGTATGAGCGTGCGTAAGCACGTGAGCGCACATACGTGCGCGAGGAGAGACGAAGTCTCTCGAAAGTATAAACACCAGTGTCTTTTGGTGTTTATACCGGAAAAGCGGAGAAGGGGGATTATAGGGGGTTAAGGAGTAAAGGGGGTGAGGGGGAAGAGAACCATCGGGGGAAAAGGGGGAGGAGGCTGCCAACAGAAAAGCCGCCAAGGACCTAAATCCAAGGCGGCTAAAAGCGTCAACGCCAAAGCGTCGTTACGACACGGGTTTGCCCTTTGTGTCCATCACCACGGCGGCTTCCTCGACCTTCTCGTCCAGATCGGCCACCGTAGGAGCGCTGCCGTCCTTGGGGATGACGATACGCGCCAGCCCTACCTTCTTCCCGAGCGACTTACCCAGCATCTCTGCCAAGGCCGCCATCGGGTTGTCTTCAAGGACTTCAGCAGGCTCTTCGTCGATGATACCGTGTTCGCGCTTGTATACCTCCGACATGGCCAAAAAGCGCGTGTGGTACTCGTTGACGATCTCTTCAGCGTCGTGCTGGAGATAGCCTTCGTCGGCCAACGTGGCCAACACTTCAGGGTTGATAGCCACCAGGCGTTCGACGATGAACGTTCCAACGCCAAACACGTTCACCAACAGCAGGCCGTCGGTGCGGCGGTATACAGCACCCATGAGGTCGTTGTCGACCATCACGAACTGGTTCTTCAGTTCGCGCGGATTCAGCGTGGGGACGTGGCGCATACATTCCTCAACGCCGATACCGCAGTGGCCGTAGCGGTTGTTAACGATTTTCAGGACCGAGCGCTCGATCACCAGCCACTCAGCGTCCAACACCGGGCCGTACTTTTCGATGGCCTCAACACCAAGGGCGGTGAAGTGAAGCGTGTCGTCGTCAACGCACAACTCCAACAGCCCGGCGTCGCTACACTCGTACGACACGCGCTTGATTTCGCGAACGAAGTCTGCGCCGTCAGGGATAGGCATCACGCGCCGCATCAGCAGGTTGGCGTCCAGCATCTGGCCAAGCCAGTTACGGACCTCGCTGTAAGGCACGGCCACTTCGTCAACACCCGTGAACGGCAGCGGGCCTTCGTCGACGTTAGGGATGAAGGGGCGGTCAGCGGCAGCAGCGGCGACGGCGTACAGGAACAGAACCTGCGTCTTGGTGATTGAGGCTTCGGCGTTGATGGCCAGCGGGGCGGTGGCGTTGAAAACGCTCGTGATAGTTTGATTTTCCATTTTCGTTTTGCTATTTGGTGATTAAAAGGTTTGCGTTGTTATTTGGCCTCGTTCTCGAATGCCCTCAAAAGTTCACGGGTGTCGGCTATACGTTCACACAACCGCCTCACTTCTTCGTCGGTGGCGTTTTCCTTGGCGCGATTCAGCGACTTTACCTGCTCACGGTACAGCGCTACCTGTACACGGAGAGCCTCCTTGGAATGGTTTTTAGCGTAGTCACGGGCCGTAGCCATGGCCGTCGCACGAGTTACTCGATTAGGTGCCATAATTCACGATATTAGGGGATTAAACTTCGATTTCTATTTTCTCGAACATCACACGGTCGAGGTTGAAGTCACCGAATACAGTCGTCAGGGTGTACCACGCATCAGCCACTTCACGGCGTGTTAGGCGAGGGACCATGATGGCGGTGTGGAGGTTGGCGTTGATGGTTACGTTGGTCAGGACGTTGGTGCCGGGTAACAACTCGCGAGCCGTTATCAACCGTCGCTCTTCCGTGCGAGCACGTTCGTAGACGGACATATCACGAAGGTCGCTGTTGGCGGTGGCGTTTACGACGTAGAGGTTGATGAAAGTAGGGTTCATCGCTTTTACCAGTTTTGGAGTTCGTATTGGTTGAACGCGGCTTCAAAGCCTTCAAGACCGAGTTCTTTTAGTTGAACGTTGGCAGTGCTGATGGCAGTCGCGATCTTAGCTGCGGCGGACCCGTATACCAGCAAGAGGTCTTTAAGCGATTTAAGACGACCTGCCAACAGCAACACCCCCATCCACGCATAGCGCACGACCTGGATATTCACGTCGTCGCACGAAAAACGTCCGTGATTGTCCACCGCTGTTACCAGCGTGGGCTCATCGTTACCACTCACGCCACGGTCGATGTAGAACGTCAGCGCCGACTTTTCAACGATTTCGCCTTTAGCGTCGGCCAACCCAAACGTCACGGAGTTCTCGGTGAAACGTGCCACGCGCCAGTCTTCGCAGTTGCGGTGCTCTTCAACGAACTTATTCAACTGGGCGAGGAACGTTTTGTTTTGGCGGTCCAGTTCGGCGTTGTTGTGATTGATGGTGTTGAGCAATTCTTCTTGGCGTGCCCTCCCCTCCGGCGACCGGAGATAGGTGTCTTGGAGGTGGAAGCGCAGCCAACGCTCACGCGCTTCGCGGAACAGGCACTCCATATTCTTCAGGTAATCGACCATGTAGCGCTTCGTGTGTTGGTACTCGCCGGGCTTGAACGAGTTACCACCCATCGTTTGGAAGGCGAGGTCGTATGCCTTTTGAGCCTTGAACGACGGCTCGGGGTTGGTGCCGGTGCGGCGGGCTTCAGCCTCGCACCAATCTTCGCGGCGCTTGAATACGTCGATAATGGCGTCCATCACCTCTTCCTTGGTCTTGAACTGGTTGATAAGGTACGTTTTCATGTTATTTCTTATCGTTAAATTGTTTAATTGCTTCTACGACCTTGGCGAACTCGTCGGCGGTAAAGTAAACACGTTTACAAATCGTGTCACCCGTGCCGTAAATCAGTTCTACATAGCGTTCGTCGTTGACCGACGGTGCGCTAACCGTAGCGAAGGCGCCGTTGGGGTGTTCTTCGTCCGGAGTTTCTTTTACTACTACCGGATAGTGAGGATTCAATTCACAGAACACTCCAGCGGATTCCCCAGTGAGGTGTACGACGCGGACGGAATTCGGGAACTGCTGTACGACCTGATACTCACGCTGGTTGATATTTGAATACACGCGACTGCCTACAGCCACCTCGCCGAGCGGTTGCTCGTGGTCGGTGATGAGCGTAACACCGATGGCTACTGCTGATTTGCCGGCTGACGGGAAATTGGTTCTGAAGGTGTCGAGAGCCTCATCGAGAGCTGGCTTTTCAACGGCCGCAATCGTTACACGGCCTAAATACTTACCGTTTTTGTCGGCGAACTGGAACGTGTAGAGGTTGAGTTCTTCATCCGTTTCCGGTTCTTCTGGGGTCTTGGCCCACTCCAGCCACGCTTTATTCCAAGACGAGCGGATGAACAGCATATCACCCGAGCCGTCACCCCACCAGTCGTTGCAGTGCGATAACTGAGCGCCGTATCGATTCCGATTAGCCGGGCACAGTTTAGCGTAAATCGAGCGGAACATCGTAGCCACGACACGACCAGCAAAGTGCTTACCCTCGCGGGCGTCGTTCGTGCAGTAGCCCCAAGCACCAACGGTTTCAATCTTGCCGTGCCCGTCGAGGAACTCGGAGTCGGTATCTCCCCAACCTCCATAGAGGAAGGTGTCTTTCAGGAGCTGGCGCTCTTCAGCGGTCAATACGCTTACGATAGTGCGGATGTTTTCGATAGAAGGTTTCATAATTCCAAGTGTTTTAGTTTCATTTCCACTACAAAGGTACGGCGAATCTGCCAAACAGCCAAGAGAATTACGAAATATTTTTCAAAGATTTTTCCAAATCGTCGTTTCACTAACACCACAGCGAATATAGCGTCATCAACAATAACGCCAACACAACACCAAACCCCGCCAAATAAACGAGGTTGACGATCACCCGGACCACCAACCTCACCATCCATATCAATACTCGTTTCACGGCTTGAAAAGCATTTTGTTACACCGCCGACACCGTAACAGCACACGGGGGAGGTAGCGGTGCTCGTACGCACCGCGCATAAAGATTCTCGCCTGTGAGTACGTCAACGCGATTTCTTCGCCACACTCACACGTCAGCGTGATACGCGCAGTGTACTTACCCTCGCCAGCCGTTTCATCCAAATACAAGCGGTCAGGATATTCGCTACACTCCAACACTCCGTTGGCGTTACGCTTCCACGCTCTCACGCGCTCTTTTCCAAACCCCATATCCATCGTGATGGCGTACCCTGACGTGTTGGCCAAGAACTCTGGCGTGAGTATTATCTGCGTGGTGTCGTCGGCTGTTTTGACGGTATAGCACCCCCAACGACGCATTTCGTCATTCAGACGCGGGTCGTCATAATTTCGTTCTTCAGTCATATTTCACGATTTTAGTCAAATAACGTTCCGTTGGCGTATTTCATCACCCACACCTTAGATTCCAGTAGGTAGTCGCCCTCTTTAGCCATATCCACCAACCGCCAATACTGGGTAAATACGCGCCCCGTGGGGTCTTCTCCGGTGGCGGAATTGTAGCGCACCTCCATCCGTGTACGGCCAAAGTCGCGAAACCCCAACCGCGCAGCACGAAAGTGGTGTTCGTCGTCGGTGCTGGCCAGCGTCACGGCGATAGCATCCACCAGCGGTGCTACTTTCAACAACCCCTCAACGTCAGGGAACCCGGTGAATAGCTTGACGCGCACGGTGGGGTTTGACGCACGGACTTGCTCTACGACTTCGATAACGCGCTGTGGGTAGTTCATCGGTTCGCCACCGATAATCTGTACCACCGGGAACTCACGCCCCAACGCGCGGCCCGTAGTGATACACACCTTGCCTTGTGCCGTCCACAGTTCACGCGCCGCCGCCAACACCTTCATTCCATAGGCGTCAACAGGCAATTCGTCAACGATCAAACGACATATAGGTCCTCGCAGGTTCATAAGCATCAACGGTTCTTGGTTCGTTTAACAACACGCCCTGTCTCTTCTGGCGTTTCGTCTAATCCGCGGTTGTAAGGTGCGTCGGCTATTTCGCTGAAGGGGTACGGCACCGGCATCGTATTCAGTTCGCGACGACTTACGAGGTCTTTCCACGAGCGTTTACGATATCCCCGCGTGTGCTTAAGAACGTTGGGGGGTATCATATCGGCTGGCGGTTCGTACGCAGGTGCGGGAGGCGGAGGAGGCGTTACGAGCGCTTTTGGTTTACGACCACGGCGTGAGGTGGGCTTCACGATGTTGGCGGTGTCGTTTTTACGGACTTTCCCCCTCTGACGGAGTAAACCCCTTCGCGACGCTGTACTGCGGACCGTAGCGATCGCCAATCCCCATTTAGCACAATACGCCTTTACATCCATCGTGGCGTAGGTTTCGATGAGTTCTCGTAGCGCAGGGCTGCCTTCGTAAAGCACAGCGCGATTTCCAGGTCGGGACATATCACAGGTAAGTTAGGGTGGTGGTGTATTTAGCGCGTTCTTCATTCAACAGGGCCAACAGCCGTTCTTCAGAGCGCGTAGAAGACCCTTCGTGGTGGTATTCATCCAGCGTGAGGTCCACTTCAGCGTCGTTGTGGACAGGATAACCCTTACCGCTGGTGATGAGTTTGCGTTCAGCCTTCACGCGTTGACGGCGGACGTCTTCGATTTGGCGTATAATTTCGTCTTTCGTCATCACCGCGTTAGTTTCAACATCCAGTCGCGGAAGTGGTACGGCGCTCCGGGTGTGTATTCAATCATTTCACCAGTACGCAAGTTACGCAGGTGATAGGTAGGGAAAATTGCTTCAGGTTCGCCGCCAACGATTAGACACGTGTCTTCACCGCGGCCAGCGCCAGTGTACATTTCTTCCAACAGCCCAATAGGGTCGTCGTTGGCGTCATCGTACACCACACCTTCTAATTCCATGAACGTGGCTTCGTCGTACTCGACGCCAACGTGTTCTGCTATTTCGGGCCACGTCTTAACCTTTACGCGGGTGCCGATACGGTACAGGGGATTCATTTCTGGGGTTGTTTAGGACGTTCAGGGTCGTAGGTATTGATAGTGTTCTGTATTTTACGGAGGTTGTACGCAACGTGGACCTCTTTAGCCATCAGCGTCTGGCGATACGCTTCAACGAGATGAGGCCGGAGTGCGTCGAGCATTTCACCGTTGATGGCGGCATCGGTCAACACCTTACCTTCAAGGTCGGTGATGTTGATAATGACGGCAGAACCAAAATACGTGCCGTCGTTCACGTGTGCCAGCGTGTCCACCGCTTTCATCACAGCGTCAGCTGTTTGGACTTCGCTTTTGCGTCGCTCGGCGAGAAATTGTTTGAGGGTTTTGGATTTCATAACGAATATACGATTTAGTTCTACAATCTTACAACGGCGTCTAAATAGGCTTCAGCGCCTTCAACGCTGGGCGTTTCAGCCTCCCAGCCAGCAGCGTAGGCCGCAGCGATAATCATTTCACGTGTCATAGGGCTACCGATTTAAGCGTTCTACTATACGGGCCATCACATACAAGCCATACCCACCAACGCAAACTCCAAGGAGTTTCATCAGCCCGTCACCGTACCATACCAAGTTCACGCCAACAAACGCTATTACGACGACGATTATAACCAGCGCCCACGCAGCGCGTTCTTCCAGCTGTTTACGATTCTTATCCATTTCGCCAAGTGTTTTTAGAACATCGAAACCATCAATCCGACCACAGCCAGCGTTCCGGCCATCAATCCAACGAACATCAGTACACGAGCCGTAACTTCAAGAGCGGAGATAAGATTAAAGCGTTTCATAGTTCAAGTATTTTAGTTTCATTTTCCAAGAGCGAAGGTAGTGTAAATCTCCAAGAGTTCAAAGAGAATTACGAAAAATCTTCCAAGAAATGAAAACTTTTTTCGTAAACCGCCAACAAAAGACCCCAGCCGACGGGGGTGGTGTCAGGCTGGGGCTTACAGAAAAGAAGTGTTGTTACCGCCTCGCGGCGTCACGTGATATAACGTTGTTAGATGAACCGCCGCGCGATCCACGAAATGTATTCAGCGCGTACCGCTGCGCGTTCGTTATCGCCGCGTTCACCACGCTGCTCACAGATATACGCTCGGCGTGCTATTTCGTAACACGGTAAGTCGCCCACCTGCTCCATCATCCACTGGTAGGGGTCGGTGTGGGGTGCAGCGCCAACGCCAGTCACCTCGCCATACCTGGTGTCAACGTTGATAGTTACAACGATCGGGAAGTCCATCATGTCTTGGCGTTTCAACGTCAGCATCACCTCACGCAGGTGGTCGCCGTTAGCGTATACAGCGTCGTAATATTCTGCGTACACACCATTGCTTAACGCCTTGGCTTCAGGGTCACGTCGGTAAGCCTTAAGCGCTCGGCGAGCGATACGGTCAACCACCTCGTCCCACGGCATCGTGTCGGAGTCGTGTTCGTCGAACCCAAACAGATACCTCACCCAAGAAAACGACGGGCGGTGCTCCCACCACATCACTATCAGAATCGCTACCGCACACGCCAACGCGGCGAAGAGTGTGAATTTATCCTCCATTTTGGTCTTGAATTTTGATTATCTTCCGTGAAACGTCACTTTGTACCACCCAGCCCCTGCGACGGCCACAAATCGTATTTCACGATATCCCGGCTGGAGGCTGATGTACACCGCTGCTGACGTGTTGGCGAACGCGGCGATGACGTCAGTTTCGGCTTCAGGCGCGGTGATCTTCTCTACCACGGTGTCAGGACGCACGTCAAAGCCCAACGACCGAATAGCGCCCATAACATAGTCCGACGTTTCAACGCGACGCTGGAGCGTGGCGAACAACGCTTCGAAGTCGGTGCGGAATTCGCTGAACGAGCGTGCAACGGCGGCTTCGTTGGTGGCGGGAGTAGTGTTGTCGCCAACCACTACCACATATCGTTGACGTGTGTATACGTCGTTGGGGAGGCTGATTTCTTGTGATACGCGCCAACCGATCTCAGCGGTCTTTTCAGCGAGGTAGTGAATACGCTCTTCGCGTTCACGATCCAGATTCACCAACACGTCAGCCTCAGCAGCGGTGATAAGTTCCACAGGCTGGCCATTCCAGCGCGATTTGAAGTCTTGAATTTCCATCACTTCTTGAATTTTGATTTTTGCTTTTTGTTGAATTTGTGTTGCGGTACGCGTCCTTCCTCACGTGTGAGTTCGTGTTCGTCGTCCGGTGTTTTATTAAACTTTGAACGCCAAAAGTCAACTTCAGCGTCAGCACGCTGTTTAGGGCCTTCCAACACTTCACGCTGCCGAGCGATACGCTGTAAGAACAGCTGCTTTATAGCCTCGCTTGAGGTACGCTCTTCAGGGGTGAGAGGTTCGGCCTTGACGTCTTCCACTTCGTCGATACCGTTGACAGCGTGGTTGTGTTGAATACGGTTGAAGTCGTAGTTCATCGACGATGGGTACTCCATTTCGGCTTGGGGATCGTATTCTTCGCTGGTAGGCATAAAGCGGGCGTAATACGAGTTGTGCAGTCCGGCGACGAGTTTCGGTAGACTCCAGTTCATACGCGCAGCCACACGGCCAAGGATTATCTCCTTGAGGTTGACCGACTTGTATATGGTTTGTTGGATGTGAAGGCGTATTTCGGTTTCGACGTTGACGTCGATGGCGCCGTTAACGAATATCTGGTCCCCCTCGGCCTCTTTACGAATCTGTTCCAAGGTGCGTAACATCGAGTTATACGCATCGTTAGAACGAAGAGCCTTGTAGCGAGTTTTCATCTGGGTGTACATCCAACTCAACTCTTCCAACCGCGGTCGTTTTGAGTATAGGCGCACGTCTTGTACGCGGTTACGGAATTCGTCACGACGTTTTTCAATATCGTTTATAAACCGCTTCAAGACGTCTTGAACGTACGACAGTTCTACCTCTATTTCACGGCTTTCAGCCAGAATGCGTACTACCTCACGCGGAGTGAACATTTTCCCCAAAAGTTCCTTGACGTCTTCTACCAGCGACACGTCACTCAAATGGAGCGCTGCGTGTTCGGCTTTTTCAGCCTGTTTACGCTTACGCGCCAAATCGAACGATCCGCGTGCGACGGCCAAAAGGCGGTTGGCGGTGATTTGGGCCTTGCGGCGTGCGCTGTATAGTTCCAATATCTCTTCTCGTTCGCTGGTAGAGAGGTGCTTAATGGTTTCGTTGAGTTTACGGGGGAACCACAGTAAGTTGATTTCCGTACCGTCCGACGCTAACACATGAATGCGTTTCAACGTCGCCGACTCTTTCATCACCAAATACTTCTTCCACGCCACTGAATCAACGATTTCCGGTGGCACAGGGGCGTTTAATATGTCCTTGAAGTCTTTGTCCATCTTCGTTTTGCTATATTGTTCTCTTGTTGATAATAACTGTTGGCGCTAATCTTCTACTATTGACGACGGCGGTTGAGGGTTGTTGGCGTCGCGTTTGTATAGCGACGGCGCCACTTCGTTACGATAGTCCATGAACGCCCAACGGTTGTGGTCACCACTCAACGCGCCCAACAATTCACGATCGCGCCAAATGTTATTACGAACTGGAAAGGGCTGGCGTCGCATACGCGTGGGGACGATGCCGTAGTTTATCGTGTTACGCGCCGTGCCTTCACTGACCTTTACGGCGTCAGCAACCGTTAAACGAAACGCCTGACCCGCATCCTCTGGGTAGAGTATCGGAATCAGGAGTCCGTCGCGTGTTTTATAGATTTCGTATTTCATCACTCATACTTTTTGGCGTAGAATAACCGCCAACGCCAATACGGTATCTTACCCTCGTCGAAGAACAACACAACATTAATATCATTTTGACACACCACGCAGTGAACAACGTCTGGTTCGTGAAGACGTGATGAGCGGATGATTTCGTTTTGACGAAATAAGACCTTCGTCCCGCATATTTTACAACGCTTCAAATAAGCCGGGTTTTCGTTGTAGGCTTTACGTCTCATATTTCGCTCACGGCGGCTTTCAGTACCTTGTTTCAAGATTATCATCGTTTGGCGTTTTTAGTGCGTTTTTCGCGTTCCTTGAAGAGCAACCAACGTAGACGGTTGGCGATAGCTGTTAGCTGTTGGTCGTCGAAGACTACTGCTTCACGCTGGTCGAGGTGTACGTCTATTATTCCAACCAGCGTTTCAAGTTCTTCAACTTCCAAGCGGATATTATTTCGCGGTGTGTTGTTCATTTGCGGTTCTTTATTTTACGTCTCAAGGCATCAATTCGTTGACGCGGTGAAACGCTTATGGCTGTAAGGTGAAACACGCCTTTACTCATATATCCCTCAACGGTGGTCTGCAGGTCACCAGTTTCAAGACCGTCGTCTACTCCAATCACCAGTTCTGCGTCACACGGCGCTGGAGATGGCGTTCCAAATTTCAATTCCTTGAATACTCGATCATCCATTGTTACGCGATATTAGATTTTACGTTGCTTTTTCTTGCGCTGATACGCCAAGCGGATATTTTGGCCCGTGAGTTGTGCGTATTCCGCTTTTGTTACTTCGCGACAGTCGGCGGGTATTACAGCACGTCCCGTTGTTACCATCCACTCTGATACAGCGAAGCCGAACTCCACGCCAACGATCTTGATGTTGGCCTCAACATCCACGCGACAACCTGCGAAGTAGTCCGTGTAACCCACCAACGCATTTACTTCGTTGCGGCCAACACGCGGAAGACGCTGTATACACTCTTGCGCACGTTTACCTTCTGGCGTGGAGGTGTCGGGACGATATTGGTTATACAACGGCGATCCGTCGCGTTTCCACCCCGTGGGTGCGTCGTGAGGGAATTCAACGGTACTTATACCGCCAGCCCAAAGCAACTTCGCTGGACGATAACCCACACCACCAACACCTTTTACAAACGAGCGCGCAGCGTTTAAGGCTTGGATTCTTCGCCACGCCAACGCGAATATAACGTCGTAAGTCTTGGTGCCTGATGGCGTAACGTAGTATTTCATCGTTTCTTTTTCCATATTTCACTTTCCTTTTGTAACATCGCGTCAGCGTACAGTAGGGCACCGAATAACGCCGCAGCGATATTACGATCGATGTATAAGTTCTTCGACTGGTCGATTTCTACCAACACGCGGTTGTCGTCCAAAAGTTCGAGACGCACACGCCCATACGCCAACAGTTCCATCATTATGTCCTCAAGTGTAAACGCTGGCTGATAGCGGTGGGTGTGTAGGCCATCAAACGCTCGCGGTGGTGAGGTGGTGAGCAGCGTGCCTGACTGGTGTCCACGACGCAGTAAGTACCCCAGCTGTTTACGGGGTTTTAAGCCCCTTTTCAAGAGTTCTGCTGATGCTGGGGCCGGTAATACGTCAGCGCCGATCAACGACTCTGTATAGGCTTGTTTAGGGCCATACTGCGAGGGGTATTGGTCGTCGGGCGTGGGGATGTGCGGTAGGCGTCCTTCCAGTACGCGCTTATCGACTTTTTCTGAGCGGCCGTCAGTAGCATACCATTGGCCGTCGTAGTGTGACGGACGACGTTCAAACCAGTGAAACGTGCCATCAGCGTCAGCCGTGTAATATCCCGGTTTAATAGCTACCATCGACGAAGAACGCAGTGGGACGTATTCACCGGGAAGTAACGTAGCGCCATCAAGAAGGATTCGAGCCTGTTCTTCGGTGACAGCCTCGGTCTTGGCTTCGCTGAAGAACAGCCGATGGTCACCTACCTTCATAGGGTGCTGCGCGGCAACGGCATAACCGTCAGCGGTTCTAATCAACCACGCCATACTCTTCCTTCAGTATTTCGTAGAACTCACGCGGCCAAATGATATTATCAGGCAGCGGCACCAAGAACGACGCCAACGCCATAGCAAAAGCCCACGCCACCTCCTCAACGAGCCAACCTGCAATTCCGCAACCGATCTTAGTGACGTAGAAGGTCAATTCGGGGTGTTGGGAGGTGTAAAGGATGAAGCGATCACACGCTTCCACCAATTGCTGTTCCGGAATGCGTATTTTCTGCCACGAGGGGAGAACTGACATATCGTCTTCGTCCGTCCACTTGACGTATTCCATCGTCGGGATGGCGTAGCTTTGTCCTTGAGGACCTTCGGCGACACCGTTCACAGCGCCAAAACGCTTCAACGCAGTAAGGGCTGCGCCACCGCAGTGGTCGCCGTCGGTATTAGAACCAAAGACGAACACACCATAATCAGGCAGGTGGCCAATATTTTCAGGTGTGAATTTCATAGTGATTAGATTTCTTCAATTTCTCCACGTTGGAGCATTTTCTTGTGTTTTACCAAGTCGATCGACGTTGTAGAACGCGATCCGTCGGCGCCGATAAACTGAACGCCAAGTTGCTTTTCGTTAGGACGTATCTTCAGTACCTGAAAAGGAACGCCTGTAGGGTGGGTGTACGTACCGCCAACGCGGAAGAACCGTGCTTTGCTTTTATTGGCCATCGGTGAGGGTGTTGAGGCGGTTGATGATACGGTTGAAGTCGGCTTCGAGGTCGATGAGGGTTTTTTGGCCTTCATCGCTGGCGTAGGTGCATTTCTCGGAGATGAGGTTGCTGATATTGTGGGCGAGCATCCTCACGTTGTTACGCCGAGCCTCGTAGAACAGGGCTTCAATCTTGCGCGGTGAAGCGTATCGGAAGGTCGAATGCCCGGTTTGGTGATGTTCGGAGGGAACCATCACTTCTTCCTCATCGCGGCGTATACGACGATGAGCCGTGAACGGTTCGACTTGGGCGTTTACCGTCCCCGATATAGGGTCCATACGAACCAACCGCACGTAATCTTCACTTTCGTGCAGCGAAACGCGGAAAATACCCAATACCTTCCCGCAGTACTCTTCGTACACCAAGTCACCTTCGAAAAGGTACTGCGGGTGTACCGGAGCGACGCGGAACTGCTCGTGGGTGATGATGTCGGGGTAGCAGTTTTCCTTACCTTCGTACACGATCATCAACGCCGCCTCTCCTCCTTCGTCTTCGCCAAATGACTTACGCACGCTGGCTTGACCAACGATGGTGAACGCCTTGGTCTGCTCACCGCGGTAATACCACATACCGCTGAATTTCTGAATACGATCTATGCAGCTCATACTATTGGTAGTTTTCCGAAAGTTCTTGAAATTTGTGGTGATACTCGTTTTGGCGGCTGGCATTGCCAATACGTTCACGCCAAGCGGTGATGCCTTCGCCCACCGGCAGCACGTTTTCGTACTGGGAAACTTGGCGCTGATCAGCCCACGAACGCTGAGCCGTGGGCATCATATAGGCCACCACCTCCCACTCGTAGGGCGAATGGAGGACGTTCTTCAGATAATCGTAGTGGACCACCATTTCGATGGGGTCCTGAGTCCGGAACGCGAAGTCCGGGTCGGCCGTTTCGGAGAAGCCACGGCCACGGCCAATCAACCCCGACCGCAACCACTGGTGATAGGAGGGCTTGCCGGAGTCGTTAGTTCGCTTCAAAAGGTAATAAAGAGTCTTCATTGTAGTGTTTTTGTAATCACTTCTTGATAACGTTGGCGATTTCACGCGGTGACGGAACGCCGCGTTGTTGGCGTGACGGGTGGGGACGCTTGATGGGTTCGTCGTCGTGATCCTCAATGCGGTCTTCAGCCTTATTGAGTTCGTCGTCGTAAGCCTTGGACTGGATATCGTCCTCGGAAGGGTTGGCTGATGTCATGGGTCGATTGGTTTAATGGTACGTATATTAATGAGTTCTTAGCGCGGGTGATAGCCACGTATTTGAGGTTGAGTTCTTGCTCTTGCTGCCACGGTTGAGTAGCCCAACGTGAGGGTATCAACTCTGGCGCCAAGAAGAACACGTTGTCGTTTTCCAACCCTTTCGATTTGTGGATGGTCATCAGCAGTATACCTTCCAAGTCGTCGGTGAAAATTCCCTCGATTGTTTCACGTAATTCCATCACCGTATCGGCTTCAACGGCCAAGGCGCGTATCACTTCGATCTTCTCGTAGAGTTCGTCCATTTTAGGCGACGCGCTGGGGTTTTTCCAACCTTTAGTGCGTAATTTCTGCTCCAGTTTGTCGGCTTCCTTCCAAAGCAGTTTTTCCAACTGGTCGATGGTACGCGCTCCGGTCTTGTTGATTAGGTCGATAAGGCTGTGGCCAATGTCCTTACCTCGAACGCGCGATTTGATCTTGTTCTTCAACAGCCAAAGGTACACCTCTACCAACGGCCGCAGGTTACGGCAGATTATCCAATCGCCGTCCTCGATGTCGTTCAACGAACCGAGCACGACTTCGCCTTCGTGAGCGCGTTCGTAGGGGCGTATATAGGGGACTATCTTCTCAGCCTCTTCGACAATACGCCGTCCGCAGCGATAGCACACCGAAAGCGGCATTTCAACACTCGTGCCGTTCAGTTCTGCCAATCGGGCGTAACTGTTAGCGTCGGCTCCGGCGAATCCGTATATAGCCTGACGTGGATCGCCAACGGTTATCAACCGCGAACGGCGGTCCAGTGCGCGTTTTATGAGTTCGTGTTGGAGGAGGCTCATGTCTTGGCTTTCATCGACCAACACCACCTCATACTTACGGAACCGCAACGTGGGGTCCGTCACGGGAATATACAACATGTCGGTAAAATCAAACTGCGTACAGTCCTTGACGCTTAATAGGAAGGTCTCCAAGGCCAGTTGCTTTTCCAGCAGGCCGCAGTCGATGTCGTGATAGTCACACAACGACTCAATTTCGCCGATTTCAGGACGGCAAAGTGCCGTGCGCATCAGGTCTACTATCTTCGGAATTAAATAGATCAAATACCCCTTTTTGCGACGCATCAACAGTTCTTGAACCGCTTCGTCGTGAGAGTGGCGTTTCAACACCACTTCCAATTTGGCGATCGACTTATTTGGATTCATTTTGGCCGCATTACCGTAACGGCGCAACAGCAACCGCCACCCGTACGAGTGAAGTGTCATTATATCCACATTGGGGCGGCGGTTACGAGCCTGCAACTCCTTGACGATGGAGTTGTTGAAGGCCATGAATATTATGGATTTGCCTCGGGGAATACGTTCCAAACACCCCAACAAGGTCGTGGTCTTACCGCTGCCAGCCACGGCGTTTACGTTGATATTGTGGTCGGTAGTAGCTACTTCGTTGTATATTGCCTGTTGATAGGGTGAAGGCTCAAAGCCCATGACGATTTAGTTTTACGATTTTTACTGATACTATCCGCGAGTCGATGTCCAGTAAATCCATTTGACGCTTTTGTGAAACTGGAAATTCAGCGCTTTCTGGTTCTGTACGATAGATTCGAGTTTCGACAGTACAGCTGCCCGGCCTCGGTTCATCTCTACCGACTCTGAACGTATAAACGCTGTAATGTCGTAGCCCGACACCTCGCAATAGTCGATTGACGCCACGTTGGACTCAACCGACGGCGTAAACTTATTCACCAAGAACACCAGCGGTTCGTTGGCGTACATCCAAACCTCCAAAACGGCAAACCCGCTTTCAAGGATGGTGGTGATGGTTTCAATCTTTCTTTCCATTATGATAATCTTTTTTGACGTTTTCTAACAGTTTTTTCATTCTTACCAACGCGCGGCTGTATAGGTTTTCGGTCACGTCGGGATTTTCCGCCAAGAACTCTGATTTACGCTGGCCGGCTAAACGCGACAGCGTGATACGCCGCTCAAGGAGCGTGAACCCAAACGTGTCAAACGTTATTTCCATGTCGTTGACGTGGTCGGGAGTACGCATATCAGGGTGCGACGATTCAATGGCTTCTGAAATATCGCCATGACGCGCCTTGATATTCTTCTTGTAAAGCGTGTAGAAGTTACGCGCGATGGACTTGTTGAAATAGAAATAGAAGTTGGCGCCGGGAAGAATATTGAACTTCTCCAAGCATTTATCAAACATCGCGTAGCAATCCGCAATGGCTTCGTCGCGTGAAGGTATTTCAGGAGCGTTTGAGCCGTTAAGCAGGTTGATGTAGTTGGTGATGTTCTTCAACACAATATTCCCCATCATCCTGAATACCAAGTTCCGATACGCTGACGCACGGCATGGGTCGCCGCAGTGGCGGATGATTAGAATATATTTATTCACCAGCCCAATTCGGTACTTGAACAGCTGGCGAAACATTTGACCCTCGACCGTTCTGCGCATAATGCCTTTATTTTTTCATCATCGACTTTGCTTCAGCGCGTACCGCAGCCAGTTTGGCGCGACGTTCTGGGGCGATCTGCTTCTTGTAGTGCTCGTGCGAGCGCCGCTTTAGGGACTCTTGCTTTTGCTCCTTGGACATGGCTCTAAAGCGTCCAAAATACACACCCTTCAAGTCTGCAGGCGTTTCCTTCTTGATCTCTTCGCGCTCACGGCCGCAAGCCGGACACGGCGATTGCTTACAAAACGCGTGGCCGTCGCGTAATACAAGACTCACTGATGAATAGTAGTCGCGCTGATCGAAGCGCGGGCACTCGGGGTTCTTACATACAAATTCCATAAGGCGTATTTATTGGCGGCTACCATACAACGCAATCAGCATCGCGTCGCAAGTGGCCAAAGTTACGTTGAATTGGGGAAATAGCTGTTGCGCCTTGGCTTTGAGTTTGTTCTTCCACTCCACCTTGGTCATTTTACCACGAACCCCTAATTGAAACTCTTTCTGCCATTTCTGGGGAGTGACGGTTTCGGTAGGAATACGACACGCCAACAGCGCCATTTCCAAGTGCCCATATCCACGTCCAAAATTGAACATGGCGTTGGCGCCATTACCGGGTATTCCGCCAACCTTTTCAAGGTAACATTTGGAGTTCAGCGAATGAAGTTTCAGAAACGCCAAAAGGTCAGTTGGTGTTTCAGGCATTTTTACTGCCGCCACCAGCCGACCTTTGTCGATGGAATATATGCCTATGCCGCCTGCGGCACCGGGGTCTATACCGATTATTAATCGGTCTTTGTAGTAGGTTGCGACGGATTGTTTCATCGTTATATCTTATTTGGAACTATAAGATAATAACGTTGGAATCAATCATACCTTGATACTTTGTCTATCTTCCTCACTATGAGTTTGTTCTTCGCTGCGAAGTCAGCCGATACGTTCTGGGTGATCATCATCGACGTTATACCCACGTTTTCCAGTGTTCGAATGATGTGTTCCTGCCCCAAAGAGTCGATTCCGTGGAACGCTTCATCCAGCAGTATCATATCCAACCCGCGACCGTCGGTAGCCATATTGATCAGGCGATTCAACCCTATCAACGAGGCCAACGCTACACGACCGCGTTCTGCTCCCGAGTGGATTCCGTACACGTCGGCGTTCAAGCCGTCAGACTGAATATACACATCGATCTTATCGCGCACGTTACCGTCCTTGGTGGTGGTGAAGCCGTTAATCAGCACCGTTACATCCATACCGAATTTCTCCAAATACAGATTCGTCATGCCTTCAAGGACCTTGAGCGACTTATTCGCCAAAAACGTCAAGAAGCCGTTTTTACCCATGTGAAAGTCCCAGAACGCCATCGACTCGGCCAAGTACCGGAAGTCGGCTAATTCAGCCTTGGCGGTTTTGAGTTCTGCCTTGGTGGCCTTAATCTTGGCTTCAGCGGTTTTTATCGACGCGTCTTCGTCAGCAGCACGCCGGGCTTCTTCAATACGTTTCTGGAGATCGTTCTTCCGGCGTTCGACGTCATCCATTTGGCGCTTCAAACGGTCAGCGCGTTCACGAATAGCCATCATCGAACGTTTCACACGGCTCAATTCCGACTGGAGTTGATCGTAGTCGCGCTGCTTGTCTTCCAAGGCTTCCAACGCCTCTTCAGCCGTCTTAACGGCAGCAGCCAACTTCACGTCATCAGCCTCGCGTTGCGTGATTATCTTACGAATCTGGTCCGGTGTGAGATCGAACTCGGCGTTGGGTATGAAGCGTTCGTGACATTTGGGACATTCGATGGCTCCCTCCAGCGCCAACGCCAATTCCTCCTTGGCGCGACGGTTCTTCTTGCGCTCCTTCTGGGCTGCGGTGATCTTACCTTCCGCTGCGGCGATATCGTCCACGAAGTTAGGCGCAGTTTCCAACTGTTGTTCCAGCGCGGTACGCTTCGTCTTTTCTGTTTCAAACTCATTGCGGATTGCCTGAGCCTGAAGCCCAAGTGCCGCGGCGTCGTTAATATAGCCTTCCAAAAGGCCAATCAACCCTTCGATGTTAGCTTCGGCGGAGTGGTTAGCCTTCAACTCCTTGAGGTTTTCTTCGAGGGTTTCAAGCCTCGTTTCCAACATCAGAACCTGCGTATCGTATTCAGCCACGCGGTCGTCAGCGGCCTTGTGGTCGGCCTTTATGGCGTCCAAAACGGGCTGAAGCATATCGGCGTTGGTGATACGGTTCAATATTTCCTTCTTGGTAGTGTCGGGAGCGGTCAAGAAGTTGTACTGACGGTCTTGGCTGATTATGTAGTACCGGAGCAGGTCCTCGCGGCTCAGCCCCAGCAACTCCAGTATTCGCTTATCAACTTCGGCTACCGACGTCAACTGGGTGTTCTCACGATCGTTTTCGAACAGTACGGCCTTGGCGCTACGCTTACGATAGAAACGGCGCCGAATTTCCATAGTCTGGTGAAGAACGTCGTTCGCCAACGACATAACGACCCATCCTTCATCGCTATCGCGGTTGATAGCCTTATCGCGCGTTATAGGCGTATCGCGTGGTAACAGGTCACCAGTCAACGCCAACGCGATAGCCTCAAACAGCGTCGATTTACCTGACCCGTTGTTCAGCGATCCGCGGTCGGTTTGGTTGTCGCCAAAGATCACCGTACACTCACCGCGGTTGAACACCACTTCAGCTCGGTCACGGAACGCAAACAAGCCGCCAAACTCTATTTTTACAGGATACCACATATCACAATTCTTTTAACATCGTTAAGCCTTCTTTCATGCGTTCGCCGCGTATTTCACGCTCCTTGCAGAACTCCATGAAGTTCTTAACGATGGTAGATTTACGGAATGTAACGATCTTCTCCGGGTCAGCCGCTGTAGCCATCGCCGCGGCGGTTTCATCGGCTTGAAACTTGATTTCAATACCAGCGGCCGAAAACTCCGAGGCGTTCAGTTTCTCACAATCGGCTTTAGAGCCAGTTACAACGATTCTGACGCGATCAAACGTTTCGCCCGAGTATTTATCCATCAAGTTCCGTAAAGTCGTTGTGTCGGTCGCTACAACAGTTTCACGGATATACCGCGGAAAGCGCAGCGGGCGGTGCTCCCACGAACCGTCGTCGTAAACCACGGTCACACCCTTATCGTCGGCCGTTTCGCCGAAATTATTCTGGCACATCGAACCCAGATAGTGAACCTTTTCGCCAACGCGCGAAGCGTTGTGATAATGGCCCACAAACACCGCGTCGTAGTTACGAAACATATCCGGACGAATATCGCTTTCCACCTGTGTGCCGTCGTTGTTACGAACGCCCTCCACTGCCACGTGCGTTATCATAAAACGCGGTCCTGTGAACGTTTCCCGTTCAAGGCCGTTATCCACAGCCAATTTCTCTTCAAGCCACTTGGCGTCTCCGTAATAGGGGATCAACACGAACGATACGCCGTCCCATTCAAACTCTGATGCCTGACTCACAACCGTAGCTGCTCCGGGGCACACACTCAAATAGCTGCGGTCCGAGTTGGGGTCTGTCTTGTCGTGGTTGCCGGGAATAACGACAATTTCCAGTCCACGTGCTTCAGCGTCTTCGGTGATTTCGCGCCAAGCATCAAGGACTTCCAAAGGTTGCGCCGAGCGGGACGTAAATACGTCACCGCCCAGAATCACAATATTACAACCTATTTCTTCAGCCAGCGCAAAAGTCTGACTGAATAAATCCCGTACCACCATCACGTTGTCTTTCGACAAGTGCGGGTCGAAACCTAAGATGGCCACGGGACTTTTTTGCGTTTTCTTTTTCATAAAGACGATTTTACCAAGGTAACGTTGACTATTCGTCAGCCAACTCCGCTTCCTCCATCATCTTCTCACGCCAAGCCTTCAGGTCTTTGTTACGAGCAGTGCAAATGACCTTTTCCAGCGTGGCCAACAGAGGATTTTGGTCATAGTAGAGCTGGTAGAGTTCGCGGTCGGACTTCCACTTCAGTTTGCCGTTCATGAAGGCGTAAACGGTCTTGGAGGGCTTTTGAATGATACCTCGCTCAACAGCGTATTCGATGTCTTCTTCGGACAGAATAATGCCGTACCCCAACAGAATACGGATGTACGTCTTTTGGCGCGAACCAAAGTCGTTCTTGATAACCTTGACTTCAGAAATTTGTGCCACTTCGACGTCATCGATTTTTTTCATCTCCGTTACGCGCATTTGTAAGCGCAACGTCGGCATTAACTCCACCCATTCTCCGCCTGTGCTTTTGCGTGACGTTACGCCCATAACGTTCTGTTCGTACTGGTGATTAAGGATAACGAAGTGGATCGCGTTGGTATAGCACAACCCAACCAGTCCTTTGGCGAACATCTTTGCTGACTTGGCGAACGCCATCATCTTTGGCTCTTGTAGCTTTTCGAGTTCCTCACCCTTGGCTGCGGCCTTATCCATGTTTTCGACGTTGGCACGCAAAGCATCGTATTCCGCCTTCGAAAGCGTAGCGCCAAGCGAGTCCCACAAGAAGAAGAACCGCGGTTTCTCCTTGATATCGGCTTCTTCGAACAGCGCGTGAGCGTCCTTGACGAACTTGCTTACGCGCACGAACATTTGCTCGACGTAGCGAATCTTGATGATAACCACGCGCGAAATATCAACCCCCAGCTGGATGGCGTAGTCCTTGTTGTCACGATTTTCAGACGAAAGTATACACGCCAACCCGGTTTCAGGGTTCTCGGCCAGAAAATACTTCATAGCCTCCAAACCCTCGGTGGTCTTACCGCTGCGGCTGCGCCCGGCGATCTCGATAATACCCGTTGGAAGACCGAACGTGCGCAGGTTCCAGTTCAGTTCCGCGCTGCCGGTATGGGCCCACGACTTGATCTCCGAAAAACCGTCCTTCTTCCTGAACGTTATGACATCATCGGAGTTGAACTTCGCCGTGAGTTTATTCAGTACATTTGAAATTTTCGACATAATGTTGATAGTTAAAAACGGCTGGCCAACCACGAAAGCCAGCCAGCCGCGGGAAAGTTATCACGGGGGTTATTTCTTGCCCAATTTGGCGCGAATCATAGCCAGTGAACGCGCTGCGCCGCCTGTAGCGGCCGGAGCCTCGTCTTCTTCCTCTTCGGGTTCAGGTTCTTCCTCCTCTTCTTCGCCGTCCAGTCCAAGCGCGGCACGGATAGCCGCACGAATCTGGTCGTCGGTCGTTGATTTGTGGACCTTCACCGTGTCACCAAGGTCGTTATCGCGGATGAATGCCCTGAGTTCGACACGGTCCATGTCGTCGAGGCCGTCGTCGTTGCCTGCCGGCGCTTCTTCCTCTTCGAGTTCAGGTGCAGCCTCTTCCTCCTCTTCAGGCTCTTCTTCGGGTTCGGGGTCAGGAACGCGAACGCCGGGGCGGTTCTTCTTCGTACGAACAGGCGGAACGTCATCCTCCTCGTCGTCGGTGCGACGCTTGGCGGCCTTCTTGGTGACTTTCTTCTTGGGTTCGTCGTCGCCTTCAGCGTACTGGGCGCGTACCTTCTCCACGATCTCCAGCCACTCGTCGTCACCGAACAAGTCGATACCGTGCTGCTCGTCGAAATTCTGGAGACCTTCCAGTGCGCGTTCGAACACTTCCATGGTGTACGTTCCAGCGACCTCCTCGATCGGTTTGAGTTTCATGAACTTCTCGATGGATTCGTCGGTCAGCGGGCATGCCTTGGGCTTCTTGCCGAGCGACACGTCGTAGTAGTTCTCACCCTTCTTCTTGTTGGGGTTCTTGATGTACTTGACGAACAGCGGCAGGCCTTCGTCGGGGTCGGTGAAGGGATCGGTCTCGATGGGTTCGTCCTCGTCTTCGGTGATTGCCAGACGGTTCATGGCGTCGCGGACGCTCTTCTTGAACTCCCACAGTTTAGGCTCCATGCCGTCTTCCCGGACTTCGGCGGCGTAGCACAGCCACGACAGCGACGGCAACAGGCCATCACGCTGGGCAGTTACAGCCGCAACTGCGGTTTCCGACCCGTGGGTCTTCACATAGGCTACATACTCCTGAACGATGTCCATGGCGGTCTTGCCGTGGAAGATCGAATCCAGTACCGTGCCGCGGCGCTCGTCGCCGGAGTCGGTAGTGAACGGCAGCCAGTAGCACTTGCGCGGAACGTAGAAGTTGTCGTGATCGGGGTGAGCCGGGAACACGCGAATCTTCATCAGTTTACCGTCCTCAAGCGTCAGGAACTCGGCGTTGCCGTTGTTCAGCATCGAGTTGTCCTCGTCGATGCGGGCTTTGAGTTTTTTGATCGGCGTCGCCTTCAGGCGGCTCCTCAAATCGTTTGCCATAATACTTTGATTTTGTTAAGGTGTTAATATAAACTTTGTTAATCTTCCACGTCGGGGATCAGTTTCGGGCGTTTACGAACTTTCACAACCGAATTTGCCTTACTCTGAAGCAGGTGCTCTTCGATATCGCCCGTGGGTATAGACAGCGATAGCTTATCCAGTTTGGCCGATTTGTCTTTGGCCGAAAACAGCAGCGACGCAACATAGTCCCGTGTCTTTTGAGCCTCAAAAAGCCTTATTTGGTTAGCCTTATAAACGGGATTCTGATAGGTAGCCGTGTTCACCTCGTCAATCGTAGGGGGCTTGCGGCGGTCCTCTTCAGTATTGAGTAAAACACGAATTTCTTCACGCAACTTTGCCTCTACAATGGCGCAGTTGAGTTTCGTTTCAGCCAGCGAGCGTTCAGCGTCAGCCAGCAGCAGACCTAATCGGTTTACAACAACCGGAAAGGTGATAATTTCCCCAACCAGATTGTCATAGTGAATAGCCATCAGGTCGTCGACGTCGATTTCTTCTTCGAATTCTTGAAATTCGATTTCGTAGACGTCTTTTCCAATCAGCAGTTTCCGTTTCATTCTTTAGGTTCTTGTTGGTTAATGTCCCCGGCGCGTACACGGCGCGTGATTTCGATAATGAGGTAATGAACCGCTTTCTCCAGATCGCGAATCAGACGACTCTTTTTATGGCCAACGGTGATGTACCGCTGAAGATAGCGCGTCACCTGATAAATGTTGATGGCTGCGCCGTGATCTGCGCCATACAGCATTTTCTTGGTGTCAATTACCTTTTGACCATCGGCGTACTTATCAGAGTACGTTCCGGCGATATGGTCAATAGTCATGGCCAAGGCTTCAGCAGCCTCCGGTTCGGCGACGCAGATACGCTCAATGTTGTAAGCGACCTGCGAAATAAGTTCTTGATGTCGTTTGTTATCCATGTTAAATTATGTTATTTTGTAAAGCGTTTACGGCTTCGCGCGGTACATAAAGCGTGTGTACAGTATCAAATACATCAGCCACTTCACACGCATTTTGTAACGTTGTCACTGCTTTCCGGAAATTGTCGTTACAGTACGGAAGCAGATTCAACGGCCATGAACGGTTCCCCATGGAGAGTTCGCGGTTCAGGAAATACAACAGCGCCATCCAGTCTGCCACCTTCACCACCGCATGAGTGATATCGTAATACTCACCCGTCTTGGAGAGAGTTTGAAGTACCTCTGAATCCGCGCCAAAGTCATCCGCCATCTGGTGTTCGACGAACTTATCGAGTGCGTATCGTATTTCCATGCCATTGTAGGCGTTGTATTTCACCTCGTGAGTGATGTCACGACGCAAAATGGCTTCATCGAAGTCGTGCATCAGCGCCACTTTCAACGTTCGGTACTTGAAAGCCAATACGGCGTTAGTTTCAGTCCCCGTAGGCCAAAAGTAGTCCAGTAGGCTCATTGTGAAGACCGACACCTTGAACGAGTGCTGCGAAACACTCTCCTGCTGATGGCGGTCGTATTCCAGCCACTGCTTGATGTTGTCCAGCCGCGCCAAATAATCGCGATTGAACAGTTTTGTTAAATCCCCTTTGATTCCCATAACGATATTGTTTAACTATTGCAGTATTTCTAACCTTGTAGATGGTGAAGACTGCACGGTTTTCTTTCCAGCGAAGTAATTCACACGCCCCGTAACAGCCACAACGCGGTTCAGCAGCGTGGCTTCAGTTTCTGACTGGTGAAGCCAAAAATCGGACCACAACGTGACCTGTATGATAAGGTCGTTCACCTCCAACTGAAGAACGCCATATGCGTCACCTCGCTTGGTTTGGCGCTCAAATACGTTGTTCACTCGCCCCACAATACACACTTCGTCGCCTTCGTTCTTGCGTTCGAATTCCGGCGCGGTAACATACAGTCGAACCATTCGTTTTCCGAGCCCATATTCGTTCATCATACGCTCGTAGTCTACTTCTCCGTACCCGGTTAATTCACGCTGTTTGAAGACCCACCAAGCGTTGGTATGGGCATCTGGCGTATCGTACTCTTCGGGGAGTGGTTCGCCGCGGCGGTCGAGATACTGTTTAACGATATCCAGCCGTTGGCGTGGATTGCGTATACCCTCTACGAGGTCAAACGCTCCGGCGGTTATGAGCCGCAGCACCACGGTACGATTAATACCCTTTGGTGCAGATGTTATGAAGTCTTCAAACGAAAACACTTCGCCGTGTTCTTGCTTCATAGCCTTCAAAAACGAAAGAGCACGTTCGCCAATTCCCTTCACCTTCCCCAAGGAGAAGAATATACGGTTCGTCGTTGGGTCACACGTGAAGGTTTCATCTGAGAAGTTGATGTCTGGTGGACGAACTTCAATGCCAGCTCCAGTCTTCTTCATTTCCACCAACCGATACGGAATATCTGATTCTTTTGAAGCGTACTGGAGTGACGTTGTCCAAAACTCCAACGGATAATTGACCTTGAACCACTGCGACCAATACGACATCATGGTATAGGCTACGGCATGACTCTTGTTAAATCCATAGCCTGAAAAGGCCAGCAGTTTGGACCAAACCTCATCGGCTTTTTCTTCCGTTCGCTCTTTTATTCCCGATTCGCGCAACAAGGCTGAATACCCTTCACGGAACTTACCATGGAACGATTCGATAAGGTCCATATTTTTCTTCTTGATAGCCGTACGAAGTATATCGGACTCTACAGGACTTAAACCTCCAACGACCACGGCTTTCATGATTTGCTCTTGGTAGGTATACAACGAGTATGTATCACGCGTGATTTCCTCCATGCCGGGGTCGAATTTAGGCTTCTTGCGTCCGTTCTTGATTTCAACAAACGTTTCGTGTGCCTTAACATCCATAGGACCTGGACGGAACAGCGCCGTCATAGCGATCAGGTCGTCAAGCGTATGCGGCTTGGCTTCGCGGCAGTAGTTCATAAGTCCCATAGCGCCAAACTGGAATACATCCTCGCACCATCCACGCTGGAAATACCGGAACACCTCTTCGTCGCCGAACGGAATAGTGTTGACGTCAATATGCTGTTTACGGTTCTTGGCTATCAACTTTATGATCGACGAGAATTTATCCAACTGGTTAAGCCCCAGAATATCCTCTTTCAAGAAGCCTGACTTGTCGATGTACTTACCTTCCCACTCCGACACCAACGTGTCTCCCATGCGCTTTATAGGCATCCAGCTGTAAAGGTCCATAGGGTTTCCGTTTTCATCTTCCTTTGGTACGATGATAACAGCCGACGGGTGAACCGAGCCTGTCTTACATTGCGTAAGAGCGTATTTCGTCATATGTACCAACTCCGGATGATCTTGAACGAAACGGAACAATTCCCGCGACGTAGCGGCGTAATTGAACAGGTCGCCCCATGTGTATTCGATTTGGTCGTCGATGTCCTTGGTGAGTTTATTCATCACCGCAAACGGTACGCCCATGACCTTGCCGAAGTCCTTCAGACATGTCTTCAGTTTCATGCGCGTATAGGTACCAACCGAGCACACATGATTAGCGCCATAACGTCGCGACATGTATTCTTTCACCGTATCGCGAAACGCTACAGGGAAGTCGCAATCCACGTCCGGCATGCTGTCCTGACGGGCAATTTCAACCTTTTCTATCTTTAGAATTTTCATTTCTTTCTTGGTTTCATGCCATACCAAAATCCATCAGGGAGCGGAGCGCCCTTTGGGATAGTAGTGTTTATTTCGCCGTTAGTTATCCTAACTTTGCCTTGCATGGGATTCGTGTACCCGTGCTCGTATCTATCGCGTATTTTCTTACCAAAATCCCTGCGCCGTTCCTCGGGCCAACGGTTATTCCAGTTAGGGTTATTTTCACCATTATAACGACCTCTCATTTTAGCCGACAAGTTCGCTTTTTGTTCGGCTGTCCATCGGTTGCCGTAGTTTGGATTCTTTTCGCCTACATATCTGCCTTTCAAGGACTTCGAAATTCTTTCCTTGTAGTCAGTATTGTCCAAAGTAATTTGGCGTTTTTGGTGAATTCGCTTCATTAACTCTGGACGATTCTTGAACGTCTTTTTAAGCGACCTTGAAACCTTAACAGCGACCTCTGGAATCAACATCGGCGAACCGCTTCCAAACTGGTTAGCCGTACCCGGTAGGATGTTATATCCTATACCCTTTTCAGTAGAACGTAGCTTCTTGATGTAAAGCATCTCCCAAGCGTCGAGTTGTAGCTGGGTATCACACACGCGGAGCGTTTCACGTTTGAAATTCTCAGGGCCGTAATACCTAACAGCATTCGTCAAGGATACGCCGCTACCCAAATACCCATCAAACTCGTCTGTTTTGCAGTGGTGTTGGCCGATGTAAATCTTACCGTTGACGAGGTTCGTAGTTTTGTAAATTATACCTTGCATAAAGTCCGTAATTTATCAATATCTATGTCCAGGTCTATATTTGATAAATCACAGTCTATGTCTATTTCTTTACCGTTTCGAAGAGGAATCTTGACATTTTCAGGTAATCTAAATTTACCATATCCCTCTATTTCCAAATCCCAATACTTAGGAACGGTAACGCGCGTTTCATTCAAGAAACGTTCGAACATCAGGTGGTATTTCAGCGGGTCCACGTCCGTGATGTACAGGCAATACGCAATCAACGAACCGCACACTGAACCACGGCCCGATCCAGTCATGATACCTTGTTCGCGACACCAGTTCATGATATCCCAAAGGATCATGAAATAATCACACAACCCGTTAGGGACGATAATGGCACATTCCTTCTCCAACTCGTTTAGATAGCGATCAAGGTCATCGACCTTACCTACCAGCCGTTCCTGAACGCCCGCTTCCAGTTTCTCAAAGAAAGCGTCTTCAACCGTAGTTTTTACAAACTCATATTTCGGAAGATGACGTATGCCGGTGGGTATCTTAAAGTCAATACTGTCCGTCAACGTCGTGGAATTGGTCATTCCATCAATTATCTTTTCGTAAAGGGGCGCGGCTCCGTCCATCCACTCTTCGTAGGCTAAAATCGTCTCTTTTGAGTTTTTGAAGTATTGCGTCGCACTTTCAGCATTTACAACCCCTGCCACCTTATTCAACAACGACTTCAGAGGCGCTTCTTCAGCGTCCAAGTAGTACGAATCGTTGATGACCAACGGCAGCGCGTCACGGTATAGCTTCATCTTGCGGCACCGTAAGACGTAGGTGTCCAAGTTTTCGAGGTGGTCACGGAAAAGACTTTCCGACGCATATTCGACGGTATCGATCTGGTAATATACTCGATCGAACGCTGCATGGTATGCCGTCAGCAGGCGCTTACACCGATCTAAATCACCCTTGAAATAATTCAGTTCCGAATCCGACGGTATGACACACGCCAGTCCGTCGCCCAGTTTGTAAAGTTCTTCCGCAGGGATGAATCCTTGATAATCGACGTTGATGGCCTTATTTACCAACAACAAGTTACGCCATCCGGCGGCGTTCATGACGTATAGTTTCAGCGAGAACGTTTCCTGAATTTCCACCGCCGGGTCGTAGTTACACGCCACCGTAATGGTCTCGCCGATGATAGGTTTAACACCTTTAGCCAAGCACGCAGTCTGGAAAGCCAGCGTTCCGGCCAGCGTGTTGCGGTCACATATACCCAACGCCGTCATACGGTTGAACCGAGCCTTCGTAGCCCACTCATCGCAATTCGAAGAGCCGTTCAAGAACTCGTACTCGCTGTGGACACCGAGGTGTACAAACGGCACCAGTTCTTCAGCCGTACTCGTACCAAGGTACTTGAAGTCGCGGAATTCAGGGCGAAATACCACGGTTTTATCCAACCGCAGGTGATCCTTTTTGATGTTCGAGTAGTAGAACTTTCCACCAAACTCGAATAGGATATATTTTACAACGCCGTCATACAAGGCGTCAAATTCGTCGGCCGTTACCGCAAACGAGAAGCGTTCGTCGATTATCTTTCCCTTATCGTCGGGGTGTAGGTACAAAAAGTCCCCCACACCTTCAATTGAAATTACGTTCAGTTCGTCGTCGCGCTTTTCTTCAATAGCCAAATAATTATCATCAGCCCAACGGCGTAGTGCGTCAGTCATTTTACAACAATTTACTGGGTTCTGCGTTAGATAACCTTGCTTCGAAGAAGTTTCTCGCCAGCATCATGTAGTCCCACTTTTCGTCGGCTTCACAGCTGGTGTTGATAAGGCCTAACAGCCCGTGACATTCGTTCAACAGCTGATCGCGGTCTTCGCCGAGACACGCATGGCGGTTACGCTTGTAAAAGACGTACAGTTTCAGCAACTCGTACACACCCCAAAAGTAAGTCGACTTCTCCAGCACATACTGCTCAAACCCCGCTTCGTCGTCGGGGTCAGTACCGTTAGTGTTACGATGAAGCAGCCGGGAGATCAGTTCGTCCATGAAGGCCGTTATTTCACGCAAACGGTTTACCGCCACTTCAGATTCGAACTTGAAGTCCATCATATAGGCAACGCCGCCTTCGCGAACGTTGTAAATACTGCTCCGCGCTTCGTCAGCCATGAATAATTTCGCCATTTGTTCAGCGGTTTTATTCCACTCGTAGATGTGTAACGACTGCGAGTTATGGGTCTGAACACCCAACTCAATTCCTAAACAAAGGGACATTATCTCCGTCAGGAACGAGAACTGAAAGATGTTCGTAGGAAGGCCCCAGTGGAGGTCATTCGAGCGATTCTGAATAGTGGTAACGAGTTTGCCGTTGCGTATCTTGAGCATCACCATGTCGTTACAGGGCAAGTCTTTCGACTTCACGCCCAAATCGAAGCGGGGGTTCCAAATCGACATCACCACCTGTCGCGTTTCGGGATCAGCCGACAACAGCCGCACAGCCTCGCTCACCTGGTCAAAGCCGGGGTCCATCGACTCGCTCTCAGAAGCTATTCCCCAATGACGCAAACGCCATCCATAAGGGGCGTGAAACGTTTCGCCATTGTCAGAAAAATCAGCCATCTTGCTGTTGAAGATCGTCAAAAATTCAACATCCTTGCGGCCTGTAGCTATCCACATGGCTTCAGCCAGCAGGAAGAATATATTGATGTTGCGGCCATACCCTCCCACACACCGACGGTACGGGTTGTTGACGATGGTCTTAACGTCTAAAAGTTCACGAACGTTACCACCGCGCGAAGGGTTCAGCGGGAGATTATTCATCATCAATTTGTTGATGTAGGGATATACCTCCGCAAACGACCCCCATGTATCAGTAAACGCGACGCGTCTTTCGAAGTTAAAATCAAAGCGACTCAAGCCCACAGCGTCTTGGGAAATAGACTCTTGTTTCATATCTGGAATCAATTTTATACGCCCTTAATAACGCTGGCGCGTGTGATACTAAAAACCCCAGCCACAAGGGCTGGGGCGGGAAAGAAACTGACAATGAAAGGCGTCTATTTCTTGGCGGCTTTGGCTTTTTTAGCGGCAGCGGCTTTGGCCAGCGCAGCACGGGCCTTGGCTTTGGGGTCGTCGGCAGGTTCAGCCTTGGCGGGCGCCTTCTTCGGGGTGGGAGCAGCCTTCTTGCCGGTAGCCTTCAGGTCGGCCTCCATCTTCTCCCGGTTCTTGCCGAGGCGGTTGTCGGCAGTCGAAACGGCAGACTTGATGTCGGGGAGGTAGGTCTTGACGATCTCCATGGCCTCGCTCCACGCGATACCCTTAAGCCACGGCAGGTTGTTCCACGTCGGAACGAAGTCCACGCCGTCGTCGGCCAGTTTGTCCTGCGAAGCCTGACTGCGGAACGTGTTCAGGACGACGTTGGTCGTGGCGAAGTCACCGTCCTTCGAGTATACGTTCTCGAACATGATAGCCACGGGGTGCGAGTTGGCGCCGCCGAACTTGATCGAGATACCATGCGACACGGCAACGTACTGGAACTCCTTCTCAGGGAAGAACTTGCTCAGCGCCTTGCGGAGCAGATCGAGGTGCTCAGGGTTGGTCTGGGGCTTCAGGCGAATACCCTTGTCGTTGCGTTTGGACGGCTTCTTCTCGGCCTTCTTGGTCTTCTTGGCGGGCTTTTCAGCGGCCTCGGATTCCTTCTTGGCGGGAGCGGGTTTTTTCTTGGGGGCAGCAGCGGTCTTCTTCGGTTTGGGCGCCGGAGCCGCCTCGGTTTCAGACTCCTCTTCTTCGCTGGACTCCGATTCAGGTTCCTCGGCGGCGGCCTCCTCTTCTTCCTCGGCGGCCTCCTCAGCCAGTTCGTCAGCCTGCTTTTCGGCGGGAGTAGGTTCCTCGGCGGCGGCCTCGGATTCCTCACCTTCAAGTTCGGCGAACGACCCCACGATGTCAATCAGGTTGTCGAGCGTTTCCTCGTCCATACCGGGGATGCCGGCCTGCTCAAGGCGCTGGAGAAGAACCTCCTTTGCCTCTTCTTCGCTTTTGGCGACAATACCGAGTTTCTTCAGGCGCTCGGCGTTTACTTTCGAAATTTTAGTTGCCATGATTCTTGTACGTTTTAGTGAAACAATTTGTATGAATTATTCGTCGTTGAGTCGGTAGTAGTCATAACGTGTTGGCGTATAATATAACGCTGACTTGTGATTGGCCAACAAATAGGCCTGCTGATCGGCGATTATTTTATCAACGATTGCGCAAGCGTCAGTGAACATCATGTTGGGGTCGTAACCTTCAGCCGCAGCACGCGGTGTACGCAGCATACGCGCCATCATAGCCTTTCCGCGACCGCGAATATGAAGCGAAAATATAACACGCTTCAAGCCTTTGAGGTTGGCTAATACATCAACACCGTTGATAACAAAGCGATTGAGTTCCGGTTCAGTCGTAACAACATCTTCTATGCCACAATCGTAAGCCGTTTGATCGATACGCAGTTTGTGATTTTCCTTACGAATAGCCCTCATCAGGTCAGTACACTTATTCGAACAAGCGCACTCAACATAGTACCGCAACGGAACAGGCCGCGCTGCCGTACCTCGGCGATACGCCAACCAGCGGCGTCCGTATGCCTTTATAGAAGTGAAGATTTTGAGGCGAAATTCCTGTAACAGATCATCGCGTTCCAACGATAATTCCCCGTAAGAGTAGAGTTTGTTGGCGTATTTAACTGCCAAGAACTCTAATTCCTTGTAGGCTTTTTCAGACGCTTTCATGCCGATTTTGTTTTACAATTTAAGATGTTTTTCATACATCCACAGCACGAAGGTAGGTGAAAATTTCCATTGTACAAAGAACTTTTCAAGAAATTTTCAAAATTTTTACAACACTCGTATAACTTCACTCTTCGGTATGCCATCGGCGTAAACCTGAGTACGCTCGTTGTAAAGTGTAACGTAGTCACCCTTTACGGCGTCTAATTTCCATACTTCGCCTTGGTAGGAAAAATCGCTGTTCACTGAATAGTAGTTCGCCAAATCTTTAGCGTTTAACGCAAACAACGGACGGTTCAGCGCGTCGAACAGTTCCGCACGCACATCACGCATTTTATCAGGCGAAGAAAATATAGAAGTTAACCTGTTACGGTTGGCGATGTCTTCGATCTTTTCGCGCTTGAACTCCATAACACGCGAAAAATAGCGCTTATCTTTGGGGGAGAAATATATCTTGCGCCTAAATTCAGCCATGAGGTATTCACGCTGAATAACATGAAAATATTCTGCCACCGAAAGGCTATGTGAATTATTGTTCATGGCTCTACCTTTTAAGTTTTCCTATTACGTTCCAAGCAAAATCGCGAGGACGCTGCAAGTGTTCAAAAACCTCCAGCGTTTCGGCTTCGTTACATTCGTCAATATCCTTCTTGGTCGTGAAAACTATATTTGTAGAAAAGTATTTGTCCAATTCGAATGCGTACTTTTTGATCTCCTTGATAGCGTCAAAGTCGTACAACAACACCACCGAGCGAACACCTTTAGACTGTAACATGGCGCGTTGATAATCGCTTATCTTCTTTCCAAACGTGGCGCAGCACTTAACATCATCGCACTCGTCAAGCCTCAAGCGCCGATCAACAGCTATTTTATCAAACACCCCTTCAACCAATATCACCGTAGCGCCACGCGCTGTTATGTCGTCATACCCATACAACATCTTGGCGAAGTCTGCCCCCGTGTCGTTACGCCAACGCAAAGCCTCTGGCGGTACGCGCTTCGAAGCGTAACGCCCTTGAAAGGCTGTTATGACGCCGTTCGTAGTAACCGGAATCAGGATATAATCAGCATAGCGTTTTACAAGATTAGTACGTCCAATGGCGTATCGTTTCATGACAGCTGGAGTAAGCCCGCGGTCGTGTTCGAGGTAACGGTCGTGAGAACACACTTTGTAGCCCACTGGCATCTTCCGCGGCGGGAGGGCTTCCAGTTTAACGTCTTCGGCAGCAGCGACAGTCAAATCTCGTATTTTGGGTATTACATCGCGTTGTTCGATAGTGGCGCCGTCTAACAGATACAGTTTATCGAAATGCGACAACAGTTTATAGACCCCGCCCTCTTCCCAGCACTTCTTACACGAAAAGCGCAGCGTGGAAAGATTAACGTAGAAATGAGATTCTTTGCCACAAAAAGGACACGTGGTGATATACTCGGTACGGCGCGAATTGAAACGCCCATTAGTACCCAACAACTCGCGAACGTCTATGCCCCACTTATTCGTCATCATCTACCGACGTATTACGCCGACCGCGTTTCGATTTAGTGGCGTGTTGCTCTTCAGCTATTTCCTCCCACGGCATTTCCAGCGTGCGCTTGCGGTCATAGAACCGTGAGTAGATCATATTATTACAAATACGGATAATGTCCCCTGCCTTGTGCTCGCGTGCCTTATCCAAGTACAACCGCATGATTTCTTCCTTACGTTCGTCGGAGGTGAAGTTCATCGTCACAAAACCGTCCATCGGGTTCACCTTACCTTTGGCCTCTGAAAGATTGTAGCGCGTTATGACGAAGTCGGGGTCGTTTTGTAATTCGGGTGGAATACCGTTGGCCTGCGTAGCGACGTGAACCACGGCGTTGAACTCCATAGCCATCATCTTGGCCTGTTGAGCCAGTTTCGTCTGGCGAAACCGTTCCTCGTTCATCGAATAGCTGTGACCGTCGCCCAATTCAGCCAGTTCAAGGTAGTCCCAAATAATCATATCCACCTTACCGTAGGCACGTTCGATATCTTGAAGTTCTTGACGCATCTGGGTAACGGTCATGCCGCCGAAACTTTCCACGGCAATGACTATGATGTCGGTCTTTCCTAATTTGGCTACAACGCGCTGTGCCATTTTCAGTTTATTGTCTGAGATGTTGCCGACTTTAACGTCTTGGTAGACGCCACCCAGCCACGCTGAATCGTATCGCGCCATGGCCTGCTCGCGAGTACCTTCCAACTGAAAATGCACCACGCGATACCCCTGACGTGCAGCGGCTATGCCTAAATGGACCATCGCGAACGATTTACCAGCCCCCGATATCCCCATCCACAGCCACGCCTCTCCGGTTTCAGGGCCACCGTTAGAACCGCCCAACTTGTAATCCAACTCGTCGATACACGTCGGAATGCGGAATCGGTAGTTCCAATCGTTGCTGCGGCGCTCCAGCTGGCGGCGGTTGAAGTCGCTGAACACGCGATCGTATTTGGCATTCTGGATAGTGAAGTGTGATATTTCCTCGGCTGAATTGATGAGTATGTTGTATGCCTTTTCCTTGTTGCCGGAATTGTAGGCATCAGCGATACGGTCGTTAGCGTCCAAGAACTTCATTTGACGAATATACGCTTCCAAAGAAGTTATCAACGACGGTACGTCTTCATCCGTCACGTCAACGTCGCGAATATTCTCGATTAACTCCAGTACACCTTCATCGTCCAAGAACGCCTGCTGCAACTGACCCACTGTCGGTACACGCCCGGTTTTTGAATGACGTTCGGTCATCAGTTTCCAAACCTTCTTTTCGGCCTCAACCTGAAGATACGAAAAGCGCAAATATTGCTTCAATATATCGAACACCGAGCGTTTACGCATAGCCACTGAAAACAGTTCGGTAATAAGGCTTGACGATAGTCTATCTTTCAGCATATCCTCGTATTTTGTATACAAGCGGGTAATTCACACCCAGTAATTTTTTACATTGTTGTTTGAACCTACACGTCGCACACCACGGACTTCGATGATGGTAGAGTGTAGTGTTTATGATACACCACGCAAAGCCCTTATTCACTCCGTAGAAGGCTGCCTTGGCCTTTTCTTCGCGATCGATAAGCCTAATAAGTAACGCTGGCAACTCGGTTTCGTTCTTGAGCGTAGAAACGTCAAAACGACTCTTCAAGCCTGCAGCAGTGTAGCGCGTGGCAGTAGTGGGATAAACCTTCTCCCAAGACTTTATGGCGACCTTGCTCACCATCCACGTCAACCGCGTCCGGCTTAACGCCTTACGGCTCACGCTGGAGCGGTCGCCGTACCGACATTGTAATTGAAACAGAATGAACCGTCGTACGAAGTCCTCTCCGGCTGCGGGATAGCGTTCCGTGAAGTGGTTCCATGTGTGGATGTCAGTATCATTCACGCGAAACGTTTGACGCATATCGCACCCCATCTGGTACAACACATCCACCAACAACCTCACGGCGTATCGGTAGAGTGCAGGTTTACGGATAACCAAATCGTCAGCCATCGTTCTAACGTTTTTAACCAATCATCAACCGCTGTGTCGAGTATTCCAATTCCTTCTTCACCAACAGCCTTAACGTAGGTATTTAACCGTGTCGATGAGTGTTCGGAGAAATACGCATCGTCAATATCAATGAAGTCTATTATGGCAGAGCGCGTTTTAGCCTCTGTTGCGCCAAGAACACGACCTTTGCGCTGGATAGTGTTGGCGTTCTCCAACCCGCCATCGACATTGAACAGTATCTCCACTTCAGGCAGCGTAACGCCTTTCTTGAAGATATTCGACGCCATCAGTACGCCGCCATCAGTACGCGCCAGAAATTCGTTCTTTACGCGCCCACGCTCTTCGTTATCGGTATCGCCGTGAATGAACGTATGACCCGTAAGTTCGCTGATGTGACGACCATGATCAACGGATTGAAACATCACCAGCGTCTTGAACCCGCGCTCACGACACATGGCAATGACCTTAACGACTATGGCGTCGCGTATTTGAGAGTTGAATATCAACGCCTTTTGGTACGCTGCATAGGTAGCTGCACGCAAGGCGCGAGCGTCTTGCTCCAAAGCCAGTAGGAACACTTTGTATTCAGTCAATACACCGCGTTCGCGCAGCGTTTCTTCTTGAATACGATAAACGACATCACCGCTCCAAGCCTTCAGATGTAAGTTCTCCACAAACGCTTCTGCGCGATACGGCGTGGCCGAAAGGCTCAGCTGATGTGTGAGGCGCTTACAACTTCGATATATCTTCAACTTGGGCGCTGATGCGTTATCGTGTACTTCGTCAACGATCAAGAACCGCAAACTCTTCAAGAAGTTTTTCAACTGGTTCTTCTTGCCTGTTTCCTTACACCGTTTCGACAACGTAGACTGGACGGTCTGAATCATGCCAACAGTCACACGCTTTTCGGTGTCGATACGCCCGGCGCGTATTTCGCCAATTTCGATGCCGCCATACGGTTCAAAATAGCGCTTAAAATCATCGATCGCCTGCTGGAATAGGGTTTTACTGTCTACCAGAAAAAGAGCCTTGCTTGATACGGCTTCGGTCTTCAAGAAGATTCGTATGCACTCTCCGGCGATGTAGGTCTTGCCGCCACGCGTGGGGACGACTATGATTCCAATTCGGCGCCTGAAGAATGCCTCAACAGCTCGTCGCTGGTGGATGTACTTTCCCGACAAACGTTCGTCGATCTTCACCGAACGCGGTAATTTGAAGTCATAGTCCGTCAAGCGATACTCCCGCCCCGCAGACGATAGCTTCTTTACCAACGTAGGTAGCATACCAACCTTGAACGTGAACGCACGACGATCAAACATTTGAATCTGGTCTGAATACGCAAATGGGCTTGGGTTGCGGTACGTTAGCGCCTTCGCCACGATACTTTTACCCAAGCTATCAGACCCGACAAACGAGTACTCAAAAAAGTTTACGCGAACTATTTCTATCCTGTACGCTGCCATAAGCATATCCACGCCGCTGCGGGCGATTTTCATACTCTTTCTTTAACTTTGAAGCCGTCAGATCGCTTGGCATAGGCTTCACCACCACCCAAACGCCATATTGCGGCGAATGACGTATGTAACCTGCGCCCGCCATCAGGTTGAAGTATGAGTTCATTGTCGTCAACGAACCATACTTGCGATAATTTTCAGCGCGTTCTTCCAATATGGCGCGTATAGCCTTTTGAGTCACCAAACTGCCATACGAACACTTGGACATATACTCACGAATAACGCTCCAAGCGGTAACGCTGGTCTTTGTTCTGCGAAATACCATGATTAATTCTCCTTGTCGATTAAGTTAGCATAGATATTCACCAGCTCATTCAAGAACTCCAACCGCACGTACTTTTTACCCTCTGGCCACCAAAACGCCGTTCGTTGATTAGCTTCAGGAGGACGACGAAATGCTGGGATGAGTTTCTTCACAGGAAAACCGCTAACGGTATCGTCGCATCGGCAACACCAGAAGAAATAGTTGATTTCACTGTTTAAGTTTTCGTCATCAGTTACCTTACGCCCATTATCAAAGATCACCTTTCGGAACAGATGGCACAAGCCCGGATATTCATCGAAGTTCTTACGCCATTCGTCACGCGCTCTCACGCATATCTTGAATCGCCATTCATTTGCGGTCATTTTCTTTCAATATTTTTTGTTTCACAATCACAGCCTCACGCACGCACACAAGAATCATTCTTGCTGGTGGGGGATATAGCGAAGGAGGTTTACCCCCTTTCCCCCTACTGCCAATAGGAAGTCTTGCTGTATGGGTCGCGTGTCGTTGAAGTGGTTTACCCCTGTTTATCCCGAACACCGTTGCACGCTTTGGTAACCACATAAACGTTGTAAGCCATTAGGCGACGCAAAACGTTCCGGCGAGGTACGTGTATAGGCTCGTAAAGGAAAACTCGCTGCCAATGAGATTTTCAGCCCTACAACGCGAAAAGCCCCGGCGTGAACCGGGGCCTCTCTTTACGAACTGCTGTCGTTACCGCTTGGGTGGGTATTTCTTATTCGAAATATACTTAAACCACCCAAACCAATGATTCCAGAAGTGACGCGAATAATCGGGGTCGTCCTGGGTATATTGGCATTCGGTTTCGAAACAGATGTTCTTGTACGCCATGTTATACGGCGGAAGCAGGATTTCAATCAACCAGCATGCCACGTACATGGCATAATACGACGCCACCCAAAGCAACCACCACCAAGGGTTGTAATCGTAGATGAGCCACGTTGCAAGGAACAACGCAAAGGAGGTGATCATGATTTGAAGAACCTGGTGCCAGTGACGACGCTCGTGACGGTAAACAGTTGCCGGGATATTACGTCCGTGTGCCGTATCTTCGCGAACGAAAATCATGAACCACAGGGTCATCATCCAGAACCCCTTGACGGGAATTAGCTTGTTGAAGATAATCCACATATCCTACCGTAGTTTAGGCGCCAGCCGTGGTGTTGATGGTGCAGGTGTTACCCTCGACCGTTCCGCTACCCTGAGCCGTACCCGTGAGGGTGATGGTCTGCAGGAGGTCGGTCTTCTTGGCGTACTCCTCCATGTTGGGCTTGCCCTGAACGTCATCCCAGTTAACCTGGGCGCTGCCGCCCTGACCAGCATCGGCCAGTTTCAGGTCAACAATCTCGAGCAGGTCGTTGACCGTCTCCATCGTGGCGTAGGGAGTAATCTGCAGGCTTTCGCGAATCTTGGCGACGAGGGCCTTAATCTTCTCTGTGTTGCTCATAATTTTGATTATTAAAGTGTTAATGAAAAGGTTTCTAACTCTTGGGGAATCCGGCCTTGGTGGTATTGTCGTAAAGACCAACGGTCTGGGCCGTATCCCATGTAGCAATAACCAGGTTGTCGGTAAGTTGTATGACCTTCAATTGCCGCGAACTTTGAGAGCCAGTAGGCACGCCCGGTGTGTCGGTGGTGAAGGTCACGGTCTTTTGACGTTGAACTCCTGTGTAGTTTGGGTCCGACGTCACTTCAACCGAGGTTGTTCCAGGTAGCTTAGCCGGGTCGAACGACACATAGAAACTGTCGCCAGAACCGTCTCCCCAAGCAATTGTTGTTTTCTGAATAGCCATACTCGTTTAATTGTTCCCGGAGGAAGGTCGCCCCGCCTCCGGGATGATGGGGTTTGAAACGTTACGATACCGTGAACGTGGTGTTGGTCGTTACAGCGATCGTCACGCCCGAACCGTCCTGCGGTACATTGACCGAAGCCTTGTCGATGTTCAGGTACGGATCGCCGGCAGCCTGCTTCAGCGTAATGGTAGCGGTCTTGGTGCCCTTGGTGGTCGCCGTGATCTGCTGGGTACGCTCCGAGATAGTGGTGTTGGCGGCGGCTTCGAGCGTCAGCGCGAATGCGAACTTCTTCGTTGCGCCGGGGTCGCTGGGAATAGCCGTTCCCGACGTAGCGGCAGCGCCGTTGGCCTGATACGAAATTGCTGCGATGTCTTCCGTGATAATGGCGCCGGCAGCCTTCGAGAACGTGATGGTATCGGTATTGGACATACCGTCCAGCACTACCGATCCACCCTCCTTGGGCACAGCGGCTTCGGCGCCGTCATCGAACGAGATGAACTCGGCAGCAGCCTGAAGGATTGCAGCGAACTGCTTGTTGGGGGAAACACCGGGAGCGGTGATTGTGAAGTTGTCCGTCTGGTTCAGACGGTTGCCCAGATTAGCGGTTTTCGCCTTGAGCGTGAGCTGGGTGTCACCCGACCCCGAACCGGGGGTACAGATAACGTAGCTTTTTGTTACATCAGCCATAGCTTTTTTTTTTTGAGATGGAAGTTATTCTACAGTAAAATCTGTATTCGTAAATACCATGTTCTTGCTCTCTTCCAAGGGGTCTTGACTTACATAGACAA